CGCTGAGGTCATCCAAAAACCCCATATCGTCGCCGTCGAGATCATCGCCCGCAAAGCCGTAGGGGTTGAGGGTCGCGGCGGCAGACTTTGCCCAGCGGCGCCGACCGGCCTTCCGCTCGGCCTTCTCCTTTAGGCCCTTCTCCAGCTTCTTGATCCGTTCCTTGCGGAAGTCGATCTTATCCTGGTATTTGGCCTTCTCGTCTGCATCCAAGCCTTCCTCTTTCAGAAGGCCCTCAAACACAGAAATATCCTTCTTGTACGCCGCGATCTTGGCCTTCATTTCGGAGGCGGCCCGCAGGCGGGCACCGCCGGCCCCGAGGTCACCTAAGCCGTCGAGGCTAAGATCGGACCCGGCCATCATGGGTAGGTCGGCGTTGTTGTAGATGCCGATGCCGCTGTACGAGCCCTTCGTGGTCGAACGTGTGGCCGCGCGGCGGGCGAAACCTACCCACGACTTCGGGGGCTGGCCGCCCGGAATAGCGAGGGGCCAAGCCCTGACCAGATCGGCGTACCCAATTCGTTCCTTGCTTACGGCAACGCGCAGGTTGCTCACAATCTGACGGGCAACCGTCCGCTTCTCCGAGCTACCCTTGGGCAGAGCTTTCCACTGATTGTAGAGAGACAAAGCCTGCGCGATATTCGGGCGCTTGCTCAGCGCGGGCGGACCCGACAATTCCAGGCCGCTGTATTGGCCCCGGCCCTGCTGGCGGCGCGAACGATCCTGGGCCCGGCGGGCGAAGCCGCGCCATGCCTTCGGAGCAGAACCGTTTGTCCACGCGCTGATGATCTCGTCGATCTGTACGTTGTCCTGATTGATCGCAACGCGCAGGTTGCTCACAATCTGACGGGCAATCGCCTTGCGCTCCGCGCTTCCCCGCGGCAGAGCCTTCCATTGGCTGAACAGGGCCAGGGCTTGCGAGATATTCTTGCGCTCGCCGGCAGCCCCTAACTCCGCGCCGCTAAATGCGCGAAAGGTAGCGCGGCGGACAAAGTTGTACCAGATCAGCCGGTGCGGGCCGCTGTAGGCGCTGACCAGGGCGTAGCCGTTGACATAGCGGCGCGCAATTTGCAGGTAATGCACAACCTGCTGCGCGACGGGCAGGGTCACCGACTGCGGCGCGCCCATGCGCTTTAGGAACATGAAACGGTTGAAGGCTTCTAAGGCCCGCTCTACGTTCACCCGATCATCGACGGGTCGCGCACCTAACCGGATAGCTTGGGACATTGTTTTCTCCAGGGGAAATGGGGGTCGGCAGATCGTACCACAGGGGGTCGAGGGAGGTCTACCCCTCGATCACCGCTTCTTTCGGGCCGGGGCTTTGTCGGCCGCCGGAGCATCGGACGCGCTGAATTTCCAGATAGCCAGGGCGCCAACCCCGAGCACAATCCAGGGGATGAAAGGCTTGACGCGATCAATTGTGGGGATTGCACCGTAGCCCGCGACTTCTGTACCGCCGGGGCCCGAGTCATATTCCTCGTCAAATTCTGCATCTTCACCCTCAAGGTCGTCCTCGCCTTCCCCTTCGTCCTCCGCTTCGTCCTCCTCGGTTTCACCCGATGCTTCCGCGGCGTTCTCCTCGTTGGTGGCAGCGGCGACCAGCTTTTCGTCCGCCGTGGGCTTCGCGGTGCTCTTACCCTTGCTCTTGCCTTTGCTCTTGCTCTTTTTGCCGCTGAGCAGCGCAATCGCCCGCTTAGCGTAGGCCGTAGCGGTCTTTTTGGATAGGCCGACCGCCATTAGACCGGCGACAACCGACGCCAGCACGCTCGAACCCTTACGGGCAGCCCGCCGGGCGTTTCGTGCGGCCTTGCTAACCCGGCCCTTTTTCACTTTGCCCGCTCGGATCGCCATCCGGGTAGCTACGCGGGCGGCAATCGCGGCCTTCCGGGTGCTTTTGCTGGCTTTGGAGTACCGCTTCTTTTTCCGCTCTGTCCGCCGCTTGCGTCGGCTGGCGGCGTCGCCCATATCCCCGACTTCGTTGAGGTAGTCGTCAATACCGGCCAGCGTGTAGTCCCCTTGCGGAGTCCGTACAAGGGTAACTTCGCAAACATTGTCCTCGTTCATTTCAGCCCTCCCGGCGGCGCTGTCTTTTTGCGTTGAAGTAGCAGACCACCTAAGCCTACCACAAAAATCGCAGATACGATAGCAGTAACAGTATAGACAGCGCGCCTCTCCTTGTAAAGCCGTCTTGCGGCTCGCCGGGCCCCGGCAGTACCGGCTTTTTTTCCACCCGTGATCGCCTGCTGCGCCTGCTGGACCCGCACGACCGCCGTGTGCTGTAGGGGCCCGTATGCGACTTCAACGTGGTGCTCGTCTTTCCTGCGCTTGTAGTCGCCGCCCCAGCGCAGCCCGAGGCTCGACACCTTGGCCCGCAACGCTGCTGCTTTGTCCGCCGGAATGGTCCCCACCGCCCCGAGCGGGTGCTTATCCCAATTAATGTCAACCGCTGTTCCGCTGGAATGGTTAGATAGAACCCCTGTTCCCTCTTTACCGCGGATCTCCCGGTAATTCCAGCTACCTAACTGCGTGACGGGCTCGATGTTCTGGTCCCACCATTGAATGATCTCAATAAGCTGAGGTGCGACGGACTCTGCCAGCATCAGCTTACGGGGAACCCCCCGCAGCACAAACGAAAAGGGCCTAATCCCTACACTTGCGGCGTTGGGCGACGCGGGCCAGCCGTTCTGTGATTTGCCTGTCGCCATATTTTACTCCAGGGTTAGTCGATGGGTGATTGTACCCCAAAGCTGGTCCCTGTGGCCCAAGTCGTTCGCCTTTGTGATAATCGTGGCGATTTCATTACCTTGCCCGTCCTCGGCTGCCTTCACTTCAACGCGGACACCGGGAATGTCGGTCAAGTCCTCGCAGATACCGGCGGCGTCGGCTGGACACACCACCAGCCCGATGCGGCCAACCCCGCTGTATTTTTTCGTTTCTGTTGCCCAGGTTTCATAGAGGGGCAATCGCCAGGAAGGGTCACGGTGAACGTCCAGGGCGCCGGTTTCCACACACTTTAGCGTCAGACCGTAGCTTCTGACCCATTCCGCGTCCCGCATTAGACCTTCGTACAGGCGCCAAAGCTCTTGATCGGACGGGAAATGACCCGCACACGAGGGGAGCGTCGGCACGCCATAGTTCACCATGTTCGCCACCAACGGCCGCAGCGGCGCGTCCACCGTCGCCAATTCTACCTTGCCCGGCCGGTGATACCCATGCTCCAACGTCGCATAGAACCACGTCGGGCCCGGTTTGAGCCGTTGCGGCGCCCACCAGCGGTAGGTATCGAAGCCGTCCGGGCGCACATGCTCGATCTTAGGCTTTTTCATAGGGAATTCCGACAACGGCTTGTATTCCGCTATCCGGGCCAAACGGAATGGTGCGGAAGGTATTAGGGTGGAATTCAGAGGGTTCCCGCTGCCGGAACCGTAGATTGTTAGGCTTAGCGTCTACACCGAGCCCGTTAAACCCGTGACCTTTGAGCCAGTCCCGCGCTTCCCCCAGCTTCCACTTGTCACGGTCAAATAGGAGGGTCTGTACTTCGGAGCCGGGTCGATTGACCTTTTTCCAGGGGTTCCAGGGGCTACCGTTCCGCGTCAGTCCGCCGCGAGAACGGCGCAGCCACGCCTTAAACCCGTCATAGTCCGGGGTGTATGCCCAGGCGATCAGGGCTAAGTGTCGGCCTTTAGGGTTGCCCTTGCCGTCATACAGGGCTTCTCCCCGGTTGATAAGCTGGGCCATATGGCGAGAAACAAAGTCCATGCGCCGTTTTGCCCAGCTTTGATTAGCGGTTGCGAGTAGATCGGCCATTGTGCCGGGGTCGCCCTCCGCGAGCCGGTATGCGCCGATAAACCCGCCCCCTGTCACCTTTGACCGCTGTTCTCCGCGGGCAACGGCCGACACACCTTTGGCTTTCATGGCGGGGATTGCGGCTTCTACCTCGGCGAGAGATAGCCAGTTTTCAGCGGCGTCCGCCTTGATTTCGTCCAAAATCCCCTTTCCCATGATTACTTCTTCCCCTGCTTTTTCATGTAGAGGGAGGCGCCGAGCAGCCCCGCACTACTAAGGAGAAGGGCAATCCGAGTACCCCCGCTAATCTCTTTCTTTAGGCCCACCGCGGCCACCAGCGGCAGCATTGGCAGAAGGGCGCCGCCCAGCGCCTTCGCGCTGGCCTTGGCCCCGCCGTCGCTCGCCGCGATGACGGTGTTGAGGGCGTTTCCGGTAGCCGCGCCCAAAATCGGGCCGTAGCCAGCGGCCCCGGTGCGCTCTTTGAGCCATTGATCGGCAACCTGCCCGATTAGGGCGAACCCGACGAGAACACTACCCTGCTGCACACTGTCATAGAAGTCGTTGCTTTCGCCGGGATCGCCATAATCGTCGTCGTACATACCCCCATAATACCCGGTGTCTGCGGACGCCTCGATAGAGACGGGGGCAGGGGCCACCACGGCTGTTCCCGGTGTTTCCGCGGCAGACGGGATGAAGGTTTGCGGCTGCTGCTGCTGCTGCGCGGCGAGAGTCTGCGCGTAGTATTGCCGGCGCATAGTCTCGGGGTCAGTGTCGAATTGGAGATTATCGACGTTGTATGCGGGTTCCGTGCCGGGGATGGTGGGAAAGCCGAGATCGCTCATGGTCTGCCTCATTGGTGGTGGGGGGAAGTGTGGGCAGGGTACTCCAAGAGCGAGCCTGGGTCAATCCCCGTGCTGGAGGGCCCGGCTTGCTTGACTATTGGCAACCATCCCCACCGCCGCGATAGCCGCCCCCGCCGCAGACGTGAAGGGGCCTGCGTTGGGCACAAAGTTACCCTTCAAGTCCATGTGTCCGATGACGTAAAGCTCGCCGCTGACCGCAATACCTATATCTTCCTTCCGGCTGTAGAAGCCGGGGAAGCTCTGGTCGAAGGTGGGGAGAAATTCAGGTTTGTCCCGCAGCACTCCGACCCAGGCTTTCGTAAACAATCGCTGTACTTCGTTGAGGTCGATGACCTTTTTGCCGTCACTCACGTTCCTTTCCCCTTGACTTTAGGTTTTTTCGATTTCTCGCCTTCCTGCGACTTTAGCTTTTTTCGTTTCCGGGTCTGCTCTTTGAGGATCTGTTCGACCCGTTCTCGCCCTCCCTCTGATTTCATCATCACTTCCAGGGTTTTCATCAACCGGGTCACATCATCCATCGTATTTAGGTTCTTTAGTTTGTCCAGCCACGCTCCCCGGACCAGCGGGCCTTGGCCCTGGATCTCGATCTTCTCGGGGTGTGGTGGGGGGATGTTCAAGCCCGCGAACACGGCTTGACGCAGCATCGCCGACAAGCTCATGTCGAGCCGCAGGGCTTCTTCGACAAGTACAGCCCGTTCATAGGCGGTCGCACCAAAGGACACGATCTTGTCTCGGACAACGCCGGGGACGGCTGACGCAACGCCGCGTTTCAGCTTTTCTCCCGGCACAAGATCGGCCTCTTTCATGGGTCTACCCACACGCCGTTTCTTGGGGGCGTTTGACTCGCCCGGCGGGCCCGTGATAGGCTGCTCGGCCACGACCGGCGCCGCCGGCAAGGGAGCGTAGGGCCGAAAGACCTCCGTAATGACAGCAGAGCCGGGGGCAATCGTACTAATACCAATCGCAGGCTTATCAAGGGCTTGGTCACTCTGTGACTTAGCTCGCAGGTTCTCATTGACTTTTTTTAGTATAGACATAGAGTACCTCTCACTATAAATGTAACCTACTCTTGCCTTATTGTCAAAGGCGGTTAGGGGTGGGATTGGCATTGTTCACAAGCCAAAAAGGGGGGTACAAATGCCGATCCGCGGTAGGGATGATCTCGACAACGCCTTTGAGGATACTCGGCCTGCAAGGGGGCGACCCAGGCCAGAGCGCCCGACGCCGGCCCCCCGGTTTCGCTCTGCTTTTGAGGAGGAGGACGACGAGAATTCTGAGGAAGGGGGCGACGGTGAAGGTTTTGACACCCCGTTAGAAAATCTCAACGCCCCGGTAGAGATTAGCGGTGTATCTACCGAGTCGCCCATCGACAGCCGCATTTCTACCCTTGCGGGCCGGTCGTCCTCTCCCCGGCTGTTTGTCCAGGGGGGTAACTACCCGGCTGTCCTGGGTTTGCAGGTACATAAGCTCGATAACGGCGCCTGGGTGTCCCTTGGCACCATTCCGGCTGAGGCTACGGAGGAAGATTTCGTCAAGAAATTCCGTAACTCAATGCCTCGCCCTGGTGATGATCGGGCCATATTCAAGATTTGGCCGCTGGGCCGGGATGGCAAAGAGATCGGCCACGAGACTGAAAAGACCATCGGCGCCGACCATGTGGTATTGCAGGCCCTCCGAGCCCGCGAAGAAGAAGAAGAACGGCAGCGCCAGCTTCGCATGTTGGGTGTACCCGGTGGGGGTTTTGGCTACCCCGGCTACCCCGGCTACCCGCAGCCTCCGGCGGCCCCGCCCCCCGTGCCTGACAGCGTTTTCGGCCTGATGCAGAGTGCGATGGATCGTACTTTTCAGATGACCCAAGCCGAGCAGGAGCGTTCGCGCCTCAACGCTTCCCGCGAGGTCGAGCTACAGGCGCAGAATAACGCGGTTACCACCAATGCAATTCAGTCGCTCGCTGAAAAGTCGATGCAGGCTGAGCAGGAACGCGCACGGCTGGCCTTGGAACAAATGCGGGCGCAGAGCCAGCAGCTATCGGACAATAGCGCCGCGTTCTTCCAGCAGACTTTAGAGGCTTCCCGGCAGGCCGCTGACCGTGAAGTACAGTCTGCGCGGATCGCTGCGGACAAAGAGGCGGAACGGGCCCGGCTGGACAAAGAGCTAACGGAAAAGCGGTTCCAGTCTGAAATCGAGCGGGAGCAGGCCCGGCTTGCCCGTGAGGAAGCCGCGATCAACGCCCGGCTTGCCCGTGAGCAGGCTGAGTTTGATCGCAAGCTGGCGAAGCAATTGGCCGACGATGCCGCGGCGGCCCAGCGCCAGCAGGCGGAGCATGACCGCAGGCAAGCCGTAGTCGAGGCGGAAGTTAAGGCCCGTCTGGAACAGATGCGGATTGACGCTGAGAAGCAGCGGGCTGAGGCTAAGACTTCGATTGAAGCGGAGCGTATGCGCTTAGAGGCGCAGACGAAGCTACAGCAGCAGGGAATTGAGCTGCAAGTCGCGCAGATGAAATCCCAAGCGGAGAGTATTCAGGCCGAGCTTTTGCGCCGCGCCCAAGAATTTCAGCAGGAACGGCAAATGGAGCGGGAGGAACGTACCCGCCGTTTTGAGGCTGAGCAGCGTGAACGAGAAGAACGTAACCGCACAGAGCGCGAGGAGCGGGACCGGCGGGAGCGTTTGGATCGAGAGGAGCGAGAGCGAAAGGAGCGGATAGAGCGGGAAGATCGGGAGCGAAAGGAGAAAATCGAGCAGGCCGAGCGTGAGCGGAAAGAGAAGGCCGACCAGCGCGCCCATGAGTTAGAGCTAAAGCGGCTGGAGGACGAAAAGGTAGCGAAGCGGGAGCATGAGCAGGCGATGGCTCAGCTACAGCAGATGCAGCTACAATTGGCCGTTCAAGCGGCGCAATCGGTCAAGGGTACTTCTGTCGAGGAAGCTATTGCAAAGGCGACCGCCCTACTGGCCGCGGTGGGCGTCGAGCCTAAGCAATTGGTAGATCGGTTCCTCAACCCGCCGCCGCCCCCCGAGCCTGACAATACCCCAATTTGGGCGGACCTTGCCGGCAAGGTGATGATGACCGTGGGGGAGGTAGCCAAGGCCAAGATGATCTCGGGTGCCGCTCAGCGCCGTGCCCAGGGGGGTACGCAACCCCAACGGGCCCTTCCCGCCCCGCAAACCCGCATGGCCCTCCCGGCACCGGGGATGGTCGGGGGCGTTCAGAACCCGACTATGCCGCGGGTTCTGCCCCCGCAGCAGCCCCGGCCGATGCAGCAGCCGCCCATGCAGCCGCCGCCGATGCAACAAAGGCCCGTTCAAGCCCCGTTTGTCGGTGTTTCCCCCGCTCCGCAAGCCCGACCCGTTCAGCAGGCTGCTCCCCAGGCTCAGCAGGTCCAGCAGGCCCAGCCGGCTCAGCAGGTACAGCCGGCCCAGGCCGTTCAAGCCCCGTCCATCCCGGCCCAGGCTCAGGCACCAGCCCAAGCCCCAGCGCAGGCTCCGGCCCAAAATGCCGGCCCCCAGCGCATGTCCCCCTCGGATCGCAACGCCGCGCAGGCGGCCCTTGTCGCGTTGGTACAACAGTGTCAGTCGCAGCCCCAAGACACTTGGGAAGCCTTGATCATTCGCGCCCTGACTGCGGAGAAGCGTATTTACGTCCTACTCCAAGAGGATACCGTCTATCAGGGCTTACTGCGCGCAGGGGCCACCGAGGACACGGCCCTCGACGTGGTAGAATTGCTCCAAGAGCATCCGTTGGTTCCCGATATGAATTGGGGCATTGTCTTTGACGACGAGGACGATGACGACGGTGACGACGATGATGATGATGACGACGACGACGACGGCGACGACGCCGAGGAAGGTGAGGAATGAGGCTCTTTATCGTTGAAACCGACAATATCGCAGAGTTAGTGCTGATCATGGAGTCCCTAATGCGGTGGGAACCGCCCCCCAATTTTGGCGCTCCCCGCGAGGAAAGGGGGGCTCCCCCCGCTTCTGCCGGCCTTGATGCACCCAACCCCTACAGCACCCAAGGCGCACCCTACAGCACCCAAGGCGCACCCAAGGCACACGCAGCGGGCAGCCACGCCGATAAACACCCCGCCCCCGATCCTTATCCTACGCTGACCAGGGCCCTTTCCGGGGCCCCGCCTATCAAGCCGGATTTGGACGTGTGGAATGAACCGAAGTCCTGGGACGGGGAGCCGCCTTTCAACCCGGAGTCCGTTCGCAATATCGGGGAACCGACAACGCACCGACACCCGCTCTACCAAGAAGGGCTCAATGCGTGGTACGGGCTGCTCCACACATGGAACACCAATTTTGGCATTGAGGGGGAGCCCCAGCCTGACCGGGCAAAGGCTTTGATGGATATGCTCAATTTTGGTGGGCAGGCTCCCTGGATCTACATTCGCGCTTTCCCTGGCTTAACCCAGGCGATCTTCGCTTTGGTGCCGCATTGGGGCAAAAAGCGCGCCCGCCAAGTGACTGAAAATATCGTGCAGGTGGCCTCGGCCCTCGCCTACCGAGAATTCGCAGATCACTTGGAGTACACCACGCCCTATATCAATTGGTGCCGGCTGCCCGACGATGCTGATCCGGCCGCCGAGTAGCCCGCTGAGCGGGCCTAACACACGGAAGGAAGGGGAAACACATGCCTAAGATGCGGCTGAATATCGCCTGCGCCCTCAACGGGTCGTCGCCCACCGACGATGATCTCGACTTGATGGACATTTTCACCAACCGCGACGACGAGGTGCCCGAGCTACCCTTGGGGTGGATGAAGGTGACGGTGGAGTACCGGAAGGTCAACCCGGCCTTTACGGAATTGCAGCAGGTCAAGGACGGCTTGATCCGCCAGAATTATGACGCGCTCTCTCAGGCCGATCAAACGGCCGAAGCCTTGCGGGCAATCACGATCCAAGTTGACGCCCTGCACGCGGGTTTGACCCTGGACCCTGCCTATGCCCCGAGCATTATTGAGCAGGAAGCCGTCTATGTCAGCCCGGCCGAGCGCGACTTGAAGGTGGCCCGCAAGGCGCAGAACCTATTGCAATCGCTCGGCATTGAACCGTTTGTGTCCGAGGATGACCTTGCACAGATGGCCGAGCAGATGCAGCAGGAGGCATCGAGCAACCTTGCGGAAGCGGTGACGACGGGGCCTCTGGTCGAGAACGATCAAGAGGAAATGGTCGGTACACCGCAAGGTTTGGTCGTTCGGCGCAAGCGTCGGCGGAAGTAGGCGGGGCCCACCGGGGAGCCCCCTTGACTTCCCCGGTCCCCTGTGGCATATCTTCACCACGATAAGGTGAGGATATGCCACAAGCCATTTTTCAGCCCCCCATTCAGTTTCAGCCCTCCGCGCAGTCTGAGTCTTGGGGGAACACTCCCCCGGCCCCGGCTCCGACCCCGGCGAAAAAGAAACCGAAGAAGAAGCCGAAGAAGAAGCCCTCCGTTTGGCTCGTACCTGCCTTGGCGGGCTCTGGCGTTCTTTTGCTCGGCGGCGTGGTCCTGCTGGTCCTGACCCGACGCAAAAAGAAGGCAGAAGCCGCCGCTGTTCTCGCTTCTCCCGCTGTCCAGACCGGAGCGACCCTATGACCATGCAGCAATTGGGTGTGTTTCCTACTCGTCAAGTCGATCTCGACGCGACGACAAAGGTGTACCACCTTCCCACTTGGAAAAATCAGGATGACCCTACGCGCATCGCGGCGTTGCGGGAGATCGCCCTTAAAGGGGGCAAAGACCCCCGGATTGCGAAGCTGGCCGTTGACATTTGCAAGGCGGCGAAGATCCCGCCCCGACAGTACAAGCAGCAGGCCGAGGCGATGCTTGCTTGGGTTCAAGGGTCGATCTACTACGCCAATGAAAGCGGGGAGCGGCTACAAGACCCGTTGGTGACCCTGGACGTGGGCCACGGCGATTGTGACGATATGGCGATACTTTTGGCCGCGCTCTACGAAAGTATGCGACTTCCCTGGCGTTATGTGCTATCGGGAAAGCGCGGCAACGAAATGGTGCGCTGGATTGAAGGCACACCCAAAAAGCGTGCCTCGTGGTCGCATATTTATGTCGTGGTCGGGTGGCCCCCGTATGTACCGAAACAATGGGCCTATGCCGAGCCGACGCTACAGGGTGTTCCTTTAGGGTGGGATGTTGTCCAGCACCACAAGAAGAAAAAGACTTCAATTCTGCCGGAGCTTGCTGGCCCCTCTATCAGCTACGGGGCCGCTTCCTCCCTATTCACCAGCCTCATGCCGGCAGCGGCGAGCGCGATGGCCTCGGAGGCCCAAGAGGCCCTTCCGCCCATCCCTGCGGGGCCGGCGCTTCCGTTTGTGCAGCATGTACGGAAAGAGGTTACTACAAAGCTGCACCCGCGCAATTTTTTTCCGATCATCATTGTCGGTTTGATTTCCGGGTTTGTAGTGGACCGCCTTCGCACCGGGATTAAGACCCTGGCAACGAAGCGGTCGAAGTCAAGCACATAGACCACAATCAAAGGGGGGTATTCACTATGGGGACCGCTGGAATTGAGCTACCTGAGCCGATCACGCTGCACTCGGTAGAGCGTGCGTACCGCAAGGCGATGGAAGCGATGGAAATGCGTAATCACACCTTCTCTGAGAAGGGGATGCGCGCAGCCCGATCCCGAGATCCGCGGCTGTTGCTTGTTTTGGAGAAGGCGGCTGAGATCCTGCATGTCCGTCAGGAGGATCAAATTGGCCGCACACAACGGTCGTGGGGCTCGACTGAGGGCGAAAAGGCTGACTTGACCGAGTATACACTATTCCGTGAGGCTTTCCGCTTGTGCGACGAGGGCCAGCCGTTGTATAACTTCTGCTGGATTTACGGCGCTGCCGCCTACCTTGCGGGGTACTGAGGTCGGGGAGTAGGTCCGCCGTGGGGGTGGTTGACCGTGCCTCTTGCCTTTCGTTCCACCGTTCTGTATAGTGCCCACACACTCTGCCTGGAGATCACATGGTGAACCTACTCCCCGCCGTTTACTCGCTAAGCGGCTTGGCCCTCATGGACTTTGCGGGGGCGATTAACATTCGCGGCCCGCTCGGCAACGCCTTGGGTCTGTCCGATTTCGACGCGGATAAAATGTCCCTGGAATTGGGTCAGATCGAGCAGGAGATCGACGGCCTTGAATTGTCCGCCGATCTTGGTGTCTCGGTTACCCCCCGGAATATCGCCCGCCTTCAAGGTCGTCTACGCAAGCTCAAAGCAAAGCTAAAGTACGCTAAGACGGAGGGGCAAAAGCGTCGTTACGGTCGCCGTATTGAACGGTTAGAGAAGAAATTAGGTCGAGCCGAGGATAAGGTCGAGCGCCGGGTCGAGCGCCGGCAGAGCAAGGGTAAGGAGCTAACCCGGCGCCAAAAGGCGGCGTTGGAGCTATTGAAGTCGCGCAAGGATAAGAAGGAAGATCGGGCCAAGGCTCGCGCGGAAGCCAAGGGCAAGGTCGGCATTGACGCGATTAAGGGCGTTCGCCACGGTCGGTATGTCCAGTATATTCGCAGCCTTGAACCGCGGATTTATGCGACAACCCGCCCGCTGTTTGCGGCTGGTCCCATGACGGGTGTAGCCGTTGCCCGCTATGATGCTGCGGTTTCGCAGGTCGTCAGCGCGCTGCCGGCGCCCAACGCCGCGTCTAAGGCCGGCGCGATTGCCCATTTCCGTAAGAACCGGACGGCTTACATCGGCCAATGGTTAAAGGGTGCGCCCGGTGCATCGGCTGCGTTCCCCGCGGCTGCCGCTGCCGCGCTCCCGGCCGTTGTCGCCGCGGGTGCCCGTCCTGTTCTGCCGGGGATGCCGGGGATGCCGGCCCCTGTCCTCCCTGGTGTACCCGGCGCGATTATGCAGGCTCGGCTCGCCCGCCGGGCGGCTTTGCAGGCTCAGCTTGCTCAGATGCAAGCGCAGCAGCAGGCTTTGGCCCAGCAGCAGGCCCAGGCGGCTTCTGCCGCTCAGGCGCAGGCTTTGGCCGCCCAGCAGGCGCAGTACCAGCAGCAATTGGCGGCGATGCGTCAGCAGATGGCCCAATTCTCTGCCCCGTCCAGCCCGATGTATATTCCTCCGCAAACGTCGGCTTTCCAGCCTTCGCAGGTGAGTGAGCGCGGCGGGGCTTTCCAAGCCTTCCCGAATTCGACACCGTTGGAGCAGGGCCCCGGCCCGGCGGCGGGCCCCGGCTACGCTCCGCAAGGGGATGAAGGCGCCGAGGGTGCGGAAGGCGCCGAGGATGCCGAGGATGCCGAGGGCGGCGAGGGCGCTGAGGGCGGCGAGGATGCCGGCGCCCCGGAGGCGGGCGAGGACACCCCGTTCTACAAAAAGCCCATTTTCTTCCTTCTGATTGCCGGCGCTGCCGCCGGGTACATCTACACCAAGAAGAAGGGCAAGGACGGCAAAGACAAGAAGGCCAGCGGCGCTACTTCCGCGGCCTGATTGACACTCAATTCAGGGGTTAGGGGTCTATCCACGACCTCTAACCCCTATTTGCAACGCACTAAGGGGGGTTTATGTTTGGTGTTTCTCCTGCAATTATGTCGCTTCTCGCAAAGTTGGGCGAGTACGGGCAAAACGCCATCGAAAAGGCGTTGGCTGACAAAATGAATGGTGTGCAGACCGACCCGGATGTTTTGGCTGACTGGCTCCACGCCTCTATGGTAGACTGGCACCCAACCCTCAAAGGTCGGCCTCTCGCAGACCCGGCGACCAGAAAAGCCGCCGCCCGCTTCCTCGCGGGGATCGCCTGCAACCTCACCAAAACCCCGTGAGAACGCCATGAGCAGTTCTGTACCGACCTATGACACTGACGCGGACCCCCGTGTGTATGGCTTTGACCTGCAAAACGGGGAGCTAACTGCTATCAACGCTTTCGACGGTCAATGGGGGTTTGGTGAAGTGCCAAGCTCCGATGGATCGCCTGAATACGAAGAAAAACAGAGCGCACAAGCTGCAAAGTCCGCCGTTCAGGGGGAAGTACAGCTACAAGTGCTCCAACAGCGGGCCAACGCAGCGGCGGGTGTTACCCAAGCCGCTGCCGCGGCTCTGTCCTCGACTTCTGCGCCCGCCGCGGTTGTCCGGGCAGCATCGGCCGAGCAGGCGATGTTTACGCCGAACGCTCGCCCTGTTTTTGCGGTCAAGCCGACTGAAAACCTCTATCGGCCCCCCGCCGCCCAGCCGCTCTACAAGATGCCGGGCGGCACGCCGATTTTCCAAGACACCAATGTACGCCCGCTCTATGCGTTTGAGCAGCAGGCCGCCCAGCAGGCTGCCCAGCAATCGGCGGTTCAACCCTATGCAAACGCGATGGTGCAGCGCACGCCGGTTGCCGCCTTTGGCAATCCCGGCACCGTCGGCACGCCCGGCACGCCCGGCGACCTTTCGGGCCTAATCCTGCGGACTCCCCCGCCCGCTGTTCCGGCTCCGCACCGCGTTCCGCCCTACCCCGCCCAGGGCCACCAATTTCCCCCGCAAATGTTTGACGGGCCGGAAGGTACAAGCCCCATGCGCCGGGGCGACCCCAACGTGAGCGCCTACGCGGCGGCCCCCAAGGTTCCCCGCGATCTGACCGGGGGCACCTACCCCTACATGGGGTCGGGCACCTATATCCGCCAGGATCAACCGCGTTTCGCGGGATACGCGGGCGTTGACCTTGCCGATCTCGATATGGTCCTGGGGGCCGCCGAGCCTGCCGCGCCCGCGGACCCCTCCGATCTCTACAAGGCCCCCAAAAAGAGCCAGTACCGCGATGTGGCGGGCTCGGGGGGCTACGTTTATCGGCAGTTTATGGACGGCACCATTGAAATTCGTGTCAGTGGCAACGTCAAGGCGCTGCCCACCGGCACCTTGATCAAGAAATCGGACGCGAAGAAGTGGAACGCGATCACGGGTGAGATTGGTACTTGGGAAAGCTACCGGGAAGCTCGGCGCAAAGCCATTGGAAAGGGCGTCGCCCTTGCCGCGGGGCTGGCAACCAACGTCGCGGGTGCTATCGGGCGAAAGAAGCGCCGGAAGGGCAAAAAGCGGCGGAAGGCGGCGGCTGCCGCTGCTCCGGTCGTGGTCGAGGCGCCCGCCCCGGAAGGTGAAATTCCCGCGGAAGAAACCAGCGGTCTGCCCTCCTGGGCCATTCCGGTCGGCGTTGGTGCCGCTATCCTGCTTTTCGTCACCATGAGCGGCAAGAAAGAGGGTAAGCAGAGCTAATGCGCTTTAACCCGAGCCCGTACAGCTTCCCCGTGGCGGAAGGTCACTTTGGCTTTCTGGCTTTAGGGGAAGCTGCGCCGGCCGTTGCCGCTGCCGCCGCTGCTACTAAAACAGCGAAAACACCGTGGCTTACGGAGGAACGGGCCGGGGCATTGTCAACGCTCACGTCGTCGGCTGTCGGCGCGGGCACGCAGATTGCATCCCTGCGCCGTCGCCGTCGTCGCCGGGGGCGTCGGCGGGCCCGTCCGGCCCAAGCCCCCGCGGTCGCAGCCCCGGCGGCGCCCCCCGCGGCTACCCCCTGGCCCCTCATTATCGGTGGGGTGCTGGGGTTGGCTTTGATCGGCGGCTACGTTGTACTCAAAAAGCGTAAGGGAAAACAGTAATGTCTTACCGCTCTCGCCACCTTGCCCACCTGTCCGGTGTGTTTTCTAACCCCGGCCTCGCCGGTTTCGCCGGCCCGAGCGGCGTTACCCGCCTGGGCACCATGCCGACCCCCATCCCGGTTGTGCGGAATTTCGACTACCCTATGCCGTATCAAGGCAAAATGGCAAAGTCGGCGCTCGCGCAGATCCAGCGGGATGCGGGCGTCCTGCGCCGTCTGTTACAGGACGGTGACGTTATCCCCCAATGGAACCACTACAAAATTGCGACCGCGGCTCACGATGTAGCCAAGGTCCGTAATTACTTGCAGTACAAGATCGAAGAAGATCAGCCGGGGGCGCCCACAGACCTTGCGGGCTCTGCCGGGGGAGCTTTCCGGGCGTCTGTTCTGTCTGACTACGGGGAAGGGGAAGCGGCGCCCGCCGGGGATAAGGCTGCATCGTCCTCGGCTTCTACGGAAGCCATGATCCAAGAGTATGCGCCGTTGGTCAAGACGGGCTTAGAACAAGTCCTTGACCCGACGCAGCAGCAAGAGGTACTGCGGGCACGGATCAAGAATACCCAAAAAATGATCAAGCGGGCCCCGCCCCTTCTGCGGGGCCCGTTACAGGCCCGGCTTCGTGTCCTGAAAGCCAAGCTAAAAGCGGCCGAGCGCCGCGTCGAGCTACAGCGGGAACAAGAGAGCGCCCGGCGCACATGGCGGACACTCGGCCAAGTAACCGTTGTGGGCGGCGTTTTGCTCTTATTGGGTCTAACAGCCCGCTTCGTGCGCCGACAGCGCGCAACCGGGTGAGCTATGGCTTTTCTTCCATCCCCGTACAGCGAGCCCAGCCCGGATTGGGGCCGGGGCGGTGTTAGCTCTGGCGGCGAAAATGCCGCGATGGCCGCCGAGGGCGTAGCCAATACGGCCAGCATGGGCGTTCAAGGGCTGAAAATCGGCGCCTTGCTTGCCGGCGGGGGCGGCGCGGCTGCGGGCGGCGTTGCGGCTGCCGGCGGGGCTGCTGCCGCGGGTGGCGCGGCTGCCGCTGCGGGGGCTGGTGGGGCTGTAGCTGCCGGCGGGGCCACCACGGGCCTTCTCACAGCGGCGGGGGCGTCTGCGACCGTCCCGGTTGTGGGTTGGATTGTCGGCGGGGTGCTCGCGGCGACCGCGGGCACAATCGCCCTGGTCAAAGGTATTCGCCAGCGCAAGGTCAATAAGAAGCGGGCAATCGCCTGGGCAAAGAAGCTCGGGCTGCCCGACCCCGAGGAAGTACCGGGCTTTGTCATCAAATTAGCGCGCAAACCGAAAGATTGGCGGCTCAAAAAGTTGGGCGTATACAAGAAACGCCTGAGCAAAGTAAAGGAGCGTCAGCGCAAATGGAAGCGCCGCCCCGGTGCTCGCCGCACGCTTCAAGTCCTCTCTTTTGGTATCATGCGCGGCCCGAACCGGCTCAAAAAGCAACGGACGCGGTTAGAGGCCAAAATCGCCCTTATCGAAGCGTTGGAAGCGTCTTATGACGAACGGCGGGAGGAACGAAAGGAACGGCGGGCAGAAGCGCGGCGGCAGGCACAAGAACAGGCACAACAGGCACAACAGGCGCAGGTCGATACGGCCAAAGCTGTAGAAGCAGCGTCTTTTCAAGGCCAAATGGCCCGCAAGGTCGGCGGTGTACCTGTGTGGGGTTGGCTGAGTTTGGGTGTTTTGGGTGTGGGGGCTGTGCTATACTCCCAGGCAAACAAAGCCCCGCACGGCAAAGGCCGGAAGGAAACCCAACCATGACGACCTTTTTTCGGCCCTCTGCCCACTCTGACGGCGGGTATGGGGTGCCTCTCATTCCGCTGGCGGTCGGCACCTATTATGGGGGGCGCTACGTCATTGGCGCGGCAGCCGGGAAGTACGCAGAGCACTTAAACGAAAAATACGACTTCACTTCGGTCAAGCCCGACGAAGCCTTAGAGCAGATCGGCTTGGCTGAAAATCAGGCTTGGCTCAACACCATCATCGGTTTCATGGGGCCTGCTGCGAACCGGGTCCAGAAGGCGCCTACGGATATGGCGCAAGCCTACGTTAAATCCGCCTATCTCATGGCGTTGGCCGCCCGGTATCTCAAAAATCCCGGCCTTGCCTCCGCGGCGAAGGCTACCTTGGGCCGCGTTGACTCTCTGAAAATCAATTCAAAGGACATAGGGGCTATCGTTTCGATCATGGGTCAAGGGTGGGCTGCTGTTCAAGCCGTCAGCGGCCCTCAGATTGTGTCTGACCCTCAATTGCGAGCGTTGTCGGTCTACTTTGGTGAGCGGCCCAAGGGGGGCACCGGCTTACCGCAAATGGTCGCTGACCAGCAAAAGTACAAGCTGGACCCCAGCGCAGAGGAGGCCGCGACCAAGGACGCCCTCACACCGGGCGCTTCCGAGGAAGAAAAAAAGAAGAAACGCAAAAACCAGCGAGTGAAAGCGCGGCGAGCGCGTGCCCGTAAACAGCGGTTGATGGTGTATGGTGGGGTCGGCACCGTCGCCGTTCTTGGTCTGGTCCTGCTGGCTTTCAAGGGAGTCTAACTATGTCGCGCAAGTACAACGAAATCTACCAAGATTGGCATTGGGGCAATCCCGCCACGCACAAGCGGGAATTTGATGTTCCCGGCTTGTCGGCTAAGCACCCGCTCATGGAGTGTGGGCTGCTCACCGAGCTACACTTCGACCCGGTAGAAGGGCTCAACCTGCGTATGGTGAAAACCAAGTCGCTTCACGAGGAAGCGGCCCGCATGGGAAATGAGCCTTCTACCCTGGCTTTGATTGAAGTACCTCCTGAAGATTACAATAACAATCACCTGAGTTTCGACCCTAAGCACAAGTATCAGCGCCTCTATATTCTGCTCTCTCAAACGTCCAAGCGGGACGCGCAGCAGCTATGGAACGCGCTGCCGTCAAGCTCGCGGATCAAGCTGAAAGACTTGGCGAAGGAAATTGGCGGGCACCACCTGCACGGTTACCCCGATGTGACCGTCAAGCCGCTGGGTATCCTCTACTACGTCACCTACTTCACCCACAAAAAGGGTGATGACCCGGCGAGCAAGTACATTCACCGGATGGGGGAGGAAGGCGGGATCGAGCCGGCCCTGGCGGTTTCTGCGGACGGCAATTTCTGGATTGTCGGCGGCGGATACACCTGCCCCAATAACGGCATCACGCACTAAAACCGGCATAAGCCGGCCCGCAACGCCGATCTTTCCGTTCCTCTCGTCAAGCTCTCTCACTGAGGGTAGACGGGAGGAATTCTTTTTTTCTAATGTCGATATTGTGCGTCGTACAGTAGGCTTTGAGCGCAGCCCTAAGTATATCAGTGGCATACACCCGCTTGCCTGTATTTTCGCTCTCCTGCTCTGCGGCCTGATGCAGCGCGGCGACTACATGGGGCTTTAGGCGCAGCTTCACCGTAATCCAGTCATCCTTTTTTGGCTTCTCCGCCGTTACGGGCTTTGTAACTGTCTTTGCAGCGGCGCTTGGGCTCATATCTGTCACCTACGGCACGAAATTGAGGGGGATGCGGTCGGGGTGAAGGCCCTTTGAGGGCCCTCGGCGGGCCCTCGAAGGGCCTCCGGTGTTGTTGTACCACATACCCAACCGGGTTCGACTGTGCAAAGATCATCCATGCCCCTCTGGACCTCCAAAAAAGGAGTTACCTCATGCCCCTCATGTTCCGTAACGGCGCACCGCTCAGCGGCGCGTTGTTCGTATCCAAGTCTAACCCGAAGCGGGGCGCTGCTCGCGCTCTCGCTGGGTTAAAGCTGCGTACCAACCGCAAGCGGAAGGGGGCTGCTCGTCGGCGGAACACTTCCCACCGCCGGAACACGCTGCTGATGAACCTTCACGGCAACGGTCGCCGCAACGCCCGCCGCGGTGTGCGCCGGAACACCCTGCTGATGAACCTTCACGGCAACGGCCGCCGGAATGGGCTGCGCGGTATGCACCGGAACGGTATGCGCCGTATGCGCCGGAACACCCTTCTGATGAACCTCCACGGCAACCGCCGCCGGGGTAAGAAGGTTGTACGCCGGAACGCTTTTGGCGCGTTCAGCAACCAGTTTACCGCTCCGGTCGAGGGCTTGGCCCGCAAGATCCCGGTCGTCGGTAACACTGTCGCGGGGTACATTTCTCCGATCCTCGTCGGTGTCGCGGTGGGCGCTGTCCACTACGGCCTGATGCGCGGTCTGAGCGCGGTCCCGGCTGTTAAGTCGGCCCTCCGCGCCATTTCGCCGGTCAAGTTCACCGTACAGGGCGCCGCTGTCGCCACTGTCCTGAATTTTGTCCCGGTCGGCTCCAAAGAGCTTCGTAATCAGGTTGCGGTCGGCGCTCTGCTTGTAGGCGGCGCGCTCGACATTTACCGCTTCCTGTCCGACAAGGCCGGCGATCTTGGCGATCTCGACCTTGACGGTGACGACGACGATGATCTGTCGGGTGACGACGACGACCTTGATGGCCTCGCCCTCACTGATATGTCGGGCCTCGCTCTCACCGATATGTCGGGCCTTGCCCTCACCGATACTGCCGGCTTTGGCGACGGGATGGCCTATGATGTCGTCCCTTTCGGTAAGGGCTCCGCTGTAGATTACAGCGGAGCCAGCCTTGCCGATGCCTACTACGCCCCCGCCGATCTCTCCGTACAGGAGGGCCAAGCTGCCCTTTCGGGTCAGCACGCTTGGCACCGCACCTTCGGGGACGCTCCGACGCAGGCGATCAACTATAACGGTCAGGGTATTAGCTCGCTCGCGGGCCGCCCCGGTCACCGTTTCGGTTGGTTGATCTGTCTGGTCGGCTGGGAACGGTTTGCGAAGATCGCGGCGCTCTCCCCCGAGAAGCGCGTCGCTCTCTTGGAGCAAATCAAGGCCCAGGCTATCGCCACGGTTGAGCAGCAGACCGCCGCGGCGGCTGCTTCGGCGGGGACCAACCCCGGCGCGCAGACCACTGTACCGGCCTCCGTTGTTACCCCCTCTGCCGCGACCGCGGGTGAAACCGCCGGTTTGGCGCTCGATATGAACGGCTTGGCCCTCAGCAGCGGGGAGCTTGGTGCTACCCTCTTTGCGGGCTCGGCGTTCTGACCCTCTGCGCCGGGTAATTGGTACTCGGTGCAACCCCTCCCCCTCGCTCCTTCCCCCCTTGGAGATTTCCCATGTCCTACGGCACTCCCGGCATGGCCCTCGTGGCCCCGCCCGACATTTCGATCCCCCCGGTTCCGTTCCGCCAACCCACCCAGCTTTTCCGCTACGGCGAGCAAAGTATTTGGAGTACCCAGGGCTTTGCGGCGACCGCGGCGCTCGCCAACAGCACCAACCGTCTGTTTGCGACCCCGCTCGGGCAGCAGGGGCAAGGCTTCGGCCAAGCCTTGACAATCGCCGAAACCTCTCTGAAGGAAGGCGGTCGTATCCCGGCCGGTGTCGCGTTCGACGTATTCGGCATTTCGTGCCACGTCTACTGCGGCACGGGCCTCGATAGCTCCCTCGCGGCTCCCCTGGACACCCCCGAGAAGATCGGCAACCTCCAGAACGTGCTCAACAACGGCGTACTGAGCTGGGACTTCACCCAGACCACCGTTGACATTAGCCCGATCCACATGATCGGCGCTGGTGGCGGCGCGTTTGGTTCCGTGTCGCAGAACGCGGCCGGCGCGAACAGCGGCGCGATGAACAACGGTGCTGGTAGCGTTTGGATGTACCGGAAGCACGCGGTCGCCCTCCCGGCCACCACGACCTTCTCGACCATCCTCCGCTTTGGTAGCCGCGCCCCGGCCGTAGGCGCGAACTTCGCCCTGGCGATCAAGGTCGCTCTCCTGGGCTATTACAAGAACGTGATCGAGATCGGCTGATCTGTACCCCCGGTGGAGGGTCGGTTTCCCCTTCCGATACTCCCCATTCGGCCCGCCCCGGACTCCGCGGGCGGGCCGTCTTACTTTTGTGCATTTACACCCCAGGCCCCCAGGCCCCAAGCCTCCAGGCCCCCAGGCCCGCCCCGGTTTGCCTATTCCCCTCGGGGCCCCCCTTGGGGTATACTCCCCCCTGTCTCCCTCTCCGTACTCCCACAAAGGGGTAAATCATGTCTGACTTTCGATCCGCGGTTACGCAAATGCCCGGCATGGGCGCGCTGGTTGCCGGGGCTGACCCCTACGGGAATAGCGGTGCGGTCGGTAATTACATCGCAGCCCTACAGGCCCAGCTACATATTCAAGCCCAGCAGGTTGCGGCCCAGGGCCAGCAATTGCAGGCGCTCTTGCAGGTGACGCAGCAGGCCGCGCAAAAGCCGCAGACCCCTCGCGCTGTTCGTGTCCCGGTGTTCCCGACCGCCCCGTATCTGCCTACTTCCGGCAATATCGGCACACAGACCCGGTTCTACGGCGCTACTTTGTCGTCGGGTGACCCGGACTATACGGTTGGGCAGGAGGCTATTCGAATTGTCAACTTTGACATTCCCTGTTACCTTATCGCCATGAACGGCGGTGCGTTCAATACGGGGGTCGGCAACGCTTTCCCGCTGGGCGTGCAAGCCAACGGAACGTACCTGTTCCGCATCGAGTATTCGACAGGCGACAAGCTGATGACCGGCCCGCGGTTGGCGACAACCTGTATCGGTGACGGCTTTAACCCCGGCGAAGTCGGCGGCACGGGCTATGTCATTCAGCCGGGCGCGTCCGTCCAGCTTGGGATCACGCCGCTGCTCGCCTCTCTGCGGATCGACATTTCTCTGCATTGTGTCGAGGTTCGCGCGCCCAGCAACTACACCGTCGGTCAATAAGCATGACAAAAATCCCCGGTCGCAATCCCGACCAATTTTCGGATGCTGCGTTCCTCGCAAATCCGCTGGGGGCCATTCCCTACCCGTATCCGGCAAACATGCCTACGGCGTTGTGGAATATCACCCCCATCGAATTGCAGTACGCGCTGGAGCTTGCCGAGCCCCTGGTCTACGCCCAGGCGGTTTGGCGCTCTGCTACCTTCGACCTGCGCCCCGAGCTTCGTGGCGCAGCGATGGACCGGGGCCAGGGTCAAGCCTATCTGACGGGTTCGCCGCAGACGTTTGGGCCCCCTGTAGCCACGCCAACGGTCGTCCAGAACACGGGTACATACCCGATCTGGCGGCCGTTGGGGGCTGCGGGCAAGCTGTGGGTCCAGATTTACAACCTGAATTTCCGCACATGGGCTCGGTCCTTTGGGTTCCGGGTGCTTGCGCGGGAATACGCAAGCATCAACGACCCCAACGCCATTCAGCAGGTGTCCGACGACGAGGACATAACGACCGATTTTGTCGGCACGATGCCTTCCGCCGTCGCCCAATTCATGCCGACTGGTGGGGGCTACCCCATCCGTTACTGGCGCTGCGAGCTTCGCTTTCAGTACCGTAGCTCGCCTCTCATAGACGAGCCGGGCTGGCTTGTGGCCGGCGTCCCGAGTAACAATTTCCGACTCATGGCGTCGTACTACTAAGGGGGCAGTATGTCGCATGTAAACGCAACCGCCACGGGCGCTATAGTCGTCGCAGCCACGCAGCTTTCTCAGTATTGGGAAGCGCGCGTGATCAATGCGGGGGCTACCACGTTCTTCACCTATCTCCAAAACCGAGGCGCCCCGCGCCTTCTGGTCTATGCGAGTCAGACGGCGGGGGCTGCGGGGGCGACCGTTTCGGTTCAAGCCTCAATTTCTGACGCCAACGCGGTTCAGACCTTGATCCCCTTAGAGGTATCTGCTACTGTACTTCCACCGGGGGTTCCAACCGTAATTCCTGTGGCGGTCGTGCCGAGCAAGTTTATCCGGCTCGCCGTCACAGCACCCGCCGGAAATGCGGTGACCGTCGAATTGGCTCTGATGGTTTCGCAGTAACCCCCACACCCCCGCACCGACAGGAGACTGTAATGTTGGTTTTCCGAAACAGCACCGACACCAAAACCGAGGCTAAGGCCGGCGAAAAAAAGAAGCGCGACCGCCCCTCAAAGGCTCAAGCCGCTGCCGCCTCCGCTGCCCCCAAGGCCCCCAAGGCCCCGGTCGCGGCGCCCGCCCCCGCCCCCGCCCCGGCTCCGAAGCCTGCCGCCTCGAAGCCCGCCGCTCAGGCTGTCTCCGGCGGTTTTACTTTGAGTGAAATCAAGGAGCAGCGCAAGCAGTATCGGGCGGAAGTCCGTGCTGCTTACGCTAAGTACAAGGGGGAAGAAAAGCTAAATATCCTTCGCACAGATGCAAAAGATCTGGGCCTGACCGGCCTATCGAAGATGGGCGCGAAGGATCTGCTGGCGGCCGTTGTCAAGGCTGAGGTGGATGTTTCCTACCCGCTGCCGGACAAAGCCCCCAAGAGTGAGCGGGCTCAAACGCGCCAAGAAATTCAAGAGGAGATCAGCGGGCTGGACCGTAAAGGTCTGCTGAAGGAGGCTAAGAGTCTGAAGATCCCGAGCTACTCGCAATTGACGGCCGAGGAGCTACGGCTGGCTATTGTGCGCGCGGGAATGAAAGAGGCATTTCCTGCGGAGCGCAAGGCCCCCAAGGGCCGTGCTTCGCGCAAGGGGATTGTGCCCTCTACTGCTACTCGGGTGAAAATCAGCGAGAAGCACAAGGCGAAGGGCGGTCGGCGGGCCGGCGTGGGTATCTACCGCGTCGCCGTGCTGGTAAACGGTGAATTCGACCTCAACCGCGGGGCCGATCTCGGGCCTTACGCGACCGCTCGCGCGGCGGCCATTGACGCCAAGACTCTGCTCCGTACTGCGGCGAAGGTCGCGGATCACCGGATTAGTCAGAAAATGGCGTTGGACATGATCGACGATGGTGATGAAAGCCTTGCCGAATTCAAGAACGCCGGTCTGGGTGAAGTCGTGGACGGCTTCATTGTGGATGGGGCGGTCAACGGTCGCAATTGGGAAGCGTGGGTCTACCGCGTCAGCAGCCGCAAGCCGGCCACCAGCCGGGCCCTGCTCGATAACGTCCTGCCGGCGGGTGAGCGCGTGCAGTCGATGGCGCTCCGTGCGAACAGCCGTCGCAACAGCAACGTGAGCTTCCGTACCCGCGATGGTCGCAAAATCAGCTTCCGCGCCCGGAAGTAAAGTAAGCCGTCGCACCTTGGGAGCCCACCATGTATCGCATCGAGATCAGAAAAAATGGGAACGCTTACGGGAACGTCGGCCCGTACAAAAACAAGGCCGATGCCTTGTTAGACGCCGCCGCCCTTAAACGCCCTGGTCTTGATGTGATCGTGGTGGGCTCCCCCCTTCCCCCGGTTCGTGCCAACCATCCTGCCTTAGTCGCAGCGGCGCGTGCAATTCTCCCCCTTGTTCTGCCCACAGTAATCAAGAAAGTACAGGGGCATGTGGATGAATTCGTAGCAGCGACCCCGGAAAGGCAGATTGAGATTTTACGCAAGCTCTCGACCCTCAACCCGGCTGCGCGGCTGTTTCTGTCTGACGACGACCGGGCCAAGGCCCTTGCTTCCTTAGTCGCCGAGCAGTTAAAAGAGCACGGGGACGAAATAATCCAAGCGGCGGCATTAGCGGTGCAAGCGAAGGCCGGGGGCCCTAAAACTGCGACCGTCAAGGCAAACAAGGCCCGCAAAGGGTATAGACGCCGGGCCTCGCGGGTGCGATGATGCCTTGCGTGCGCCCTGAACCGGGTTAGGGACACTTCGATTTCGCTTTGGAGGTACTTATGGCTCGTCGGAACAGCAGTCACGAACAGCGTGGAGAGCGGTGGGTGTCGGTTAGCTCGGCCTGGACGGCCCAGCCGCCGCCCTCTTGGATACCCCGCGCCAACCCAAAGAGCCGCCGCAACCCGGCCCCTGGTGCGGTTGCGACCTACCTAAAGTGGCTGGCCGCGTACAATAACCTGGACGAAAATGCCTTCCTTCCCGGCGGCGAATACCACAGGGACTTTATGGCTGGGGGTATGCAAAGCCCCGCGGTGCAGGAGGCTGTTTCCCCTCCGCCGACTCCGACCGTCAATCTGACCGAGGCCCAGGGTCAAAAGGCTGCGGCCAAGATTACAAAGGCCGCCGCGGCGGTCGTTGAGACAAAGCAGCAGGACACGACCGACTCGGTAGCGGCTATCGAGCGGAACATCGCTGAGCTGCAAAAAAAGGTCTTTAAGACGAGCGCAGGCAAGGATTGGACTGCCCTCCCTGCCCGTGTTGGCCGCCCTCCCGTGGCGTACTCGCAGGCGTTGGAGGATCTTAAAACGCAGTTAGAGGCGGCCAAGCGTCTACAGGGCGTGACGAACAACGCCGCCGCTGTCGTGGAGGGTGCGGAAAAGGTCACCCGGACCCGCAAGCAAAAGCCCGCCGATGCGGTCCCGGTGACCGTAGCTGCGGCCCAGGATGCGACGGCCGCCGCCGAGCAGGCCCAGGCCATTTCCGAGAACGTGGCCGATACGGTGGAGCAGATCGCCAATAAGGCCGGCGTAGACGTGGACATTGTAGACTCCCAGCCTTCGCCGCTGCCCCCCGAGGCCGAAGCCGTCGAGGAAGATGACGGGTCTGATCTCCTTTTGGCTGCTATGAATGAGTCGTCTGCTGTACCTGCCCCTGCGGCTGCGCCGGAAATGACAGAGGCCGAGCGCGAACAGGCTGAGATTGACGCGGCCTTTGCTAAGATCCTGGGGAACCCCCGTAACCGTCTGACACGTTCTAACGGTGCCCGGCGTAATCCTGTGGATATTACACCCGCAATCGAGGCCGCCCTACGCGAAATGATCAAACGGAAGGGGGGTACACCTTCTGAGGTAGATAAGGTTTATGCTGGTCTTGCCCGTTACGCGGCCAAGGCTGCGCCCAAAGAAAACCAGACCAAAGCGGAATTCCAAAAAGAGTTTATCGAAAACATCAAAAAGAACATTGTACTTCTGCTGGCCGCCATTCGTCCTGCTGCTGCGGGTTCGCCCGAAGTCGCCAAGGCGATCATCGAGACAACGCCGCCGGCCCCGGTTATCCCCGAGGCTCCCGCGCCTGCGCCGTCGCCCGTTGTCTCCGCTCCGGTCGTCGCGCCGGTTTCCCGCGGCCCGGCTGTGTCGGGCGAGGGCATGAGCGACGCTCAATTGGAAGCGGAGATCAAGAAGCTGATCAACGAAGTCATTGACGAAATGCTGGGCGAGAACGTCAAGTCGAACCCCCGCCGTCGTCGCTGATTGCAGAGATAGCCCCCAGGGCATAGACCCCCAGGTAACGCCTGCGGCACAAACCGCGGGCGTTATTCTGTTTTAGCCGTACCCCTTGACCTAAAACCCACCGCTGGGCTATGATGCGGGCTCAGGAGTGCTCCATGATCCTCACCAAAGATCAAGTCAATGCTGTATTGGCTACGGTCGCCCAACGCGCGCCTTACTTGTCTGCTCATTTGCAGCAAAACAAGGCGTATTGGGCCAAGTACGTCAAGACTACCTGGGAAGCCCGCACCGCAGCCCCCAAGGATATTGTCAGCCTGCGCGGTCGGCCCCCGACCACGCTTCCGTCCATGCTGAGCAACGTACAGGCTCTCCGGCTGGCTGTGAGTCGAGGCACGCTGCCCGTCGATGCTGCGCTGCTCAAACGGCTGGATAAGCTGGCGGAAGTGACCTTGGGTATGTGGGAGCAAGACCCCACAAAGGCTGCCCAGGTACTCAGTATCTTCACAGACATACGCAATATGACCCCCGGTGAACGCAAGCGGGGCCAAGTGACTGTCCCGGCGGAGGTCGCCAGCGCGCCGTCTGCTGTTTCTCGTTTGTTTGACCTTGCTACTCAGATGGGGGCCTAATCCTATGGCTTGGACACCAGCACAAGACACCCGTGCGATGACGACGCAAGAGTTTTTGCAGTACGCCGAGCGGGAGATCCCCGGTATCTCGACCAATCCTGAGTTAAAGCCCTACCTGGGGCTGCTGCAAGCGATGTTGGATCAGATGGACCCGGTTCGCGTCCGGGCTCGTGCTCGTCTGCGGGGCATGGCCCCTGCGTTGACTCGCCAGCAGCATATCGAGGTGGTGAAGGCGGGTGTACGCCGCACGCCCAAGCAAGCAGCCGCAGCGGTAGACGCCCGCACCAACCCGGTCGCCGTCCTGCGCCACCTGCGCCGCCTGCGCCGCAACGGTAAGGGCCCGGTTTTGGCTTACGGGGCGAACATACCGCGCATGTGGGAGCTACTTACTAAAAATACCTACGAAAGCAAAGACCTACCTCTACTCGCGGTGCGCGAGGCCCTACAAAATTCTGTGGATGCGATACGCAAAGCGGTCGAGCAGCGCAAAATCAAGAAGGGAGAGGGCCGTTTTGATGTGGTGGTAGACCGTACCCAAAACGCGTTGATCTTTCGAGACAACGGCACGGGCATGGACGCAAAGATTATCCAATCTTTCCTTAGCATCGGGGAAAGCGATAAGTACAACGAAGCCTTGGCCCGCGGGGACTTTGATGCCTCCATTAGTTTAGCTGTGCGGAGATACAAGCGGGGGCTCAACGCAAATGACGGCGCTTACTACATTAGGCTCAATGGCTTGCTTCAATTCCAGCAGCCAAAAAAGTCTTATGACAAGACCTTAGATTATGACTATACGCTGGACTATGCGACTTCGGGCACAACGGGAGGTTTTGGTGTAGCCAAGGCTGTTATCCTTGGCTGCTCTGCGGACAGGTCGTGGGAAATTCGGACCCAAGACTTGTTCGTTACTTCTGAGCAGTTAAACAAGCAGGAACCCATTGAAACGGGTATGCCCTACGTTGCCGGCGTAGAGCTAACTGTCTTTAAGGTGCCTCACTTTGACCGAGTGAGTTACCTAAATAAAGACGGTTACACCGTCGTTGAGGATTATGACCCCATTGAAGTCCGAATTCGCAGACTGCTGGCCCTCAATAATCTGCCGGACATTACCTTAACCCTTAATGGTGAGGTTGTCACCCCTTACTTTGATGGGCGTCGAGGGATGACAGTAGATTTAGACTCTCCGGGGCTGTCCGCGCTGCAAGGAAGGTCGGGTGTGCCGGGGACCGAGGGATACCCCTTTAACACCGGGCGGGACAAATTCAACACACGCGCCGAGCATAGCGCCTTTAACTCTTTCCGTGACTTCTGTGAGAAGAAAGTAACGGTCAAAGAGGACAAAGAGGACGAAATGTACGACCCGCGCGCATCTTCGACTATGCCGCCGGAACAAGAGGAAATTCAGAAAAAAGTCGCTGAGGCTTTGGGCGACGCTGACTTACTTAGCATTGTTCAGGCGGGAGCTAAGGTTGCCCGCGATTTCCGCAAAGAACAAGCCGCAGGGGGGGAGCGAAAGCTGGGGGCTAAGCTCAAAGCACAAGTACGCGAAGAAAAAGCCGGTGATGTAGCGTCGGATCATGTGCCAGAGACACCCCAAAGCCCACAACGGGTAGCCACGCCGACTGAAAAGGCGATGGATAAAGCCTTAGACCAAGAGGACGAAATCAGGGAAGCAGAGCAGCGGAGAGTGGACCCCATAGAAATTTACCGGATCAGCGTCACTGTTCTGACGGACTACCTCAAAGCGTACAATGAAATTGCAGGCAAAAAACGGTATAGCGAGATACACCGCGATGTATTCTCTATCTTGGCCGAGCAACTAAGACACCCATACCACCTATATCTGGCTGATCTAAATCTGCTGTATCAGGCATTGGATACCGTACAGGACAACGCAGCGCGGCCGGAAGTAGGCGGTATCAGCTTCGCCCTCAGCGTTGAGTCCGCCTTGACAGACGTTCTAAACGACCTGCTGCGCTTTGGTCTGGTAGATCAATACGATATTGACGACGCGAAACGTCAGCGCCTCTTTGGCAACCCCTTTGGGGCTTTCGCGGGCTTACTGATTAGTCGAAAGCAATTTCTCAACAAAGACGGCAAGTATAATTCGGAGGGCGCCCGGAAATTCAAGAAAGAGTACGCTAAGTATCTTCCTGTGCTTGTTCTATGGGATCAACTTCTTCGCATGGTGATCGACACTTATGGGCAGGTGACGGGACGGGTATACCCCGGCTTCGTCCTTAACGACGATGTTATTGCTATCTACATCTCCAAGATCAGCACAATTGGAGTAAACCCCTTCTTCTTCAAGGAGGCGAAAAAAGGGTATAACAACTCTCGGGACTTAGCAGCGTACCTGCACGGCCTGATCTGCCACGAGTTAGCCCACTACGTCTACGGAGTTAGTCACGGGGAGGGTCACGACGAGGGATTTTCGATTATCCGAGAGGATATAGCTTTCCGCACCTACCCCTTGATCCCGGCGTTCAGCCGCCTGTTGTCTGTGGTTTTGGATATACCTGACCCCGAGCGTCAGTCGATCCAGACCGCAGAGCAGAAGCTACGCCAAGAGCTAAAGGTCGCGCAGTCGTGCCCCAAGTGCTACCAGCAATTGATCGAAACGCTGGAGCAGGACGGCCGCCTTGACACAATCGAATGGCTGAAAAGGGCCTAAGCCAAGTCTGCCCCTAAGCCCGCAGCCCGCAGCCCTCGAAAGGGGGTTGCGGGCTATATGCGTCTATGGTAGGGTAACCGCGAAAGGCCCTGCCTTGCCCTTGTCTTACCCTGGAGTGCCTATGCGCCGCAACGACAGCGAAATGGAAAGCCCCGTGGGGGAGCCCCCCGTTCCCTCCATTCCGGGCCATAATCCCCCGGCCTTGTTCTCTGTAACCGTTCTGGATCTAATCGAGCGGTTAGAGTCGAGGTTGACCGGCCCACTAAGGGCGTACTACTTTGCACACCAAGAGCGAATTCAAAAGGCGCTGTTTAATGCCTTGAAAGAGAAGAAGAATGAATTACGCGAAAAGCGGGTAATTCGCAAGACTACGGGCTCGATTGCTCAGGTGTCCAACGAGGCGGTCTACACTTACCCTAACGTGCAAGCCGCAAAGGATGCGGTTGTCGGGATGGTAGCTGACCTTGCAGTTCTCCCGCCCCCGCTACCCAAGCCGTATAACGATGACGCTGGGTTCTCTTTAGCCACAAACGGGGCGCTGCGGGCTTTCCTCTCCCGCGTGGCCGGCGGCTATGCAGACGATCAAGATTATCTGTACGCAGCCCGGCTGCTGATTACACACAGCAAGACTCAGCTACCCCGCCAAGCGGTGATGGGGGCTGTCCGCACCTTAGAGAATTACTTAAAGCCCGCACGGCTGACGAAACCTGGGGCCAAGAAGCCCGACGAGCAGGACTTCCACATCTATTCGCGGACACCGTTGGCCCGAGGCTCTATCCCTCTGACCAAGACCGGGAACCTCAATTGGCGCTATGACCCCAAAACAGGGTACTTGTCGCTATCTACAAAGACCTTAGACCTGTTTACCGCTCAAAACGCCATCAACGAGGCTGGGGGCAACGCCGTGCCCCGAGCCGAGGAGAAGGGCGGATACAAGAATTGGTATCTCGACATTTCGATCAAGGAAGTACCGCTACTTATTGACTACCTGCGGGATCAATACCCCAACGCCGCTGATCGCTTGCAGACTTCTTGGGAAGGGTGGACTGAGCAAGCAGCTAAGGCTCCTGCGCCCCGGCAGATCAAAAAGGGGAGTAAGCAATCTGCCCGGCTACCCCGGCCCGCGACGGGGAAGGTTACTGGTGCCTTGCACCAGGGCGAATACTACGCGCCTGACCAAAGGCACCCGGCCTTTTCTTGGGAGGTAACCCCCGCGGGGGTTATGGTCGGGCTCACAACCCGAGATCGGTTCCAAAAGCGGGGCGGTCTACCCGGTGAGTCGGTATCGGCGCTGTTTTCGTTCTCTGGCTATTTTAACCGATATGGTAAGCGCCTGACGGTAGACAAGTATAAGGTGCTTGTCCCGACAACGCCCACGCAGCTTGCCGTATTCCTGCAAGAATGGCGAGAAGGCGCGGACTCTGAGGGGGACTTGAAAGAGATCCCGGCCGTTTTCGCTTACCTGCCTGCTCTTGCCGAGGCTTGGGAAAAGGCCGGGCTCGATGCCCAGGTACAGCTAAGCCCTGGGCAGATGGTCACTCCCCAGGGGATCGAGAAGGAAGTATACACAGCCAGGGCGCCCCGGCGCCTTGCGTTGGGTGGAGGAGAAACTGTTGATTTGAGCACAATGACACCCAAGCTCCACGACACCTGGGAAGAATTGGTGAGTGGGGACAGCAAACAGATTGTGCGCGATCTTTCGTTTGTGTACCAGTGGTCCCGCCTTCTGCCCAAGGAGGACAAGGCCGCAGAAATGGTACGGATTAAAGGGGGAGACGCGCGAGAGCAGAGCCAAAGCAAAATTCAATCCTCCGGGTTTAAGGGTGAAACTCCCCTGCCTTCTTGGAGTCGGTCGATTGACACAATTGCTGCTGTAGCCAAAGAATTGACAGAACCTTCGTTCTCTGCCTGTCGGGGTGTGTTTGTCGTACCTACCTCTATGGTGGGCACCGATTTCATACCGCAATTGGGGGACGCCTGGGGTTTGCGTGCTCTGGCGGCTGCTACAGACGCGACAAAGAGTAAGATCGTCATTATTGGCACAGACAACGTGAGTGAAATTTGCGGTTGGTTCCTGTACGCCAAGTACCGGACAGACATTAGGGGGAACAAGATAGTAGACAAGGAGACAGGGCAGTACCAAAAGGAGGTCATTCTCAACTACTACTCGGCTAACTTGGCTCAGACCGGGTATGGGGAAGATACATATGAACTCATGCCCGGCTGGGGCAAGCGAATTGACTTGAAAGAAAACCTGAAGTATGCGCCGTTTCCGGTCCCGGTTGTTCTGGGTGAGATCCGGGCCGGCTATGTGCCGCGCCTTGCCCGCGCCCTTGACTTGTCTAATGAATTCGTGTTGTCCTACACGATGCGGATTGCTCTGTTGTCCGCCTATATGCTCAATTGCCCCAAGGCGTTCCCTGTGGCCGCTGCGGCCAAATTCTCCGATATACCTCAACCGGAGCGTGCTCAGATTGAGAATATGTATGATTGGGACAAGATGCAGTACCTTAACAAAGACTACCCCGGCGGGCCTAAAATGATGGGCCTTATGGAGTATCAGAAGATCGGGGCTGCGTATGTATGGCTGCGCGGGGGCCGGGCGTTGATCGGCGACGCGATGGGCTTAGGTAAGACCGTGCAGGCGATCACGGCTGTCCGCATGAGGGCGCCGCAAACACTCCCCGTTGTAGTCGTGTGCCCGTCCAGCGTGCTCTACAATTGGGCTGCGGAGATTGATCGTTGGTATCCCGGCGCTAAGGTTTTCGTAGGTACAGGGCCCATTTTGGGTAAGTTAGGGGATGGAGAGCTAACCGATGCTGAGCGCAACGCTGACTTCATCATCATGGGTTGGTCGAGCACCAGCAAGTACGGCCCCCGTTACTACGACCGTATCAAGACCTTGATCGTAGACGAGTCTCACTACGGCAAGAAATTTGATAGCGTTCGCAGCATTGGCGCCCGAGAGCTGTCCTATCAGGCCGAGTATTCAATCGTTATGTCGGGCACCGCCCTGGATAACGCTAAGCTGGAGGAATTGTGGCCCCAGCTTTCGATGGTGGACCCGGTAGCCTTTGGTGAAGCCTTAGACGGGGAGGGCTACTACAAGTACACGAACAACTTTGTACCCTCGGAGAAAAACACGTCCTTCAAGGGCAATATCCCCACGCTTGATACGGTGGACAACCTGCGGAAGCGCCTTGGCGTCATGCTCCGGTGCTACATGGTCCGCCGCCTGAAAAATCAAGTGCCCCTGGGCCTGGGAGAAAAGACCCGTGTGTACCGGGAAGTCCTGCTGACTCCGGCGCAGCGGAAGATTTACGACACAGAAATGGCTAAGGTGCTGGAGGTAGTAATCCAGCGAATTCGGGAGAAGCGTATCGACGCCGCTCTCAAATTCATCCATGATGGAAAGGGCAAAATTACGGTCTACCAAGCGACCGAAATGGCAAACGAGCTTGAATACAACCCCAAGAAGATCGCCGGCACCGCCTTTGTCGTCTACCTGATTGCCCGGCAGGCAGTAGCGAAGGTCAAGACGCCGTTCGCCATCGAGACTATCGTTACGCGGCTGAAAGAGCACCCTAACGACCCCGTTGTGGTGTTTGTTGAGTTTGACGAGAATATGGGACTCATTCGGCAAGCCCTGGACGCCCGCAGCATCCCCTATGTCTATATTGACGGGAAGGTGCCCCCCTTGGAGCGCCGTCGTCGAGTAGAAGCGTTCCAGAAGGACCGGGATAACTCCAAGGTCAAGGTGTTCATCGGGACACGGGCGGCGCGCGAGGGTATCACCCTCACCCGCGCTAACTACACCCTGTTTGTGGACCGTTGGTATGTCCCGGCCTGGGAAGAACAGGCTGAGGACCGTACTTATCGGTACACGCAGACCCGTGACGTGACGATTGAATTCTTGGTCGTCAAGGATACGATTGACGAGCAGCTAAACGCCCTTATCGAGCGGAAGCGGCAGATCATCGGTGACGTTGTAGGTGAGGATAAGTTTGAAGAATTACAGGAGAAGGGGGATAAGGTAGTAGAGGAGGAATACGCTACCGACCTTATGGAGACTCTGCGGGCCAATATCGAGGGGCTCAGTGGTCTAACAGAAGAAGATACCATCATTGACGAACAGATGGTGCGGGACGCCGCCGCCGAGGACGATGCGTTCACGGACAAGGGGGTGCAGGCGATCCGTGATCCCGGTACGTCCCGACCCAAACAAAGAGAAATCTACAAGTATCTGCAAAGTGTGGGGGGTTCCGCCACTTACGCTGCTTTAGAGGCCGCTGGGTTACCCGCTGAAAGAGCTAAGGCTGGAATTGAAGCGGGGTACTTTAAGGTAGTTACAATCCCGCGTGTGCTCAAAAACAACGGATTGGTGCGGACGGATGATAACGATGGGTCTTTTGTAGTGCCCCCCTTGACCTTGGCTGACATTCCCAAGTTTAAGGTCCAGCCGGGGCAGTTTAAGCTGCGCCAGATCGTTGACCGGAAGGTGACTGAGAACCCCCGGCGGGTCAGCGCCTTAGTCCCGAAGCGGCACCGATGAACCCCAGGGCTGCCGCCGCCCAGGCTGCCGCAGCCGCCGCCCAGGCTCCCGCAGCCGCAACCGCCGCCCTGGTCGTCATCGTCCAGGGCGGCGCGCCCTTGCGGGTACTGCTTCTGCTGCGGGGAAAGACCGCCCCCTGGGCGCCGGGGCTGTGGGGCCTGCCCGGTGGGCATGTGAAGCGGGGGGAGGCGCCGCCGGCCGCGGCGCTGCGCGAAATGGCTGAGGAAATCGGGGCCTCGGGGCCTCGGGCCTTGTGGTACGCCGGCACAGTACGGTCGTGGGCCATCTACTTGACTTACGACAACGGCCAAGCTACTGTTCTCGCGGACGGCGAACACGACGCTTTCGCCTGGGTGGCGGTGGAAGATTTGCCACACTATCCCCTCGCGCCGGGCGTTATGCCCTGCCTTCGCTTGGCCCTGGAGAAGTACCGGAACGGGTAACGAATACATGAACCGCTAAGCGCGGCGCCCGACGATCCCCCTACCCGCCCGCGGTGCCTTCTGGTATCATGGGCGGGTATTATTGCGTTCGACTACCCTTGACGAACGGCAAGGGTCGGGCTACGTTGCCCCCCAAGCCCATCGAGGTCCGCCACCATGCCCGCTGCTTTGACTCCCGATAGTGTGCTGGAAAAAGTCCAAAAGCTGCTTAGCTCGCGGCAAGACGACCGCTCGCAGCGGTTGCTTGCTTGGATGCAGACGCATAGAACCCGGTTGTATAAGTTTGTTGAAGATCGGCTTGACGCAAAGGAAGGGCTGGCCCACGCTTTAGACAAGCTCGATGACAAGTACGCCGACGTGTACGATCTGTTCCTTTACTCGCCCGGCCCTGCCTTGCAGGCCGGGCGTAGCTTTGAATTCTCCCCGGCAACGCTGCCCGCCCTGTTCTCAGACCGAGACAAGCACAAAGTCCGGGCGATCATCCGGTCGGGCAAGAACCCGGAATGGATGGACGAAACCCAAGCGAAGTGGCTGCTGATCGCGCTGACCAGCGACGGCGCCCTCAAACGGGTCACCGAAGCAGGGGTAGCGAAAACCCTGTATGTACGGAAGGACGAGCAGAGCCAAGACGAGACAGAGCAGAAGATAGCCGACTGGTTTGATCGTGGGGCGCGGGCGATGCTCTCTATGCCCCGCATGTCGGACGAAGATCGGGCCTGGGTACGGAGCGTCAACGCTGAAATCCTGGGGTCCAGAGACACCGAATTTCTGCGCCTCGTCGCTAACTACCGTCCGATCAAACCGATGCGGGTGAAGCCGCCTTTCGCAGAGCACGCAGAACGGCGGTTGGAAGCCTTGCTCGGCTACACCCGCTGGATACGCAAGGATGAATTGAAGCGGGAGGACGGGAAAGACAAAAACATCGCCATCGGCACAACGGTACGGGTCATAGCCGGCGCCCACAAGGATCTGGTCGGTGTTACGATAGAGTCCGGCACCAACTCACACAAAGCGAAGGCCGCTGTCGGCACAACCCAGGCTTGGCGCGTCGAATTCCCGCCTACGGAGCCCTAAATGCTGCGCGTAGACTACCCGTGGCCTAAGCCCCTACATATCGCCCCGATTACACCTTACCGCATCCTCCAAGCTCTACTGGATCTTTGCCCGGAGAACACCCCCTTGGGTGCGTTTCTGCGTAAGCGGTACAAGTCGGGGCAAGGCGTGATGGGGCACGATAGCCACCTCGCTTTGATGATCACGCGCGCTATGGCACAACGCAAGGGAGATCAGACCTATGCTGACGCCCCCTACCCTAAGCCCAAGGTCAAGCCGGTAGCAGAAAACGTGTTTATTGACAAAGACCGTGATTTGATCTTTGATGTACGGTACTTTCCGTCTGCCTTCGGGCTGAAACGGGTAGAGAAGCCCGCTATGAGTGACGGCACCGCGAATATGTGGATTGAGGCTACACACCGGGGTTTGTATGACAGGGTGAGGCCCCACACAAAGGCCGAGGGTCAAGTATCGTTCTATCTGCTTTTGCCTTACGCCAATTTCTTGCTCCAGGCCGTCGAGTTGGGGTACGGAATAAGTATATACCCTTACGCTTACTACCCCCGCATCGTGGTCACCGCGGATAAGGCCGGGATAGGCCCCGTCATCGCAGTATTGACCAGCAAAGCGGGCCACACCGTATACGCCAACAGAGACTATGCGGAAATCGCTAATTACGGGTATGAGCCGGTGCGGGACACGCAGGGAACAATCATCGACTTAGAAACGGTCCTCGGCCCGTGGCGGGTGCGCTACCCCGAAGGCATGACACCAGAAGATTGGCAAAACCTCGCCGTACAGAAAAAAGAGGGGACCAAAGAGCGAGCAGCCTGGAAAGAGGAGGGCCCCGAGAACGAAGATGTGCAGCGGTGGGCCAAAAAGCTGCACTTGACCGATCACGGACTGCGCGTGCTGTTTGGCTTAGAGGGCGACATACACCTTGGAGACACCCCGGATTGGGATGCCGTGGCGGGGGCCTTGGCTTACCTTGCGGAACAGAACCCCGTGCTCGCCTTTGCGGGCGGCACCGCGGGCAAGCAGACCAGAAGCATTATCAAGAGTCTGTACCCCGTGGCTGACGTGTATTCTCCCGAGAGTAACCCCGGTATGATCGCAAAATTCATACAGCAGAAGTTACAAAACCGAGAGAGAGAGCAGGAGGAAGCAAAGGAACGAGGCTACGTTCTTAGCGGGGACCGGGCCCCGTTCTACTACACACCCTGGGACAGCGCCGCCCTTTTGCTCAATACCTACGGGCTGTCCGACAAACAAAAGGACGAGTACCAAGCCTACGCAGACGCCGCAAGGAAGCAAGCAGAGGACGAAGCACAACGAGAATTCGATGCAAGCCCCGCGGGGATAGAGCGGAAGCGGCAAAAGGAGGAACAGCGTAAACGGGGTGAGCGTGAGCGTGAGATCCAAGCCCAAAAAACAGCCCGAAACACTGAAATTCGGACAAAGATCGAAGCAAACAAGGACGCTCTGGATGACCTGCGCCAAGAGGGTTTGCGGAAGCTGACCGAGTACGTCACCCAACACGCAACCTCATGGACCCAACGCAAGGCGTTCAACCGCGCCCAAAAAGGCCCCTTAGAGGCCATCCTGTTTATCGGAGAGAAGCCTTACTACTTAGAGGGCGAAAAGGAGAGGGGGGATTACGTCATCCACAAAGCTGGGACAAACGATATTGGGGAATGGACGGGGCGCCGAGTGAGAACCTACAATACCCCCGCAGAGAAATTAGGTCTGCCCCTCTCCGATTTCATCGCGGGGTATCAAAGACTCATGCAGCAATACCCGCTTTTCGCTTATACGGGGGATCGGGGGGACGAAAGGAATGGCGTTGTGTCCTTCCTTGTGGGAAGTTATCGGGGCGAGCATCAGCCCACAGCGTTAGAAGATATGTACCGCGTCCTTATGTACCGAAACCACCTACAGGATCAAGAACCCTTGATCCAATGGCCCGCCCGCTTCGGTATCCCTCCCACCCTAAATCGCAAGGATTTCCAATGACCGACAAGGTAACCTACGTCTACTCCAAGGTACTGACCTTTGAGGGAGTATTCGCCACAGCCCGAGGCAGGCTTGAACGGCTTGGCCTATACAACCTTGATGTAGTCTTGCGGGTTATTATCGGTATGACAGCCCCCGTGGGTGTGTTCCCGCCCGCACCGCTCACGAAGGCCAAGACGAAGCCTAACCTGGGCGACTTTTTGGTGTACGGCACCGCGGGGGGTAGAGAATTCTACTTTAACCCCTACTTTTTCGCTGACACAAGCGAAGTGAAATATGTAAAAGGCAGCGGCGACCCCGACTTCCCCATCGAGCGGTATACGGAAGCGATAGGGCGTTTAGGTTGCAAAGAAGCCTTCGCTAACCAATGGTATATCGCCGTTCCGCCGGAAATTGGGCGTATCGTCGAGGAGGGATACGAGCGGGGCTATCGGCCCCTCTTTACAGACAGGGGGCTTTACCTTTTTGACTTCCTGCCGGGGGCTAAGCCCATTGTGCAGAGCGGCACGTTGCCTGTATTGGTGGTGCTCCATATCGGCGACCCCGCGCACCCGTTGACCGGGGATTTCCCCTATTGGGACGCGCAGATGCGGAAGTCCAGCGTATACATACCAGAGGAGATAAAGACGAAATACCTGAGAATTCGTGACAATTACGCCGTTGTGAAGCCCGATGGGGTCACTTACCCCAAGGGCGTGCTGAACCTGAACGAAGCACGGGCCGCGGAGAAGGCGGAACGCGCAGAGCAGGCCGCCAGAGCCAAGGGACGTAAGGCGATCTTGTCTGGTGGTCAGGTCGAGGCTGACGCCGAGGCCATCGGTCTGACCGAGCAGGGCTACCAGAACCTACTCACGCTCGGCTACCCGTACATGATCCCCAAGAATATTTACGGGAAAAAAGAGCTACAGTATGATCCGGCTAAGCCGCCCCCTGAGTATGCCCAAGCGGTTACGGGCGCGTTGGCTTTCCTCGCACGCCAAGACCCCACTATCATCCTCGGCCGAGGCTCTGTCTCAGACTTTGCCCGTAGCATCGTAGACGTATTTTTGCGTACTACGCATTTGGCTACTGACAGCGAAGGAGGAAGAAAGCTGAAAGTCGAGAAGATGATCAGGGAAGATCGGGAAGCAAAGCGGAAGTTAGCCCTGTGGGAACAAAGGGGCTGGGATCAGAGGGGCTTAAAGGAAGAAGATCGCTTCTACCCCTATGCAGCAGCCAATATCTACTTCGATCAGACCTATTCTATGGCCGTTCCTGTTGCGGCTGTCATAAATCACCTACACTTGGGTCACGACGAAGCGCAGAAGTACGGCGAGCGTGTATACGCCGTGCGAGAAGCGGCGGTGGAGGACTTACATGGCAAATACCACAATATGCCAGAAAATGTGGAGCGGAGGGAGCGCGAAGAACGCGAAGAACGGGAACGAAAAGAGCGGAATGAGCGGCGGCCCCGAGTCCTGCGGGAGATCAAAGAACGTATGCAGGCTTGGATCGAGAGCTATCCCCCCGTAGACGTGAGCAAGGCACTGAAATCCACAAAGAACTACATATTCTACGTTAATGGGGGCTGGTACTTACCTTTACCCAAAGAGGCAAAAACAAAGCAGGGCTTCTGGCCGCTATTAGATGCAATCGGAAGTCGCTGCCCGCGCGACTACACGCAAGGTCGTGTTGCTCCCCTGGAAAAATTTGTTGAAGCCTACGACCGTGTAGCGGAGGAGCTACCTGGGGCTATGCCTGTACCCCATCGGGACAAAAATGCCCATTACGAAGCAATCCGTTGGGCAGATAGCCAGCGCCTTGACTATGTGAACAGAACCGGCGACATAGAACAGATGGTCGTTTTGGTGCAGGAGAAGCTGGCGTCTAAACCCGATACCGACGAGGACGCATAGCGTGGCCCGGACACCCATCACTGATCGATACCGCTTTGTGACCAATTGTATTGGATCTACCGAGGAGGATATTTCCGCCCTCAAAGAGACGGGGGAGGAAGTCAGCCGGCAGACCTTCGCACGGGCGCTCGGCCCCGAGGAATGGGCCTGGATACAGTATCAGTTGGGGTACAGAAAAGATTTCCGTATCACAACGGATTGGCATGTAGGCTACTACCGCGGCGTTTACCGGGGGGTTCCTGCGTTCTACCTTGTGTGGAGCGGGATCGAGTACATATTCACCCTGGACGGGCAGCAAGGCCCGAGCCTGAGCACACGGCGTCGGTAGCCCGCCCCCACGCCCCATGCCCCTTGCCCCCGACCGGGTTACACTCTGGTCGGGGGTTTGTCGTGAAAAAGGCAAGGCTGAAAAAGGCAAAGTCATGGTCGAGCGGGGTGCGTGTACCCAAGAAGCGCAGCGCGGGCTACGCGCGCATCCCAGCGCCGCGCAAGGCCAAGGCCCCGCCCCGCAGACCGCCGCCGCCCCCGACGCCCGCCCTGCGCCCGTTTCAGCGCGACGGGGTGGACTTCTTAGCCGAGCATAACTGGCGGGTACTGCTGGCCGACGCGCCGGGGTGCGGCAAGACCGGCCAAGTGCTCACCGCGATCAAAGAGAATGTGCGAAAGCTCTGCCCCGCGCTGGCGGTCGTGCCTGCCAGCGTTGTCCAAAACTGGCGAAACGAAGCGGAAATGTGGATACCCGGCGTCCGCGTGCAGATCGCCGCGGACGTGAACGCGCCGCTGGAGCGAAATCACCACCTAACGATCACCACCTGGGACGTTCTCGCCTCGCGGCAGGAGGAATTCATCGAATACACCTACCGGCTGCTGATCGCAGACGAAGCGCATTATGCGAAGAACCCAAAGGCTCAGCGGACACAGGCGGTCGGAGCCGTCGCAGAGAGCGTTAATCACATGCTGCTGCTGACGGGTACTCCCCTGGTCAACACCGTAGACGAATTGGAAGTCCTGCGGGGCTTGTTTGGAACAGAGAGCCCGCCGATGCTGCGCCGGCTGTTAGAGGACGTGGCCCCGGACATTCCTCCGAAAAAGCGGATCACGCTCACCGTTGAAGTGCCCGACGAGATCCTGCACGAGTATCGAGAGGTCGTCGCGCTGTACGAACAGTGGTTGGAGTCCTATCTGCCTAAAATCATGGACGATCCGATTGACGTGGAAGCGGCGGCAGAGCGGGCCACGTCGTCGGAACCCTTGTCAAAGCTGACCTATCTGCGGCGGATTATTGGGCGAGGGAAGATCCCTGCGGCCGTTGCCTGGACACTCAGCATGATCAAGAAGGGCGAACCCGTCGTCATCTTTGGTCAATACACCGACGTACTGGACCTTTTGGGACAGTATCTCTCCAAGCTCGGTGTGACCTACACCCGCCTTGACGGGTCATCGAGCACGGAACAGCGGCAAGCGTCAGTCGATGCTTTCAAGTCCGGGCAGGTCGATGTATTCATCGGTTCCCGCGCCGCGGCGGAAGGCATTACGCTGGTGCGGGCCGCGAACCTGCTCTTTTTGGAACGCTGGTGGACCCCGGCTGCGGAGGAACAGGCAGAAGATCGAATTCGTCGGTTGGGCCAGAAGCGGCCGACGACCATCTGGTATCTGCACGCCGAGGGCACCTTAGACGACCGGATCACTGATATTGTGGAGCGCAAGCGGACGCTGGTGGCCCAGCATATCGGGACCGCGACGATTGAGCACCAATCCTCGCCCGAGACACTGAGCGTCTGGCGGAAGATCAAAGAGCTATCCAAGGGTGTACCCCTGGTGAGCCACAACCCCAAGGCGGCGCTCGACCTGCCTCCGCTACCGGACAACGAGAAGATCGTCCGTAGCGTCATCTTCGACGCTACCCGATGGCCGATTGACGCGCTACAGCGCCACCTACGCCGCAATAGATACAGAACCCGCAAGATCAACCGACAGAACAATGTCATGCAGATCATCGTGCGTAGCTTGACCAGCTTTGCCCCCAACACCATTCGCCGGGTGAAGCTGGCCGAGGGTATTATTTTGGAGATCGGCAAGCCGTTGAACACCGCCGATGCAGCCGCCCGTATGCGTCTGGTCCGGGCCGAGCGCAAGCGGCGCGGGGTGTCCGTTCTCTCCAACCGCAAGGTTAAACCCAAGGTATTGCGCGCAAAGCGCCTTTGATCCCGCCCTGCCCCGCTCGCCCCCTTACACTAACCTATTGTCGCTTGACAATACCCGGAGCGCACGTTATGTCTGAGTCCGTATCCCCCCGCGAAAACGCCGAGGTCAACGTCTATTGCGGGGGTGAAGTGTTCCCCGGCCTGCGCTTAGACGGTAACTTTGTGCTGGTGCTCTTTAGCGAAAACGCCCTCAACGCCGAGGTTCACGGCGTCCATGTGGGCGACGTGATTGAAGTAGACAAGGACCACGCGATCCGCACAATCTCACGAATTCACGAATATCAAAGCCGGTTTCTGCTGGCCTGGGACGATGACCGGCCGAGCCCGGTGGACCGGGTGATCGACACAATTACGCGCTACCAGGGGAGGTGTATCGGTTATCTCGCTGAGAGCCGCGTTTTGATCGTTCTGCACGATCAACCGCTTAGCTTCCCCTCGCCCCCCGGTGTCCTGATCGCCGCGTCCTACCCGCATAGCGGGCGGCTATCCCCCCTTCCTGACTCTGCCCCTGCCCCTCTCCCCGGCCCCGTGGGCCCGTAGGTGCCTAATGTATGATCCCAAGCCCTTTGTCTCCTTCGGTGTGGCGCCCAACGCTGCTGTACTGCTCGCGCAGAAAATGAGCCGTAAGCATGGATTGAGCGGCCCAACGGTGGAGGCAAAGGCGCGGGAGATTGTCGAAACGCACGCCCCGCAGATGGCCCGCTTGATTTTGACTTGGCGAAAGGACGGCCGCCTCTATTGCCGAGACTGTCAGGGTCGGTTCTCTGAGCTAAAAGCGGCCTTGACCCCGGAATACTTGGACGGCCTCAAAGCCCGCTGCGATACCTGGGCCGACAAGAACGGGGGGACAACAGAAGAAATTTGGATCAGCACCAACGGCCCTGTGCTATGCTGGCGCAACGCAGAAGCCGGCTGGGCTTGGCTTCGCTAAATACCGCGCTGGCCCTCGCAGGCTCGCTCACGCTGTTTAGGGTGATGGATGCCTTCGATCAAAACCCCGTTCGCCCCCGAGGATGACCGGGACGTGCGCGCCTGGGAAGCCCTGGGGGCGAAGTTAGCCGGCCGCCCCCGGTTGTGGCAGTACGCATACCGTAGGTTTTATTGGGTTCAACGGGAGATCCGCCGGGCATTAGGGATCTCCCGCTTCCGCCATGTGTGGGAACGGGGCACCGTGAAGGGCAACGCAACCACGCAGGGAGAAGCCCTAATCTACGGGGCTGCAACCCTTGACGGCAACGCTCGCGCGTTGGAGCGGGCCCAAATCTACGGCAACGCTCGGGTCACCGATCAAGCCAACGTCGGCGGGCAAGCTATCGTCGCTGATAACGCGCACGTTGGCGGGCGGGCAACCGTTAAAGGGGTCGCTCAGGTCGGCGGACACGCGATTGTGTCAGGAGAGGCCCACGTCGGCGGGCGCGCCCGCATCACAGGCAAAGCAAAGATCGGGGGTACAGCCGTGATCCTTGGGGGCACCTGGGATGGCTCCGAAGGGGAGGTCACGTCGGGGCGCTGGCTCGGCCCCCGCTCCCCCTACCCGACGCTGGAACGCAAAAACGGACAACGCCGCTAAGGCCCAAACCCGCCGAGGACACCGACCATGACGACGCGCAAATTGTACTTAGCCCACGTTCTTGCCAATGCCGCTAAACACATAGACCACAAATTAGGCTGGGAGACTGTTCCCCCCAAGGACATTCTACTCGGCTGGGTTGAAACAGAGCTAAGACGCCGCGGAATTGGGTTGGAGACAGCCCCACTTCCCGCCGTGCAGACGAAGCTCTGGTATCTGCCCGCACAAGCCCCCTTTCATCCCAACACTTACAGCGGTAGCCCCGTGACCGTTTATCGCAAAGTACCGGGAGTAACGGTGCCTGCTGATCGGTTTATCCAGCCGACAGAATACACAGACACCGTTATCATCAAAATCTTTGACAACTATCCCCCCAGCCTAATCTACTCTCCCTCTAATCAACTCAAAGATCAAGTCATTCTCAAAGCGGTACGGGACCGTTTTGCCGGGGCGCTGGTGTCTAATGCCCTTAGCCCCCGGTGGGCGCACACCCGGTCTGCCCCGGCCCCCTTGCTTTTGCCTCAGACAGACGCAAGCGATTGGCCGCCTCCGCTGCCCCCCGGCGTTGATCGGTACAACCGTGACCGGCTAAATGCTGCCTGGGGGGCCCTACCTAAGCACCCCGAGGTGGTGGCGATGCAAACCGCATACTTAGCCCTCCCCCCAGGGAAGTACGGAGGCCCAACCCTTTCTAATTGGAATATGAACTATTCCTTTTTGTGCGGGAAGCTACAAGACAACCCGACGCGGGCGGAAGCCCAAAATTGGCTCAACGCCGTCTTACTCCCAGGCTTACGCGAAATGCTGCCGACCAAACGAGTAGAGTCCCCCGCACCCGAGGCAAACACGGCTTGGGAGGCAGAGTTTACGCGACTCCAAGAGCAGGCCCGCGAGCTTGACCGCACCCGGTCAGCACTACACGGGAGACTCAAGGCTTGGGATAGAGTTGGGGGGCCGGACAGGAGCCACAAAAAAAGCATGACAGAGTATAGGGCTTTAGAGCAACAATTACAATCGGCTACGCAGCAGTACCAAGCAGCACAAGCCGCCCTGAAAGCCCACAAGGCCAAGCGCCCCGCCTAAGTCGAGGACACCGACCATGAAAGCCGTCAACGAAACACAAGGCCGCGTCTACAGGCGGTTATCGACCAAGATCAAGGGTAAACCTGCGCTGAAAGCGTGGGTAGATCAAAATATACCCCGTACCTTTGATCTAATCGCAGACGCCTTGGACGCGCGGGATGCTGTAGGGCTTGACCCGTTCCTGCCTCTGCTGCTGCGCCCGGTCCTGCTGGCCTATGGTGTGGACCTAAGTCCAGACCCGCAGGCAGACGGCCTTTACGAATTCATCCCAAACCCGCCCAGCGTCATGCGGGATGGCAAGGCGGGCCGCACCTTGATCCTGGGAAACAGGGAGTGGTCTGTGGGGTCGGCTCGGGGCCAGTACAAAGGCTTAGCTGCTGACCTAAAGATGCTGGTGAACACCCTCGCTGCTACGGTCACACCCCAAGGCAAGCTCAGCCTGGATGAAACGAAACGGGCTGCGCGCGAAATCGGCCTCCTGTCCGGCAAGGCGGGTCTGTCTCACGTTCCTGCTCAGAATATCGCAATAGACCGCCTCACCAGCGGTCCCTGCGTGGTATTCACGGCCGGCACCTCAATTGATCAGTATACTGCCTTCAATGCTGGGTTCACAGAAGAACGGTTGCGCCCAGGTGTACCCGGTGTCATACCGGAAAAACAGCCGAGCCTACAGTCCTACACAGAATACTTAGCCTACATGGAGGGGAAATACGAGGAATATGGCGGACGCAATCAGTACCTAAGCAGCCCTGAGTACAAGGTATTCCTTGAAAAGAACCAAACCAAGATTGACCTGCTGATCAACGCTTACCTGCAAGAACACAAAGACAAGATCGCGGGGCGTATGTCGAGTCAGGGGATAGCGGCCGGAGATCGCGTCTGCGCTGTCATTAAGAGACTTGGTGGATTTACCGAAGCGCAGATTTGCGGTGTCATCGAAGCGACAAAGGCCACGAAGTCGGGCTACCGTATCCGGCTGGACCTACCTAACCTCTTTGACAAGAAATTCATCCCTTATGAGGGGGATAGTGGCTTCCGCAAGGTCGCCCCCGACACGCAATCGAAAACGCGGGCCAACGGCTACCGTGCAAACCCTCTGCTCTCCTGGCAAAATGAATTCAAGGGGAAGCAGGGCGCCGCTCACTACTACTTTGGGCCCATGCTCCGGCAGGACGCTAAAGAGAAATTCTCTAAGGGCTTAGACCACGTTGATCGCCTCGCTTTGGAGCGGGGGCTACCCTCGCTGCGCCTGTCCTTTATGATCGCCCCTAACAATTATCGGAGCGAGGAATTCTACAAGAGGGCGTCTGAGGAAGCCAAAAAGCGGAAGTCTGTGGTGCTTATTGACTTCGTACACCCCCCGCTACAAGGCTCCAAGGCCAAACCCGGCGATCCTTTGCGGGAGACACCACACACGTTCTTCAATGCCTTCCACCGCCTCAATGAATTGCTGCTGGGCCCATTCTCCTACGATCTTGACGAGCAAACGTGGCGTAACGACCCCTTTGCTCGGCTGTACGCAAAGAACTTTAGGGGGAATATCCAGCCCTTCTCTTTCTGTAACCCCCAGCTACTCGCGGAGTATCAAGCCGCAGCGCGGAAGGTCAATGATTGCCTTGACCTGCTTGTGAAAGAAAGCCGGGGGGCCCTGAATTACAGACAGGCCGACGCTTGCTTATTTTCGTCTGGTGTCGATACAGCCGCGGGTCGCCTTGGGGCCCTGGATAACGATTTGCAAGTCGTGGCCGATGTTTTTGCGAAATTCTGCGTTTCTAAGGACGGTTGGATCGTCAACCCCGATGTGCTGCTGTGCGAAAATCTGCTGCCTTCCGATGTAGTCGAACAGGTCAAAAGCGTCCGTAGTCGATGGGCCAAGTATTTGGCTCTGCTCGTCGTGAATATGTACTACACCTTCGCAACATTTATCCATAAGTATTACGGCATCCAAGACGAAGTGTATAAGAAAGCTCGGGGTGCGCGTGACCGGAAAGAGGGGGGAGAGAATATCGCAGATTACCTTAAACGCCGGTTTGACTCAATGCGGCGGGACACGACCCGCTACACACCCTCTTGGGCTGTCGCTGATGCGGCGGACTTCACTAAGGCGTTTGGAAGGGTTCTCCCCACACAATCCGTAGAGGACCAAAGCGACTACTTCCTACGGCGGGCATATTGGCCTTACTTGCCGGGCAGCGATGGCTATGCGAACAGAATGACACAGCTTTTGTCAGAGCAACCCGTAACGTGGCACACAGATATTGGGTTTCGCAAAAAGTACAGGTCTGACGACGACGATAACACCGACGAGAACAGAGGGGCCGAAGGTGACAAGACAGACGACGGGTTGGGGTTCTATCGGGTCAGCGTAGGATCGACACGCATAAGTAAAAACTTGCCCGGCCTGTACGTTGAGTACGTTAACGGCGAAGAAGAAGGCACCTTCACCGACGAGCAGCTACAAGGACCGAGGACGACATGACCACAGACCGAGACACAGAATTTGCGTTGCGGCTGAAAGCGGCGGCGTTGTGGCGGCTGGTAGACCGGGAGATCACGCTGCGGGAGCGGGAGAGCCCTGGTCTGCGCGAATGGGTAGACCAGAACGAAAGCAAGACCGCCCGGCTGATCTACGCTGCGGTTGAGGCCCAGCCGGGACTACGGCTGCCCCCGACGCGGGAGAACATCGCAGCGTGGGCACAAAGCTCTTACCCTGAAAGGGGCGATGGCGGGTTCCTTGTGCGCGGCTCGGCCCCTTCCCCCGGTAGCTTGGCGGCAGACTTCTACGGCGCCCTACAGGGCATCTTCGTAAAGCGAATGTTTGTCTCGGACATTCAACGGGTACTCGCAGACCGAGCAGATACGGGCGCCATTACCATCGAACAGCAGGAAGAAGCCCGTCGCATCTGGAGTCAGGACGCCGCGAAATACCTAAAGGATATGTATGTCGCGCACGACTACGGGCAGATACCCTACGGTGAACGCTACGGAGCCGTGAAAGCCTGGATGAATAAGCACTACCCGGTGACAAGCAAGCGGAGGAAGGCAAAGGTTGACGATTAGGGTCGGGCGAAAACTGCGCTCGACAACCCGGCCCCGCCTGTGCTATACTGGCGGGGCTTTTCCCTGCGAGGTACGCCGTGGTCGCCCCCAAAAACATTGATCCCCAAAGGGTCATCGCAGAAGTCAATGCCCGGTTCCCCGCCGCGCGTGACTTCGACCTAACCGATATGGTCGAAAAGGCCCTCGCCTGGGAGGAAGTCAAGCGCAACGAGGACACTACACGGGCACGGGTCATGCGGGCCTTGTTCGCAGCCAGCACAGATCGAAACTACACCGCTTTACTTGCGTTGTACGTTCGGGGTTTAACAGAACCGATCAAAACAGAGGAATTACTGTCTGCCTTCCGTACCTATGCTCCCCGAGCAACACGAAAGGAAGAAAAGGCCGCGAAAGAACAGTTATCAGCCTTGTACGATCTAAGCGAGACACAAGCTGTACTCACCGACGTAGGGCGAGAAGTCCTCACAGAATGGCGGGATAGAGCTACTCAAACGAGTCTAATCCGCAAGGCAGAAGCCTCCCCCCGCGTGCTGGATCTGAATGGCCCCATCGCGCACTACTTTGACAAGGCTGAAAAAGACGTAGCCGATCTCTACCGCAATTGGCCCACACGCACAAATATAAAGGGTTTTGGGGCAAAGCTGTCTGACCTGTTAAGCGAAAGAACGTCAGTCCCCCTAATCTACATGGGGCAAAACGCGGTTGCGGCGGGTTCTTACATCATCCCTATCGACGTTTACCAGAAGATCCGAGGCAACCGGGTAGACCTGTTCGACCCCGCTTGTGATCGGACGCTGGGGTACAACCGCACGGGCAAAAAGGCAGAAGATCAGATCAACCTTGTTTCTCCGACTCAGGAAAATATTGCGGCGGCCCGCCTATCCCAACCTCAGCCCGTGCGGGGCGTGTCCGCGACAAGAGATAGCGTAGACATAAACTTGGGTCAATACTCACTAAGCGCCAAACTTATCACGCTGCTCAAAAAAGCGGGTTACTCCCGTTTCCGAGTACACCAGATACCAAAAAGCGAAATGCTGCTCATACTGGACGCCGACACAGGCAAACAGCTAATGCTGGTAATGCCTATGCTTATGCGCTAATTTCTGCTTTCGACCAGAGGACACACACCATGCCTTACACCCAAGACCCAAGCGTGCTCATTCAGCGGGGCGCCAGCGCCTACGGCGTTTGCGAAAATAAGATCCAAAAGAAGCTAAAGCCGAACAGCCCAAAGGACAAGAAGTACCAAAGCAAGCCGCTGTACTACGGGGCCTTTCTCGCCAAGGGCTTGATTGAGCGGAGGGACAAAGAGCGGCAGAAGGGTAAGGTGGATGCAATCGCCGCCTACTGCTACATCCTGGGCGTGTTCAAGCAATACATGGTCAAGGTGAACGCCCATATCCAGGGGTTCAAGTCTGAGCACGACGACTACCACGAAATTAGTAACGAAGTAGACAATATCTTCGATTGGGCCGCAGGAGAAGAAGGGTACACTGAGGGTTGGGCCGAGGATTTCCGAGCAGACGCAGCCGCGGCAATCGACAAGACCGTAGACGAATTGTATGACTATCAGGCTTCCCGTTTGACCTACACCCACAAAAAATGGGTAGATTACAAAGTTGGCCGTGGGTATAAGGCTAAACAGGTTGACTACAGCATCTACGGCGATTTTTTGGAGAAATGCCTACAGTACCTTAACGAGCTGGAAAATACCGATACCAAACTCAACCGGCTGCGCTACGTTGAGGGTGCGGGCGTAATCGAGAGCACGGTCGATATTGAAGGCTTAGACCCGTCCGCAGGTCCGTTTGTGTTCGATGATGCCGTGGTAAAGGACAACGCAACCTTAGCGGGTACTCCTGAGATCAGGGGCGACGCAGAGGTTTCCGGGGCCGCTACGGTGTCGGGTCGGGCGCTGGTATCGGGCAGCGCCCAGGTCGGGGACGAAGCCCTGGTGACGGACGATAGCTATGTAGGCGATAATGCCGTCGTCATTGGCGGTGCTTGCGTTTACGGCCATAGCCAAGTGTGCGACGGAGCCCAGGTTTATGATGATGCTCAGCTTCACGACCGGGTTTACGTTGGTGGCCGGGCACAAGTAGGGACGTGCAAGCTCTACAATGATACCATCGTTGAGGGCGACGCCGAAATTAGCGGCGGTGCTGTCATCTACGGCGGCACCTGGGACGGCTCCGAGGGCCCGGTCTATGGCGGCGTATGGCGCGGCCCCGGCGAACCCCTCTAACCCTTGCTTTCTATCGCCGCCAAGGGGTAGACTGGCCCCTCTCCTCCTGCCCGCCCCCGAGGTATCCCGTGTCCTACCGTAGCCCCCCTAAAATTTGGGCCGCTCTTGATCTCTTTGTGGATAAGATGCCCCTGCCTGTGTTTCAGGCTGTCCTGCCCGACCTTATAGCCTCCGGTGGTGAGGGTAGCCCCGAGAACGGGGACGGGCACGAAAAAACCAGAAACCGCTGGCCGACTTTGATCGTAAACGAGTTTCTTCGAGCGTTTCCTCCTGTCATTCCCTCGGACCCGCGGGCCATCCCTGTGAGTACTTGGCCCAAATGGCACAAAAAGGCAAAGAAAGAAACGGAAGAAATAGAAGGAGGCCAATCCGTAGGTAACATAAAGGATATTTGGGTTGTACCCAAAGCCGCAACCCGCAAAAGTCCGTCTCTCTTGATTTTGCAGTCTCAGTGGCCCAACCACGAAACGATGTCGATCAGTGACGTTGTGGACAATATGGACCCAAGGACAAAACCCCCCACCGAACTTCACCGCTCCGCAGATTTTGTTGTACTAAGGGGGGTTGAAATCAGTGTTGGTTCTACTCGTGTTATCCGCGACCCTTGGCTGGTCGAGTACGATGCCCATGACCCCGAAAGTCTACTTAAAGCCCTACAGGATTGCGGGGTGTGCATCCTCGACAATGACCCCAAAACTGCTGTCTGGAGGGCACACTTTGCCCCGACAGCCCATATCCAGCCCATAATTGGGGCAATTCAACAAGAAATGTGGAGAAAAAAGCAGGGGCTTCCCCTCGAAAACTTTGGGGAGTACGATGACTCTTGGGCGCACCTATTTAAGCTCTTGCTGTTTTGGGGGGTGATTAGGCAGGTAGTAAATCAGTTAAGGGCTCAGCGTTGAGTGTTAAGGTATTCTGCCGGCGCGGGCCGCAGGAACGTGAGCCCCGTGCTTGCTTGCGCCTGCCGCTAAAGGGTAGACTGGCCCCTTTCCCCCCATACACCCCCGAGGTATCCCGTGTCTGACGAAAAGTACGAGCCCTTAGCCTACAAGGCCGCCCAAAAGATTGTGCGGCGGCTCACCCCGGCGCGGGGCAGCAGCGACTTGAACCTATTAGACTGGCTCGCCGCCTACCCGGAGCAAGCCCGGCTGCTCGACTGGATCGAGGCGAACCCCATCCGTACCGCAGAGCTATTGTGGGAACGGGCCCCGTTTGAATTTGACCCAAAGGGCGAAGTCCTCTATGGGCATACCGACGAGAACACCGCGTATGTCGTGGAGGACTACCCCTATGGGCGACACCGGACGCTCATGCGGTACTGGCTGGAGTACAAAAAGAACAAGGGGTATCGGTTTGTCGCGCAAACGCTGAACCCCACGACAAAACGGTGGAATAACCCCCACCCAGGCACCTATTCTACCTACCTGCTGATGGTCCGGCTGTTCAGCAACGACCACGTTCATTCTACCGACCCTGTTTCCTCCGGCCCCTTGGGCACAATCCGCAATATCCGGGCTTATGGTCAGTCCTACGGACCCGAAGTATGGGGTGAGATCAACGCATATCTTGTCGCCGGCCTCGTGAACAGCCTCAAAACCCTAAAGTTCAAGAAAAAGACAGGCAATTCCGGCTGGTCTGTCAACGGGGTGCCTCAAAAAGCAACGCTGTCCGATCTTGCATGGTCCTATGAGCACCTATTGGAGTACGCCCTGGCCCTTGCTCTCGTGGAGTCCGTGCGGGGCAAGTAGAGCCCCGTCCGCCGCTCGCCCCTGGGGTATCTGGAGAGCAAGCTAATGGCAAAGAATGTCCTTGCGATCAGCACGACGACGCATGACGCGAAGCTGAGTACGTCGGTTGCGATGACCGAGGCGGCCCTGTTTCGCATCAAAGAGCGCAATCCCCAGGCGGTTATCCGCACCATCAACGCGAACGACCTGCACATTGTGCAGAACCTAAGCTGCTATGCCAACGGCAAGCGGGACTGCGCGAACCCGGAGTCTGGACCCTATCGGTGCTGGGCGCACTACGAAAGTGTGAAGAACCCCAAGAAGTACGGCGGCGTCGATCAGATGCCTGTGATCTACGATGGCCTTGCGTGGGCCGACACCGTGCTTTTTGCGACTTCAACCCGGTGGGGTTCACACTCAGCCCTCATGCAGAAGATCATCGAGCGCATGGACACCCTGGAAAACCGAGGCGCAAGCTGGGGTGAGCCCTACCCGATGACCGGCAAGCGGTGTGGGGTCATCGTCGCGGGTCTACACTGGAAATCCCTCGCCGCGGCTACACACTTACAGGAGGTCTTTCGCTGGTTCCACTTCCAAGTACCCACGGAAAATGGGGCCTTTGTGTGGCAGCGGACAAACGACCCCTACTTTGAGCATCCGGGCGCAGACAAGCCGTTCTGCGAACGATGGTTAGAGAGCAAAGCAGGCCAGCAATCGCTAAACCTGTTTGTGGATGCTCTGCTCGCGCCTTGACCCGCCTTCGCTTAGTCCTCGACCCACGTTACGGTCGCGGTCACATCGTTGGCGTTGGCCGAAAATGCAGTCACCGTGACGATAGTACCCGCCTCTAAGACAATATCGAGGTCGGATAGGTCGTCAGTCGAGTTTCCGGTTTTTGCCAGGGTGAAAGCGTAGATCAAGGTTCCACCGGATACTGCGGTCGCCGCGGTGTCCACGTCAGTCATTGACGTAGCCGCAGACACCCGCGAGAATTGAGCAGCAGTCAAGGTTGCGCCGGTATACAGCCTGATCTCCACTGACTTTGTGCCGTCGCAGGCAACCGATAGGCGGTCGAGGCGAAGCTGCCCTGTGGCCGCTTGGTTCTGGTACACCCGCGTAGAGCGCAAGGTCATTAGGGGCGTGAGCACGCCGGCCCCAACGGCCCGCGTCGCCGGGTAGGCAAACCGCGGCCCAAGGAAGCGCACATCGCCCTCGGTGAAGGCCGACCCCGACGCGCCCCGGACAGCTACGCTGGTGGTGGACCCGGTGTTCCGGCTCTCCCAAGTGATGTACGCCGCCGGGTTGCGGAGCACCGTCGAAGTCCGCGCGTTGGCGTTCTGAATGGTGTGGCAGAGCGCAAACCGCCCCGTCTTGGGGTTCTCGATGTAGAAGAACGCATCCCCGTAGCCTAAGTATTGGAATTGAATGGCGTAGATGTTGCCGTTCTGCGGGTTGAGAGTAACGGCTGACGCCCCGGTTCCGTTGAATTTGTCCCCGTTCCAGGCGGCCTGCGGGATGAAAGTTTCTGTCGGAGCTACGCCGATGGTCGGGATCGTGAACGCCGCGACCGTGCCCGTAGCCCCCGCAGCGAAGGTAGACGCCCCGGCGGGGCCCGCAATCCGGCGGACAAAGTACACAATGTTGCCCAGCGCCATCGCATCCCAGCCGCCCGCGGTCTGCGAATAATCTGCTTGACTAATTTGCCAAGCGCAGATTGAGGTGCTGCCTGACGCCGTTACCGCGGCGGTTACTGCTGTCCCGCCGTCCAAGGTAATTGTCACGTTGCCGGGGGCTGCGGGCGACCCGGTGATGGTCAACGCTTGAATTTCAACGCCCGCGGCGCTGGTGTGCAGAATACCAAAAACATCGTCAACGTAGCCAAATTGATAGCCGGCGATGACGTTATAGGCGCCGATTAGCTGCCGGTTTCCCACGGTGCCTGCCGAAAACCGCGCTGTCATGCGGATAAGCGAGCCCTGACCGGGCCGATACCGGATAACCCGACGCGCGAAAAGGCGAGAATAGCCGGCCGCGTTTGTGCCTGAGCTAACGACGGCTTCCCCCGCGCTCTGCGCGACCGTTGCACCCGCAAGGTAGGTGTAGGTCGCCAAAACGACGGCGTTGACGTTATAGATGAAGTCTACCTGAGCGGCCGGCGTGGGAATTTCCGTAGATACTTCGCCGAAACCGCCGAGAGGCCCGTCGATCACGACCGGCGTGGCGGCAGCGCCCGCGGCGCTGACTCCGCTAAAAGCATAAATCGACACGATAAGCCCCCTGGTGTGTAAAGGCGCAGGAATAGCGCAAAACGCGCCGCTGGCCGCGCCCACAGCGTAGCACACAAAAAGTTGAGGGTCCAGCCTTGACGACCGGCAGGGGGGCGGCTATCAGGTTGGTGTCGGCGGCGGCCCCCTCCCCTCTCCCCCACGCCCCGCCCAGGAGCCCCCTTGGCTATCGAGAGAAAGCCCAACGGCACCGTGATTTTCACAGGCGCCGACGTGATCCTATACCGGTGTGTGACGATCAAAAGCGCGCTCCGCTTGGAGGCTGCCGGTATGCGGGTAGCCCGCAACGGCAGCGCGCTCGCCGCGGCGAAAGAAGTCAGCGGACTCAAAGCCCGCACCGCGGCGGAAATGTTGCCGCTCTATACGGCGTGGCTGGACGCCCAGCTCGCCGCCCAGCCCACCGCCCAGCTCGCCGCCGCCGCTGAGGCCGCCGCCTCCGAGCCCGCCGGGGAGAAATAATGGCCCGCCGGGTCGAATTTTCCGGCACCGTCCGCGGTGTCGAGGTCCGGGGGGTCGCGGAATACGGCCCCGGTCACCCCGGAAATTACTGGCAGCCCCCCGAAGGCCCCGAATTGGGGGCCGTCGTGTGGGCCGAGGGCGCCGACCCTGGCCTGAGCGACGACGAGGCGGGGTGGTCCGAGGTTGAGGCCCTGGTGTGGGCCGCGGTCGAGGCCGAGGAAGCTGAAAACGATGCGGCTGAGGCCGCATGGGAGGCGGAAGGTGTATAAGATCGTCCGACAATTCTACAATGGCTCGCGCAAGCGCACAGTCAAGACCGGCTTGACGCTGGCGGAAGCGCAGGCCCATTGTAGTGACCCCGAAACGTCGTCCAAGACGGCGACGACGGCGAAGGCCCGCGCTTACACCCAAAAGCGCGGCCCGTGGTTTGACGGCTACACGGAGGAGAAATAATGTCCACCATCGTTCACCTTTACGATCCCCCCGCCCCGCCCAAGCAAGAGCATAAGTGTGTCGGCGGCAAAATCAGCACCCTTTCAACCTACTGGATTAAGGACGGGTATGGAATTCCTCTCTGCCGGGTCTGCCCCGACTGTGAGGACGAGAAATTGGCCCAATTCCGGCCCGACATTAGGGATCGGTATGAGGCCGACGAGCCCATCGACGACGAGGACGGGGGTTACGGGGGTTGTTACGACGATGGCCCCGACGACGGCGGCCCCGATGGCTGGTGACCCCGACGCCCCGCTGGACCTGCCCGCCCGTGGCCGGGCTACCCGGCAATTGGTGGGCACCATCCAGGCCAAGATCGCGGAAATGCAAAAGCTGCTCCGCGTGCTGGACTGGCAAGCGGCGGTCATGGAGCACGGGGTTGACCCGGCGGAAATTGCGGGCATGACCGCGGCCCGTGCCGGGAGGGTGGAGGCGACCTTAAAGGACGGCACCCGGCACGAAATACCCGCGCCCCCATCGGCGGGGAAGTAAGGGGGTTGACGGGCAGAGCCCGCTTGCGGTAACGTGAGCGGGCTTTCTCTGTCTATCCCCGGAGGCCCCTTGTCTGCCGTCACAAAATACCTGCCCCCGTTGCCTGAATTGGCCCTGGTGGCCCTGGTCGGGTTCGGGCTCGCGCAAGCGACCCGCAAAATCCCGGTGCTGAATAATCAGCCGATGGTCACCCGGACCCTGCTCTACACCCTGGGCTACGTTGTAGCCAAAAAGCTGCGCTAAGGCGCAAAGGAAGGCCCGCAATGGCGAAAGGCAAAATGGTGTTCCCCGCAATTTCCAACCTTGCCGACCTGATCAAAGAGGTCAAAAAGGACGTTCGCGGCTACGGGGAGGGTGCGATCACCCTAACGGTGGGCGCGGACGGCAAGGGCCGGAAGTCGTGGAGTTTCCAGACCGGGGACAATTCGTTCACGGGAGGCGCCTACCTGTATCCGCATTGGGCGGTGGTCGAGGTCGAGTCGAGCAGCAATTCTGACGAATTGGCCCGAGATATTGTGCGTCAGTTAGAAGAAGCCGCCCACGGCTACTAAGGCGCTAAGGTGCAAAGGAAGGCCCACGATGGCTATTGTAGTATCGAGCGACGGCAAGTTTAAGCCGTTTCTGTATGATTACGAAGTCCCGAAAAAGGTGCTCGCTGCCTATGACTGGCTGGACGATGACGCCAAGGCGGACGGGTGGGTGAAGTACAAGAACGAGTACATGCACCTGAGCGATTTTATGCGGCTGTCCGGTTCAGGGATGGGCCGCGACTGGAACGGCCATAACGGCGATAGCTACTTCTCCGGCACCGTGATCAAAATGACCGATGACGGCGAAGAATACAAGATCGGCCGTTACTATCAGGTCGATGACGACTACAAGCCCAAGCGGGGTGAAAAGGTCTACCGGGACTGAGGGCGGCCGGCGGCAACCCACGGTGGACAGCCGCGGCAAGGGCGCGGGGGCAGGGTTAGTCCTGTTCCCGCGCTGCTTTTATGCCCGCGGCGACACAATCCCAATCGGGGCCCGCCCGGTCAGGCTGCGCGCAAAGCTGGACCCAGGCATGAATACGGGCGTCATCGGCCAATTCTGCACACGTCTTTGCGTCTGACCGACCGCCGTTGCCCTGCTGAAAACGCCAGCATTGAGCGGTGAGACAAGCGGCGCTGAGGCTGCTTTTTTCATCCCGGCAGCCCGTAGGAACGTCCGATGCAAGGGCCGCCCGCGTTTCCGCGTCGAGCACGACGGGCTTCTGCGCCGCTTCTGTGAGCCCCGCAATTGCCAGTGTATTGCCTTCAACCGCCTTGGCAATCTGCGCTGCGTTTGCAGTCGCCGCTGCAAGATCGGCTTCTGCCTCCACCTTCCCGCGGTGCTTGCCTACGCTAAAGCCGGTCGCGCCGCCCGCGGTGACGCCGATAATCAAAGCGACCCAAAATACCGTGGTCATGTTCATTGTCCTCGCGCCTCTGCCGCCCTTGCCTGGGGGCGAGCATTTGGGGTACACTCTCGGGCGTCACAACCCCATCAGGCGAGGTGTAATATGCCCTTGACAGCCGAGCAAGTGTTAGCCCGTGTCGAACGTGAAGGTTTCACGGCGTTCCGCAACGGAAATTGGGACTTGAATATCGTCGGTTTCCGCAAAGAGAACGGGGAGCCAAACAAGTTTGACGACTGCTGCTATGTAGTATACCGCGATGACAGCGGGACGTGGAAGGTCTACCGTTACACCATCACGACGGACCCCGGCACGTTCTGGCTACAGAACCCTGGACGGGTTGCGGGGACCGCCATTCTAAAGGAAGGTCAGTATCGGGGCTGCTGGCAATTGGGTCTACACAAGGGCGAAAAGCCAGCTTTGGTACAGGTCAAACCCGTGACGGTATACCGGGACGCCGACAAAGACAACCAGCACGATATGAACGCGAGACAAACAGAGACAGGTCTATTCGGCATTAACCTTCACCGGGCGGGTACGAATTCCACCAACGTCGATAAATGGTCAGCCGGCTGCCAAGTGTGGGCGCAGGACGCGGAATTTGAACACTTCCTGAGTCTTTGCCGGCAACAAACAGCCAAGCGAGGCTGGAAATCGTTTTCGTACACGCTGCTTGTCGGGGAGCGCGCATGACCCGCATGAAAGCCGTGGACGTGGCGCTCATTCTGGAACGCATGAAACCTGCGTTTCCAGAAGAAACAAAGCTCTTGCAGGGGCATATCGACCAGCTATCAGTCGAGGAAGCGTGGACCGCCCTTGTCCGCGAAGTGGTCGAAAGCATGGCAGCGAGCCGCAGCGCGGAGGAACGTACCGCGGAAAATCTGCTGAGCCTCAAACCGCTGATGGAGCGGACAACGGAGGCATTGGAGCGCATGGCTGAGCAGGAACGGCGGCGGAACGATTTAGAGGAGCGCAGGATCAAGCTCGACGAGCAGCGGGAAGCCCGCGGGGCCCAACTCACGGAGCTACGGGTACGCAGCATTGTGATCCCCGCAGTCACCGCGCTCATTGGCGCGTTTACCACGGCGGTCGGCTTCTACTTTGGTCAGTGAATGGGCACGGTCAGCCAAAGTGGGCTTTCGTGGCTCATTTTGGCTGACTTCCCCATGATCGGGTCTTGAACGCTACGCACCCGGCTACGCCCGGCTACGCACCCCAGGCGCGGCCTGCTACCCACACCCGAAGGGGGGCAGGCATAAGCTGATCTAACTTGGCCCGTAGCTGCGCGGAGGACGTGTAGTATTTCGCTGGAATGTAGAAGCAGGGGGTAGATATATCCGGGGGGAACAAAGGCTCGAAAGGCCCCCCTAACCAAGCCTCCAACCCGGCTACGTCTTTAGGGGTCAAGGGTACAACGTCCCCGAGGGGGGATTTAAGCGTAAGCTGAGCCCCGCGCTCCCGCACGTCCACGATCAACCCGTCCGCTCGGATCGCCTCCGCATCCCCGGTCCAGTCTGGGGCCCGTAGCACCCACGCCCCCGGATTGTTCTCTGGCGTGGTGGCCGACGTGGTGGCCGACGTGGTGGCTGAGGGCTTCTTCTTTGGCATAATTGCACCATGATCGGGTCTTGAACGCTCTGTACGTTGGGCCTTGACCCGAGCGCATAACCGCGCCCAGCACACCGCGCACGCCGGCTGAGCAGGGCGGCCCCGTTCAAGCCCCGATCACGGATCGAAAGTGCGAGAATAGCGTCCAGCAGCCTATTCTGGTGTGTGGTGATAAGGGTACATTATCGCCATACACGATGATCGGGGTGTGAACGCAGCGCCCGAGCGTCGGCGCACACCGCGCCGGCAGCACGCACCGTTCAAGCCCCGATCATATCGAAAAACCCATGAAATCAAGGGCTTACGTGGCTTACGGGGCGTCCGCGAGGGCGGCTTGCGCCTGGGCGGCCCGACGCTGGGCTTGCTGCTGGGCGAGGGAGCGGTAGTAGTGCGTCAACAGCTTGTAGAGCCCGTACAGACCGCCCTGATTGACCACAGCCTTGCTCACGTCGTCGGCCCAATACAGGTCCGGGTGCGCCACGGTCATGTGATTAAGGGCGGTCAGGATGCGGGATTGAAGGTCGGACACCTCCACCATGCCGCCGCCCCGTTCCCAATTGTAGACCGCCATGAAGCTCAACCCGAGCAGGCGCGCGAAGTCCTCCACGGTCAGATCAAGGTCGGTACGCATTTGTTCCAGGGTCTTAGCCGGGAAAACCTTGCCCTTGCGCTCTTTTAGTCCCCCGTGATACATTGGCTTGCGGGTCGCCCCGAGAACGCCCTCGGAGCCTTGACCGACTTTTTGATCTTCGTTGTGCATAGCGGCGGCCTCCAAGGGTGTGCTATGCCTATCATTCTCCCGTCGAGGGCTCAACATGGCTTTAAGTACGAACCTGATGGATACGGTTGAAGTCACAACGGGGGCGGCAACCGCGACCGTGGGGACACAACCCTCGGACAACTGCCACACCGTCATTGTTTACAACGAGGACGGTACAAACTCGGCCCTCTTTGGCTTTGTGAGCACCGCCACGGCGCTTACGACTGCAAATTCTGTCATCGTGCCTCCCGGCTCGGCTGTCACGCTGAGAATTGGCACGGCAAAGTATCGCCCCTGTGGACGTTTTGGGGGCATTAGCTCTATCGTCATGCGGGTCAAAAACAACGGGGCGGGTACGCCGATCTTGTCCATTCAATTTGTCAACTCGACCGGCGACACCCCGCCATAACCCCCGATGACACGTCGGTTACATTTTGGTCAGTACCCCGAGTCGCGGAAAGCCTGGGCCAGATCCTCGCCCATCTTCACCCCGACAAGCCGGGAGAATTCATCTAAATTTCCATGTTCTTCGTAGATTTCCCGCACCAATTCAACGGGGAAGGTGACTTTGACGGTCACCGTTTTGCTTGTGTCGGAAATCCTGACGTTTACTTCCTCGTTGATCTGCTCGACAAGGTTGAGCCCGTCCGCGACTTCCTCTAAGGTGTCCCCGATCCATTCCGCGGCCACGTTCTTCAGCCGCTCCCACCGATTTTCAGCAGGCGGCGGGGCCCAACCCGGCGGAGCCCAACCCGGCGGCACCCAACCCGGCGGCGGTCCCGGTGGTGGGCCCGGCGGCGGCCCCGGCGGCAGACCCGGCGGCACCCAACCCGGCGGGGGCCCAGCGGCAGCGGCAGCGGAGGCAGCAGCAGCCGCCGCGGCAGCCCGCAACCCCGCCGCGCGAGCGTCAGCGGCAGCTTGTGCGCGAGCGCGGGCGCCAGCTTGCTTGCGCTCCTGCTCCTGCCGGCGGGCCTCGGATGCCTGGGCCGCCTTGGCCTGCTGGGTACGGGTCCACACGTCGAAGAACAACGGTGAGGGCCACTGAGGCTCCCGCCCCTGATCTTGGGCCTCCTGCAACACAGAGGCCGCAATTTCTTGGATTAGGCTTTCGTCCTTTCGCAGTAGCTCCCACGCAAAGCGTTCCGCTACCTGCCGCTCATTCTCAGTCGCCCCAAAATCAGCCGCGGTGCGGAATAGAGCGCGTACCTTTTCTGCCTTTGACATATTACCCCCCTCTAATCAAAGTCCCGCGACCTTTGTAACCGCCGCCGAGAGGTCTTGCACGGTCGGGTGCAAGTAACGCTCAGTGGTACGGATAGAGCCGTGACCCAAAAGTTTTTGGAGGCGGGCCAAATCGACCCCGTTGACAACGGCCCTGGTGGCGTAAGTGTGGCGCAGAACGTGAGGGGACAGACCATCAAGGTCAGGACAACCCTGCTGAATATCTGCGCAGACCCTACGGATGGTATTGGGCCGGTAGTGCGAGCCTCCGCGGCCGGGAAACAGGAAGGGCGACGCGGCGAGGGCTTTTCGCTTGGCCCGCCAGTCAAGGTAAGCCCGCAGCACGGCTAAGCCTTCTGCCCCGAGCGGCACAACGCGCGGCTTATCCCCCTTGCCTCGGAAGCTAAAGTAGTGAACTTCCTCGGTACTTTTGACTTGATCTAACCGCAATTGGCATATCTCTGAGATACGCAACCCCGTCCGGGGCAGTAGAGCGAGAATGGTGCGCGCAGGCTCTTTTTGCTTGTCTGCTTCCGATAAATATAGCCCTAACTGACCATCGGTGAGCCCTTGGCGATGCTCCCGCTGTTTGCCGCGGGCTGGGGGCAGAGCGACGATGTGCTCGGGCTGTTTAAGGTAGGTGTACCAGCGGGCCAGCGCAGAGCGAGCCTGCTGGACTGTGCCGATGGGCGCCCGTTTCGCAAGCAAGCCGGTATACCAGCGCAGCGTCGCCTCTGGTTCTTGCCCCGCTTGAATGGCTACGTTTAAGTAGCTGCGGCGGGTGTTTGCGCTCAACCCGCGGTCCCTGAGATAATCGTCAAAACCGGCCAACTTTTCGCCGTCACTACCCACCGTTCCCCCTAAGCCAAGCGTGGTGCAGGCTAAATCGAAGCCAAAAAGCCAGCCACGCTAAGACGTGGGCGAGGATAACCCGTTGCCCCGCGACTGCATACTGGCAGCCGTCCAAAATTTCCTGATATAGCGCGGTGTCTGCTGCGTTCCAGCCCACGGTCAGCCCGTGCCCATACTTGATCTCCCCCACTTGCCCCCTAAGCCTCAGATCGGCGCAGACAGCCTGCGGAAAGAGATAATTCCGGTATCTCTCCCCCACGGGTACACCAACGGCAGGGCAAGGCCCATGCTGCACAAGGGCGTAGACAGGCTCCGCGGGCCGGGGCTCCGCGCTGTCAGGCTCCGCGCCCAAAAAGTCAAGGTTAGGCTCAATGCCGCCCAGGGTGTCGAGGCCGCCCAGGCCGCCCAGGCTCCCCGCGGCAGCGCCCGCATCGCTATCCCGATCAATTACCATTATTCCTCCCCTGTCGGCAGATAGGCGGGCCGCGGCCGGCGGGCGCCGGGGGCGCGGGGGTTCAAGGTCTGCACGTCCCGGTGATCATAATACAGAGGGTCACCAAAAATACGCTCTGCTGCGTCGTCGCAGTCCCTTTCGCTGTGGGGGAGCCCGGCGTGCTGCAAAACCGCGTGCGACAATTCATGCCGCAATAGCGCGTCCTGCTGCTCCGCGTCCGCGTCGAGCACCTTTGGCGAGAAAACGATAGAAGCTGAGTCCCCGTCCCAGGCAGAATATGCGTAGTTACGATCTTCTGGAAATTCCGCGGGATCGCCCAGCGACACCGACACGCGCAGCGGCAAGTCGGGGAAGGCCGCGCCCGCCTGCGTGACCCGCTTGCGGACCAGGGCCTCAAAAGCTGCTTGCCGACGCTGTTTTGCGGGGGCGCTCATGTTCTTTTACCTTCCCCCCTTGACAGGTCAGCGGGGGCTTGATAGGTGGGTGTTGTCGCTCGGCAATCCCCCGCCGGGCCGGGGCCCACCGGGCCAGGGAGTGAGCGTGAGCGTGAAAGACGTGCAGGACGCGGCCGGGGTGGCCCTTTTCATGGCTCTTTTGTTTCTGGCGATGTGGCTTCCCGTTTAGGCCGCCGGGGCAGCGTTAACGCGCTGCTGCCTTTGCCCCGTTCGCCCGGACCTTGGGTGGACGGGGATAACTGCGTTTGTGGTGCCCGCTACAAATCCTCCCGTTTTGGCTTGCGTTGGGAGGACGGGGTTAGGCTCGTGCGGAGCGCGAACGGCGAGGGCGGGGGCTACCGGAGCCGGGGGGCGGTCCTGTGGGCGCTCCGCGTGCTGAAAACAGATCGCTGGTGGGCCGAGCACGCCGTCTGCGGCTGGCGGTTAGGGGGCGGGAACGACGGCGAGGGTGAAGGGGAGGACACGGCGGGGGCGGGGGAAATTCAATACCTGCCCCTGGACCCGTGCATAGATGACATTCCGTTTTAACCCTACGCTGGGCAGGAAAGCCAATAGCCAAAACAAAATCGGAGGGGATAGACGGCTTAGGTCTATCCCCTCAATGGCGTCGGTGCGCTGATCTTCTACGCTCTCTAAGATTAAATCCCGAAGGCGCAGTATCGCGGTATCTTCGCGGCCTGACTCGCTTAGTCTGTAAATTCCGATCAACCTAAGCGCGTCAAGCGTATCCATCCCACAATCCTCTACCCGCGTCTAAGCATCGTCCAGCCCTCAATCGGGCTCGGGGGCTCTACTGGCGAGGTGAGGATAACTTGGCCGGGGGCTGCTTTCAAGGCTTCCATGACTTCGCCCAGCGTATCGGCGTCAAACGCCCGTTCTTCGGGTGTAAGAATAGCCAGTACCCGCCCTTCGGTGGGGATGATGGCGGCGCCCAACGCAATCGTCAGCCGGGCCCATTCCGCGCCCGACAACGCCGTGTGCAGCACCCCGTTTCGCCGGAACCCAAACATACAGACGGAACGCTTGCCGTCTTTGAGCACCACGTCGAATTCATCGTCCGGCGGCAGGAAGGCTTGAACCCGGCTAACAAACCCGGCGCGACCCTGCGAGAGCAGAGCATCGGCGACAGAACCCGCCTCCTCGGCCAAATTCTTCGCAGCCTCGGACTCCCGCTTGGCTTCGATGATTTGCTTCTGTGCCTTGCGTACCAGGGCCCAACTCGCGCGGGTCTGCTGAATTTCCGTCAGCCCCTTACGGGCATCAGCCAATTGTGTCATAACTTCGTTGATCTGCCGGTCGATCTCGGAAAAGTCAACGGGCTGCTCTTGTTCTTCCTCGCCCGCAGCTTGGTACTGCGCTGCGAAGGCTTCCGCCGCGGCTCGATTGGCTACGTTCATCTGGTGCAGGGTGTTTCCCTGCCGCATAAGCTCTTGCATCCGGGTGTTGGCGGTCTGGACCCAACTCGCCTGATCACTAATCTTCTGTTCTTGCTCGCGGTACGCAGTCAGCAGACCGGAAATGGTCTGACGCCGGGCGGCCAAAACCTCGCTCCCCGGCTGCCAGGGCTGCCAGCACACAATACAATGGGCCAATTCCGCGTGCTGCTGGTGGAAGGCATAGGTTCCGTCCGCGGCGATGACCCCCTCGACCTGCGCCGGGTCGATGGTGCGGGCCGGCGGGGTGGTCAAGCCAGGATTAGCCAAATCCTCGCTCAACTTCTGGTACTGCCCGGCCACGTCGGCAAGGTGCTGTTCCCCCTTGTTGATCGTATCCACCAAAGCGTTGATTTTGGCCTCAAACGTAGCCTTGCTCAGACCCGCAGGCTTAGCCGGCGGGGGCTTGCGAGCAACGCGCAGGTTCGCCAACTTTTCGTTCAAGGCGTTGATCTTGTCCTCGGCTTCCTTTTCTGCCTCGGGTGCAAAATCAACCGTCAGCGTCGCGCTGGTCTGGTCGATGATCTCTTTTGCGCCCTTGGCCTTGGCCTTGATCGTCCGTTCTGCCACCTTCGCGGCGTCCTGTACGCCCAAAAGCACGTCCACCGTGTCGAGATCGGTCTTTGCCTGGGCCACCACGCCGGCCGCAAGGGTCTGATACAGGGTCCGGGTCTGCTCGTCGCCAAACCGGGCCAAAATGCTGTCCTCAGCTACGCTCAACCCGCCGTGGCGCAGCACAAAGGACCGCGCCGTGGCGGTTGACCCGCGCAGCGCGGTAACCGCCTCCCGAATGGGCCACACCACGGCAATATCCGCAAGGCCCACATGCTCGGCTTCCTTCGTTTTGCCGGGGCCGTTCCGCTCGATGGTGAAGTGTGCCCGGTCGTTCTCGGTCGTGTAGACCTCGGCCTTTAGGGCCTCGCCTTCCGGCGCCAGCGTGATCAGGTCTACCCCTTTGCGTACCTCGGGGCGGCCGACAATATCGGAGGCATAGCCCATCAAGGCAAGCTCAATGATATTGACCACGGTGGACTTCCCCGACCCGTTTGGGCCAGAGATCAGCGTGCAGCGGCCGATCTTCACATCGGCGCCGCCCTTGACGTTACCAATCACCCGTTCAATGAACAGCATTTTTCACTCATTTCCTTGTGTTGTGGGGGGTACGCAAAGCTGTCCCCCCTTAGCTTACCCTTTGTCGTTCGTCAAGGGGCTGTTATTCTTCGCCGTCGCTGTCCCCGTCCACGTCGAGCGCATAGGGGTCTGTTTCTGCGGAGGCTGTATCTGCGTCATCTACATCGGGTTCAGGGGCCAACGCCGGGAACACCGGCTGTTCCTCGGTTTCTGCCTGCTCAGGCAGCGCGCCGAGCAGACCTAAGCCGGTAGCTAACTGCAAAACATCCACATAATCAGCATACCGCTGGGGCATGGCCTCCTCGTTTCGCCACCTGTAGAGGGCGCGAAAACTGATGCGGCCCCCTAACATCTGGCTCACTTGGGTCGGAGAGTACCCGCCATCCGAGAGGATGGTCACCAGCTTTGCCGGACGAATGGGATACCGTGTGTTGTCAGCCTCCATCATTTCCCCCTACATAACCCCCGCAGGGGACACAATACTTTTGACTGTTTCGCTCAAACGTCTGCGGCTCGCCGCAAACTGAGCATGGGGACAAAGAGCCCACCGTAGGTACACCACCTAACAAGTAGACCTGTTGCCCCAAAAACCCGAACCGACCTAAGTAGTAGTCGCCGCACGTTAGCTCAATGGGCACCGTAGCCCGCACCCTTTCGCCTAACTCTGCGACCGTTTCAGTCCCGGCCTCGTCGTGAATGAAAACCTGGGTGTAGTAGGCTTGCGCCTCCTTTACCCAAATCATCTGATCGGGTGTGAATTCTAAGCCGCTGTGATCAATCGGTTGATCCGTCCACGCCCTGCTCATACTCATACTTCGTTCCCCCACACAGACCAGCCGGGCCGCGGCTTTCGTGCAAACAATTCAGCGTAAGGGCCCCGACAACGCTCTTGGATTAACTTGTATGCCCTCTCAGGCTTGGCGCTATGGGCGCCCCGCTCCGCGATTAGAAGGGTGGACAGGTCTTTTCGATTTGTCCGCACCGTGCTCGCCGGGCTCTCCCCTCGACTGGCGAGCAGCAGCAATTCATGCCGGCCGCGAAGCCATTGACCCAAGCCCGCCCGCCCCTGCTTTACCCACACGGCGTTGGTGATGTACCGGAAGCCCAGCGCATCAATTAGCCAAAGAGCGTCAGGTAGGTAGTTATTCGTGGCCCAGCACCAAAGGACACAACCGGCCGGATCGGGGCGCCACAATGGGCTTTTGAGCACCACGGGCAGGATCTCCCGCACCGGAAGCGTAGGATAGTGCCTATCCGCGCCCCGCTTGACCTTGCCGCCCCCGTTCTCTGTCCAGGGCGGGTCCATGAGGATGCAGGGAAAATGAGCCGGGTCTGCCGGTAAGGCCGGAGTCAAGCTGTTTACGGGTTCCATGTGCCGTTCTCCCATGCCCCATCGGGCTCCGCGGCGGGGCAGAGTACCCAAGACGATGACCAATTCAACGGTTCCCCGTTGGCGTCACGCTCAGCCCCGTCATCTATCTTCACCTCGACGACGGGGGTTAACCCGTCACCGTCGATAAAGTAGACGGGCTTGCCTACCCGTAGGAATTCTTCGACCAAGCGGTACGTCCGCTTGCCTACCCACTGTTTAGGGCAAATCATCACTGAGTAGACGGGCTGGCCCGCCAAGTCCTTTGCCCCGGCAACCCACCGATACCAAGCCTCCCAGCCGCCTACCGAGCCCAGGTGGTTCCGCATCGAGACACGGGCGGGTACGACCGCCTCTACGCTCATTTGAGGGTAGAAGGACACAATTGTTTGCGCCCAAGAGTCAATGTCGGGTAAGGTCGCAGAGGAAGGGTGTGCCAGAAAGATAGAATATACGCCTAAGACTGGATACATGCTTGGAAACATACGAAAAGGGCCCCCGGCGTTGCCCAGGGGCCATAATGCGTTTCCTGCCGCTCGTCAAGGTTAGGGTTCAGCCCCAAGTCCAACAATGACGGCAACGGGCAGCATACTTTCCATAGGAACCCACGGCTACAAGCGGGGTTTTACCTTGATTTTGCTCTCCCTTGGGGTCGAGATCGACGGTACGCGATGCTTTTTTGCCGCAGAGTGCCTCTACGCCAAGGGGGCCCCGGACCTTGTTTGTGCAAACGGCGTGCAGGCGCTTAATCTCGTCGGCGTCTGCCAATAGCTCGGGCATAATGTCGAAAGGCACACCGTAAGCGTCAAGGCTGAGCCCCGCGACGATGACACGCACCCGGTCGGCCGCCGCGAAAATGTCGTGCAGGGCTTCCTTTCCGAAGAATTGCACTTCGTCAATAGAGATCACGTCTGCCTTTGCTTCAAGGGCGTCTGTGAGCGCCTGCCCTAACTCCCATTCGTTCCGCACCAGCACACACTCCCCGAATTCCTGCTGCTGCTGCCCGGTCGAGGCCGCCGCAGGGTTGGGGTGGGTAGCGATGTGTGTGGGGGAATACCTTTGATCCAGGCTGTGCTTGTAAGACATGCACCTAAGCCCGGCGATCTGACTGAGGCGGACCCGGCGCAATAGCTCCGAGCTTTTGCCTGCGTACATACAGCCTGTGATGACTTCCAGCATGGTGTTCTCCCCGTTAGGTTAGCCGGTTCTGCGTTAGATAGAGGCTTAAACACGCTCTTTGCAGGGCTGACCGAGACTTGTCTGTAGCTAAAACGATAGAGTCCGCCCCCTGGTCAGTTAGAGCCCCGACCGGAAACAGCAGAACAAGCTCAAAGTGGACGATCTTCCCCAAGGATTGCCCGTTACGAGAACAGTCCGTACAAGACTCAGAGCCCTGTAGCCGGGCTTCTATCTTCTCTTTCATGGTCACGGGTTCAGGGTATTTTGGGCCACAATGCAGGCAAGCAGCGAAGTCACCCTCGCCTTCAATCTCAAAGCGGTAAGTAATGGGGCCCAATTTTTGCGCTTCCTCGAAGGGGCAAGAATACCAATCTCCCCCATCGTCAACGAAGCCGGGGCAGCAATCCCAGGTGGGAACTTTTTCTCCAACCCGACCCGAGCCCTCGCAGGTAGGGCAAACGTGCGAAACACTCCGTATCGAGTACCTAACGCGGGTGTTCTCTTTGTGTCGTTGTCCCGCCAACGTCCAAGTTACCGACATATTGTTTGCCCCCTAAACATTGTGGGTGAGAATGAGGGCCCAGCGTTCGCCGCGGGGCAACGGGCCGACGCTATGGGCTGGGCTAAGCCAAGAGCCGCCGAGGGTATCGAGCCAAGCTGAAAAATGCAGAAGTGTACCCGTTGGGAGGCGGTGGGGCGCCCCGTCAAACAGGTGCTCAGGGGGATCGAAGTCCCCCAGGGAGAGCAAAAGGACGCTGTGGCGGTTGTTCTTGGGGTCTTTGTGGGGCTTAACTGACTGACCCTCAAAATACCGCTGTAAATACAGGGTGTTGTAGCCGCCGAGTGTTTCCGCCTGCCGGGGCAGCGACCACACACAATCCCGCGCCTTTGCGACCATGCGGCCCGCAAGCAGCTTTAAGGGGCTGGGAGCATCGGCTGTACTCCAAACCTTTAGCGAGAAATCACCCAGCCAAGCGGGGGCTGCCTGTAACTGCAATTCGTAGTGTTCCAGAACCCGGCTGACGGTCGGATCGGCGGCCTGCGCCTGCGAAAACAGCGGTGTGTAGCTTACTTTTGGTGCCATTAGCTCTCCCCATAACTTGATTAGTATATCCCCGTGGCAGGGTCCGGGCTTGCAGAAACAGCCGAGGACTTGACCCGTCAAGGCTAAGATCGCCGCCCGATAGCTGCTGTCTGTCTCCATCCTGGCCCGAGCGTATCGCTCAAAGCAGGGCAGGGTATCGCCCCGGTAGTCGTGAACCTGCCCGCAGACGGGGCAGAGATCACCACGAATAACCGGGTTGCCGAGAACGGAGAAGGCCCCGCGGCCCGAGCGACCGATGTAAACAGTGTATTGCGCGTGCTTTTGGTTCACTACCCGCGGGATACGGGCAGGGTCGAGTAGCAGGTCGGTGGTCATTTAAGGCCGGTCATACCCGCCCGCGGCCCGGCGCTGGGCGGCCTCTAAGGCTTCCGAGTTCCTGTCCACGATCAGCGCGTTGCGGCCTAACTTGTGGGCCGCAAAGCCGGTTGTGCCCGACCCGCAGCACGGGTCTAAGACCCAATCGCCGGGGTTGGTGTGTACCGAGATTAGCGTCTGCGCCAAATCCATCGGTTTTTGGCTCGGGTATCCACACCGCTCCGGTGCGGTAGTAGACCAATTGATATTCCAGACAGACGAAATTTTCTTATCCCCGTCATACACCCGTTCTTCGCCCGCCGCGTTGATGACCCGCTTGGGCGCGGACTTGCGGGGCAGGGTGGGCACGGCGTTGGGGTGGAAGATCGGCTCTCCCAGCGAATAGAGGACGATGTATTGGTGTTTCATCGACCACCAATTCTTAGCCACGCCCCCGGTGTCATAGTGCCAAATCAGGGTGCCTTTGTAGCTATCGGGGCCCATGACTGCATCGCACACGTTTCGCAGCGTCAAGTGTTCCCGGTCGTCTAACTGCAACGCAAGCAGCCCGTTGGGCGCCAAAAGGGCCTTGTAGCGGGTTACTTGCGTTGTGAGCCAAGCCGGGAAATCCTCGAAGGTGTCTGCGTAGGCGCCCGCTCTCCCCTTCTGGACCTTGCCGGTGTTGAACGGCAGATCAGAATGAATAAGCGAAAAGCGCCCCTCGGGGAGTTTAGCGCAGACCGCGGCTGTATCCCCCAAGCAAAACAGCAGCTTAGGGTCATCACGCAGGGGATACAGCCCGTCTGTTGTCATGGTCATTCCTCCGGTACAGACTCAGCAGATCAGCGGCGCCGACGACGACCGCGGCGGCGACTGGCTTTCGCCTCGGCCTCAGCCTCAGCCTCAGCCTTCGCGCGGGCGCGAGACACGGCGGCGCGGACAGCCGCACGGTCAGCGACTTCCCGCTGAATATCCGCCATTTCGCCGACAAACGCGCGGAACACGCTGGGCAATTGTGTTGCCACCTGCACAAGCTCGGCAACCTCAGCCGGAGTTACGTCCACGTCCAGGGTGTACGAATACTTCATGTTGTCCTCCTTATTCTTCGTCGAAGTTAATGGGCCACTCTGCGAATTCGTGTAGGGCCTTCGTGGTGCCCATATCACCCAAAATGACCTCAGCGACGCCCTCATCTTCGTCGGTGGGGCGGAACGCGAGAACGAGGGTGGAGCCCTTGTACCGGGTGTACTTCACCTCTTGGTAGTCCGTTTCCGGGCTCAGGCCGTCGAGCGCAAGCAGCGCCGCCTGCTCTACTTCCGAGCGGGGCACGTTGAACAGAAGCCCGCCGTACTTTCCATCCGGGCTGCAAAAAACCCAGTTATCCGGGGTCTGATTAGACTTCGACATATCAGCCTACCTCCTTCCAGTTATAGCCAATATCGGCCGTTGCGGTGAACCGCACCCCAGGGAGCGAAGGGTGGGTCTGGTTCATGTAGTGCTCGATTACAGCCTTGACCCAATCCGCCTGATCAATGGGGCACTCCACCACCAAAGCGTCGTGAGTTTGCGTCAAAAGGCCCGTACCCGGACCCCACTTGTGCAGGGGGATCTCCTGCCAAATGGCGATCATGGCATTGTTCATCAAGGCCGACGCGCTCCCCTGGATCGGGAAGTTAACAATCTCGTTAGGGTTTTCGCCGTCTTTGCAGAACCGGCGCCGACCATGCACAGGCTCCTGCACATAACCGTATTGCCGATAGTGCGCAATCTCCTTTTCCCAGCCCGTCTCTAACTCGGGGACACCGCGCAGCCACGCTTCGCGCATCTGCCGGACTTCTCGGACAGTCTTTTTGACATAGGGCAGGCGAGTACGCCCGGTGTCTTTGTCCTCGACCTCGGTAGACTGAATAATCCGGGTGCCTGTCTCGACCGACGCTTTGTATTGAAAGGCATACTGGATGATCTTCGCAAGCTGCCGGTAGTCATACGCATCGCCCGACCACTTGTTTCCGTTCGTGGGGCCCGGCCAGCCCGCACACTTCATAAATACATCACCGAAGATCGCTTGCGCGGTCACCATTGAGTGAGGGTCGATACCCTCTAAAAGCGCGTCAAGGTAGCGTTTAAGCTGCCAGCGGGCCGCGGCGATCCGCAATTCAAGCTGGTCGGCGTCGGCGCCGACAAACACATGGCCGGGCTGCGGAATAATGAGTTTGCGTAGATGCTTGGGGAAATTCTGCGCGTTGATCGGGCTGCTGCTCGATAGCCGTCCAGTCAGGGCGACGTGGGCGTTATAGCCCGGACGCATCCGGCCGTCTGCCCACACAATCCCGCGCTTTTCGTATCCGCGTTCCTCCCGCTCTTTGCGTACTTCCTCCTCCTCGTCTGCGTCAAAGCCCATCCCGGTCGGGATGACCTCGGACATAGGCCGCAGCTTGGCTACATATGTCCCCAATTCCTTCGTAAGTTTCCGGTAGCGCCGCAGGCCGATGATGAATTGCCGCGGGTGCTCCGGCAGGTGATCCAAGCTGAGCAGGGACCGCATGATGTTGTCGGACGTGCTCGGGTCGCCGGTTTCGGTGTACCTAAGTTCTTCATCCAACGGAGGCGTTAGCTTCCATTCGTCAAACAAAATTTTGCGTAACTGGTGGGTAGAGCCGGGGTTGAAGTCAGCCGACGACATTTCTTGTAGCTGAGTCCGCACCTTGACAATAGAGCGGATCAGGTCGTCCTCGGCCTTCTTTCGTGCCTCCTGATTGACCCGCATACCCGCGGTGTGCATGTCGGCGCACACACGCTGCACCAGATGGTCTTTTTCGACCAGAGATTGCTGCTGGGCCTTGTTTACGTCGGCCCATAGAGGGGCGAGCACGCGGGCGGTTACCGCAACGTCGAGATTGCAGTAGTGATGCAATTCGTGGTCGCTTTCCGCGTCGGTCGCCAGCTTCTTTCCCGCCCGGTTGGCTTTCCAAGCGTGAACGTCGGTGTACTTGCTGCCGACAAAGCCCAGCGAGTGTGGAAGCTCGCTCTCTGCCAAGCGGTGAAGCAGGATGGTGTCTAAGATCGGGTGTGGGTCTATGCCGAGCCATTGACGGACCACCAGACGGTCATAGTAACCGGCATTGTGGCCGACTTTCAGGATTGCGGGGTTTGTGAAAAACCAGCGCAGAACCTCTTTGACCCGCTCCATTTCCGCGGGAGGGTAGAAGCCCCCATCCCCGCGTACTGATTTGTCCGCGTCTTTTGGCCGGGTGCCAATGCACATCACATGGGTTGGCGTGCCGATGGATATGCAGCGGATATTGCAGGCCAGCGCGGCGATACCGTCTGTTTCCACGTCAAAGGTATACGCGGGCTGGCCCGACGAGAGGAAGGCATAGAGGGCGTCCGCGGAGGGGTGATATGCCTCTTGTGGGTTTGTCCAGCGCAATTGGCCGTTCATCCACCGGGCCATACGCTCAAAATCACCCTGGAATGTCTCTAACCAACGGGGCTGTTTGCGGACGCGGGCAAGCGACAGGCTGGGGATCATGCGGACGGGGTGACCGGGCACCGATGGATCGGTGAGGCCCATCACGTTTCGTTCCCCGTCATAGATCAAAGACCCGTCCATGAGCGAGCCACGGATAGGGTCAATGGCGGGTGTGCCCCCTAAGATTGTCCCCGCCGCTAACCCTCCGAGCGGCATGAGATAGTGAAAAGCTGCGACTTCCGCGACCAGCCTCGGCCGGCAGCAGTCCACCGGGTTTGGGGTCAACGGTACGGGCGGGAGTCCCTGTTTCGACCGCTTCGTATTCTCTTTCTTTTTCGCGGCGTTGTCTGAGCGGAGCCGCGCCAGCAGCTTTTTCATATCGTTGCCCGGCGGCTGACAGAGCACGGCCAGGGTCATATGGGCGCGGTTTCGATCCAGACCTGCCTTTTTCAGTACCTTCGCCAGCAGCTTCCCTTGCGGCCCGACAAAGGGACGCCCCTCACTCACTTCCATATCCCCTGGAAATTCCCCAATAAGTGCGAGAGGCGTCCCAACGGGTCGGGGTTCAGGGAACACAGGGCCGGGCTGATTTTTTAGCGGACATTCGTCACACTTACAGCCGCGGGCCTTGGCTTCCTCTTTCATTCTGTCCCCAAAGCTACATTATTTTTCTGAAATCGTACCGCTCAGACACCGATAAGCGTTGCGGGTGTCTCTTGGCTTCCTGCTCTAACTCACCCATGAGCTTGTGCATGTGTTCCCCGGCCGCGCTACGGTGGGCGGGGGTTGTGTGTTGGCTTGTATAACCCCTCCAATGCTTTGCGGCAAGGGCAAACAATACCCTACTTATCGTTAGCTTCTGGTCTACTTCTCGCGCATAGGCGTTTAAGCTGTCCGCCAATTCTCCAAGCTGGTCTTGAAGGGTCAGCCGCTCCGCCTCTGGCAAGGCGGAAACCGCCGCGCTAAGGTCACCAAAGGCAGCGTAGGTTGCTGACAAATCAGGGGGTGTGGTCGTCATTCAGTCCTCGGGGCCTTGGGGCCTTGTGGGGGGTAGGGTAGAGCGGCGTGGGTATCTGGCTCGACCGGGCGGTGTGGTGTCGCTTCCGCTTTAAGGCAATTCTGTACTGCGTCTAAGGCGAGAGTATACTCGTGCTCGAACCGTTGAATATCCTCGGGTTCGATACCCTCTTTGGCCCAAAACCAAGCAAAGCCCCGAGACACCGGGACTTGTAGGCGGAGGGCCTGACACTCCGTTTCCTGCCATTGTTCCTGTGTGCCCCAAGCCAAGGCGTAGTCGTGCCCCGGAACGCGGATCATCCTGCGGTTTTCGTACTTATCAAAAGACGGCAACCAAGCCCACACTCGGATTTCGACCCGCGGGATCGCGGAGAGGACAGCGGAGATCAACCGCTCGTGCTGGGGGTGAAGGGGCGGAAGCTCTTTTTCTCTGTGTTCGGTGAAGTACCGAGGGCTTTTTTCATTCATGCCTAAAGACCACCTGTATTTATGCTTTCCTAACAGATTGTACCCACTAACTAAGCTCTCGGATGCGTTTCTTTGCGATTTCTGCGTACTCAGGTTCAAGCTCCATACCAATAGCTCTGACCCCTAAGTTTTTGGCTGCAAGTAAAGTTGTGCCTGACCCTGCGAAGGGGTCGAGGACAATGCCCCTTGGTGGCAAAACGAGCTTGATTAGGTACTCCATCAAAGCTACGGGCTTGACTGTGGGGTGCTTATTCTCTGCGCCCCGTTCTTGCTTATTGGCCTTCGCACAATAGAAAAACCGGGAGGCAGAACCCACCTGTATATCGGGGAACAAGCCCACCACATCGTCACTCCCGTCGTGCATCAGGTTCGCAGGCCAACGACCCCGCACGGTACGCCCTGTGTCTTTGTGTCCTGCCCCCTCACCAAACGGTTTTGCTCCGTCATCCCAGGTATTTATCGTCTCTGACTCTACTCGGCACCCATCCACGTTGATCGCCCCCGTCCCCCATTTCAGCACGTTCGCCACTACGGTCCCGACCAGCGGCTTGCGCGCCAGTACGGCGGGCTCGACGGCGGGTTTCAGGGCGGTGCCCCATCCGTTCCATTGACGGGCGGCGTCGGTTGCGGGGGCGGTAATCGCGGAACAGTCGATGCCGCCATTTACGCCATTCATCAACCGCCCGCCCCGAATGTCTTGTTTGGGCGTTGCGGCCCGGTCAGTCCTCCGTCCTATCACCTCCCGCTCCGCACCTGCCGCCTTGTCAATCGCCTTGGATACGTCCAGCGATTTCGGAAAGCCTTGGCTATGTACCCAAGAAATACAATCCCTGATCCCAAAACCGACTTCCTCTAACGCCGACGCAAGGTGATGGTAGGTGCGGGTTCCCCCAAAGGCAATAATATGTCCCCCCGGTTTGAGAACGCGCAGCGCCTCTTTCGCCCAAGCCGCGTGCCATTGACGTTGCTGCGCGCCTTCTCCCAAGTTATCGAATTCCTTATTCATAAATTTCAGACCGTATGGTGGGTCGGTAACAATGGCGTCAACGCTATTCGCGGGACACTTTCGCATGAGATCGACACAGTTACCGACAAACACAGGGTATTTCCAATTTGGCATAGAACCCCCTACGGGTGGGAATGACCGCGGAGGCATAACACGAAACCCCGCAGGGCGCTCGCGCGCACTACGGGGCTGGGGAGTCAGCCCACCGGGGGGGCTGGGGTTCAGCTTTGGGTCGTGGGGCTGGGGTCCGTATCGGCCGGGGTCACGGAAACAGCCGCGAACGGCGTTTGACCGAGCAGGGCGCGGGCTTCCTCCTTTGTGAGTACACCAGCCTTGACCAGCTCTGCAATCGCCGCGGGGCTGTGGGAGGCAGGGGCGGCGACGGGGGTCGGGGCCGGAGCCGGGGCCGTCTGCACCGCGGCGCGTACCGCTGCCTCGACCGCCTGTTGCATGGCGGCCCGGTTCTTCTCGGCTTCCTCCCGCATGGCGGCCCGGTTCTTCTCCTCGCGGTCGGCTTCCTCGGCCCACCGCTGCGCTTCGTCCCGGCTTTTCGGGTCAATACCCGCCAAGTCAATGCCCGAGCGCACACCCGCGGCGACCACGGCTTTCAGCAGATCACCCATGCGTTCAAGGGCCGGGCGAACGATCTGCGCCGCCTCACCTTCTGCCATATACAAGCAAACCTGACGGACCAGGGAGGCATCGACCATCTTGGGCATCAGGTTGGGCGCGAGGCTCGCAACCGTACCCAGGCCCAGGGGCAGCGCGATCCGAAGCACCTGCCGGCCGATGTTCGTGTTGATGATCATGCCGGTCATACCGTCCACCGGGAACAGTTTGAGCACACCATCCACAAGCATCGAATTGATTTGAGTGGCAGCGCCGACCTGACCGCCGTGTACGGCGGCTTTCGCAAACTCAGACAGGAAACTTTGCGCCGCGACCATTTGGGTGTTTTCGACGACTTCTGCTTCTACGTTGGTGGTCACTTTGGTATCCGGGGTGTTGGTGGTGTTGCCGGCTTTGGTGGACATAATGGGCTCCTGATCGGGTGGGTCGATAATGACCCGCTTCCGTATGCGGACGGTGCGGGCTTGGGTGTGGGTGGGCGCGGACGGTGCGGGGGGAAAGGCCGGTGTGTTATTCATTCGCATTTGGGCCTCCGTTAGCTCTTTGATCTGATGGGTTAGGCTCTCTATTCTCTGCTCTAACGGACGTACAGCCGAGGTAATTGCTGCTTGAAGGTCTTGGGCGGTGATGGGCGGCGGGGGCGGCGGGGGCGGGGGCTCAAAGGGTGAGCCGTAACCCGAGGCGATAGCGGGCCCATTGGGGGGCAAGCCAAAATTGGGAGGCAAGCCAAAATTGCGAAAGGACACTTCTTCCTCTCCGTACCTAAACAGCCGGGGCAAACCCCCGTTCACACGGTCGGCTCAATGAAGTCGATTAGGACAAGGTACTGGAGAGGAACGCGCTCTAATTGACCGAGAGTAGTGATAAAAATGGCTTCTGTTTCTTGGACCTCGACGACGTGGCCCCAAACAAGGGAAGTCCCGTGCAGACCGAGATCACGAATTCTTTGTTCTGTGTACCCAGAGAGGGACACATATTGCGTGATCGTCATGGTCGGCTGGGGGCTGCTATTGTAGTGCTGCCCGTTCGCGCCCCATGCGCGCCCATAGGGGTTAACGGGGGGCACGAAAGCATAGACCGCCCGTAAACGCACGATGAACCCCCACAAGGGCGGCGGCCCGCGCCGACCTGCGGCGGCCCGCGACGGCCCTCACTGACGCTGGGGTACTAACCCGTTTTGATGCGGTGTCAAGCGCAACCTGTCGGCACTTTGCGGGGATGGACCTACGCTTTGGCGCCCGGTTGCAAGTTTCAGAAAACAGGTTAAGCTCCCCCGCTGGGCCTTTGCGGACCCAGGGAGGTTGTAATGCAAACGAATGACTCAGTAAACGGCTCGCCGTCGAATGACGCGGTATCGCCGTTCATGGCGAGCGTGGATGCTCACTTGGAACGGATCAAAGCTGCTATTGTCGGAGCAAACACAAAAGGACGAAACCCCGAGATTTTGCTGGATATGTACGATTTGCTGTCCGAGGCTGTGGAGAATATCGAAGCCCTGCTGTCCGGCGAATAAGGGCGGCCTGCGACCCGCGACCCGCGGCTCACCCGCGATAGGGGGCTCACACTAAAACAAACCCCGCAACCCGTGGGGGTTGCGGGGCTGCGGGGCAGCAGGGCAGGCCGAGCCTACCCGTGGGCTGTCACTGACGAATACCCATCGCGGCCAGTACCGGGTTCGGCGCCCCAGCGGCCGGCGCGGCGCCGGGGAAGGGGAAGCCAGCGGCCGGGGCGGCGGCCGGCGCGGCGCCGGGGAAGGGGAAACCGGCGGCCGGCGCGGTCGGAGCCATGACGGGGGCAGCGGGGGCAGCGGGGGCCGCCGCGAACATGGCCGCGCCGGGTGCCGGCATACCGGGAACGACCGGGGCCGCGCCAGCGCCCGGAGCGATCACGGACACGCCGGGGATCGCCGAGGGGGCACCGACCCGCGCCGTGGCGGCAGCAGCGGCGGCCTCCTGCTCCTTCTGGTACTTCGCCTGGGTGACGAAGCTGAGGTTGGCCTTCTCCTGCAAGTCCTTGTTACCGTTCTCCCATTGGAAGAAACACTGGCCGCCCTTCGCCATGAGCACCGCCGGGATATTCTCGGCGGTGACCTGATCCCCGAAATTCTTGATCTCCTCGGGGGTGAAGCCGAAGCTCTGGAAAATCCGCACCCAAATGTTGCGGAGGTTCTGCCGCTTCTGCGCGTCCATGCCCTCGGTCGGGAGGGTCTGCCAGCCGGTGCGCTCCGCGCCGTCCGAGACACCGCCGACGACGGCGACCTTCGCTTCCAACTGCGGAGTACCCGTCTTGGCGGGCTTGATCAGCGCGGACACGAGGCGACCGACGTAAAAGCCGTCCGCCACGGCAGAGCCGGTGCCATCGCCGACCTTAGCGGGATCAATATCGCTGAAATTGAAAAAGCCGATACCCATTGTGTTCTCCTACGGATTGTGGGCCTAAGCCCGGCTATGCGGCCTTGCGGCCAGGGGAAACGAGACAGACAGTGTGCGCTCAGTGTGCGCTTAGAAGTAGCTGGCCTCTTTTGCTCGCTTTGCACGCGCGAGCAGAGTCCGGTCCCAGCCATCACGAACAGTCCAGCGGGCGGCTTGCGCCGGAATTCCGAGGGACAAAAGGTAGGGATAGTATGCAGTAATTACGGCAACGTCATCTTTTGGATCTCCTTGGATTAGTGCGGTGTGTAGCTCCACAACCCGTTCTTCCTGCCACGGGTGTATGCGGGGGACGTTAAATCGGAGGCGAAGGATCTCCCCCAGGTTCATCGGGCTCGGAGTAGGTACGATGGAATACCGATCCTTGCCCACATAATCCATGCCGCCGTCCGGTGTGTAAATGACCGGCCAAGGCTTGCGTAGGGGGTCTTTAATGGCCCGGAGCACAATATCGGCCATGCCGGGCAGCTTCTCGGGTAGGTCACCCGTGAGGCTGGGGCCTCCCAGGGTTTTCGTGCCGTCCTCTTTGATCTTGGGCGGCTTCTCCAACGAGGTCAAGATCACCGGCAGGCTTGCGTCCCGCGCAATCCGCGCCGTGAGGGCGACTTCGTTCCGCAAAGCCCCAAAGAGCTTAAACCCGGTCACGCGCTTTTCAAGCGCGGCCATCGTTTCTTCTGCGAGGAAATCGAATTCGTCGATGACGAGCGCGGTGTACTTCCCGGTCTTGATCCAATTCGGGAAGTTCTTGTTTAGCTCCATCAGGGTCGGCACCTGCGTTCTCGCAACCGAGACACCGTACCACGACTGGATGGAAGAAACCGCGCCCTCACTTGCGATATACAAGGCGCCTGGGTAGGCAGCCCCCACATCAGAAGTTTTGCCAAAGCCCGATTTGCCGTAGATGACGACAAACGGGGCGGTGTGGGTGTTGGCTGGGGGCGTCCCGGCAGCGGCAGCCGCCGGAGAGCCAGCAGCGGCGGCCTGGGCGTTTGCTGGTGTGTTGGACATTGTACCTCACTCGTTTGCCCTAACCTGTTCTTTGCCGAGCGTCAAGGGCCGAAGTCAAGCCCGTTGGCTCTCCCTATCCAAAGCCCGCCACAAAGGGACAAGCTGCGGGTTATCCTCAGAGGCAGGGAACAAAACAGAGCGAAATTCAGGGTACTCTTTTTGATACATCGCCAGCTTCTTTGCGTCCTTTGTGCCCGTTCCGCGAGCGGAATACCGGGTGTTACATAGGCGATCTGCCAGCTTGATCGCCACGGCCCTCCAACCAGCAGCGGCGATTTTCTCCAGTGTACCTTCCTTCCTTTCCGCCCGCGTAGCCCCCAGTTTGTCCGACACCGCTTCGACCAGAGCCAAGACTCCAGGGCCACAACGAGCCCTGATCATCTGCCGCGCGTCTACACCCGGCGGGGCATCCTCAACGGCGTCATGCAAAAAAGCAGCGCATTGAAGCTCCGTATCGTCGGGGAAGTAAAGCTCGATTAGGTCGTGAACCGCCCGCACATGACTAAACTTTGTATCGCGGCCGTACCTCTGCCCTGCGTGAAGCTCCTCCGCCAACAGCCGGGCTTTCCTGGGAAGGGCCGGAAGGGCCCACCGCGCTCGTCGGGCTGCCATCTTGACCCCCCTTTGCGTCAACACATTCGCCAGCATCGCCAGCACAACCCACAGAACAAAACAAGGCCGTGTGGTAGCTCTCCCCATAAGCGTTAAAGCGCCGACCACACACCAGACAAGTCTCTACATAGGCAGGCATACCCATCACCCCCAGGGGATAAGGACGTTTGACTCGACTTCGTTACCCCACACGTCCCAACCGGGGCTGGGTTTGCGGGCGAACAATTCCAGCTTGCGTTGCGTGGGAAACATCTGCTCGATGCGGGTCCGTACTTCCTCGGGTTTCGCGCTGTGCTCCCCCGGCGCGCAGACCGCCTTCACTTGCAACCGTTTGAGCCGGTCTAAGGTGACGGTGGGGTAGTGAACCTCAGCCCCGCCGGTATCCTCGGACCCCTCGCCGCCGTGCTGCTTTTGCCCCTTGTAGTCCCAGGGAGGATCAGCGTAAATGATACTGTAGCTCACGGCTTAATCCTTGACCTGTACGGTGATGGTGGCGGAAAAGGTCACGAAGAAGTGGTCGGAGTCGTGCTCGGAAGGATCAACCACCTTCTGCACAACGCGGAGGCTGCCGGGCTGAATAGACACAGGGAAAGCAGCATTGGAGTCGTCCGGGGCCTGAATTACGACTTCATCTTCCCAGGCTTCGGCGTACTCCACAAATTCGTCCATATCTTTCATGTGCGCTGCGGCTACGCGCTCAGTCCACACAAAGGTTTCAGCCTTCTCCCCGGTGAACTTGACGGAATAGTAGGGATCGGAGTCAAAGCCCACAATCCCTTGATACTCATTGAAGCCAACCCCGTCGTCCTCGGCTCGTATGGTCACGTCCCCCTCGACATAAATGCGTACCAAAACATGCAGGGGGGTAAGGTCGGGCTGAGCAGCAGGGGCGGCCTGGGCCGCCGGGTCGGGCTGAGCAGCAGAGGCGGCCTGGGCCGCCGGGGCGTCCATCGGATCGGTCATTATCGTTCCATTTTGTTTGGAAATAGCTGAAAAAGTCGAGCGCCAGCGGGAGTACCGCTGGCGCCCAGGTCTAACCGGCTACGGTTAGTTTGTCAATCGACAAGGTTGGCCCAAGTCAGCTTAGGTTGGCCGGATGTTCAGAGCTTGCAGGCGGCCGAGAAACGAGGGGTCGGACTCATTCGGAACGTAGGTCAATTCGCCCGACGAGTCGGCCTGAACCAAGTGACCCCAATCCCGCGAGCCTGCTGTCAGCTTGCCGATTTTCATATGCGTGGTCGTGCCGGGGAGCACGTCATAGACCACATGGGCGTCGCCTGCGGGTACTTCGACCACAGCCCCCTTCCGGTGGACATACACGCCGATCTCGCGCCACTCGCCATCGGGGCCCTTGCGGTAGCGGCGCTCGGTGTAGCCGCCGGTCAGGATGGTGGTGGTGAAAGGCCACGGGTGCGTGTGCGGGTCATCGCGCGGGTCGTCGCCAATCCAGACGGTGAACCTTTCCAGGGTGTCGGGTTCCTCGCCGTCGCGGCGGCTCTCCGCCTTAAAGGGGGCACCAAGCTGATCGGGGATCAGGTTGAAGGGGCTCCATGTACGCCCAAGGTTGGACGCGGCGAGGCCGGTGCTGGTGGTCGCGGCGGGCGGGGCGGCCGTGTCCGCAGAATGAGTAGCGGTGCGGTGCTCTACAGTCATGTCACTTCACTCCTTTGGGTCATCCACGACCCGTTTGATATTCCCGAGGCAACACAAAATAGTCATTCTCCAACAAAAACAGGGCGTCGATCTCGATAAGCCTACCGTAACCGTTCGCTTTGGCGACCGGGCATACAATCGTTTCGGGGGCTGCCTTGGCTTCGGGGGCTGCCTGGGCTGCCGGGGCTGCCTGGGCTGCCTGGGAAAGCAGGGCGTACAGGTAGCTCGCCCATTCCCGCCGGAAAAGAACAAAAGCGCGTGCCCGTCTACGATCCTCGTCGGGCGCACCAAGGGCCGGTTCAGCATAAATGGTACAGGCCATATCAAGCAGGCCGCGCCCCCGCTCGGTGATCGTGATCGGGCCGTTGGGCGGCGCCTGTTCACCCGGACGCTCAAAGCAATTCACCACATGGGCCACGATGACAGGCACTATTGGTAAATCCTTTGGCGTACCGTCAAGGACGAGAGTCGCAAGGACCAAGGCCGGAGGACTGCCGGCGGCGTCCGTCAAGGTGTAGGGCGGGGGCACATTAAGGGGCTTTAAGGTCACGGTCAATCCTCGGAGTAGCGGCGGGTTGGGGGATGCGGGGCTGCCTGGGGCCTTCCAACGTCACGGGGCCGCCGCAAGCGGCACACCGGGCAGCAGCCGCGGCGTCGGCCCACACACCGCAGCAGGGGGGCCGCCCGCCCGTATTGGTGGGGTCTGACACCCGCCCGCGGCGGCCACAGGCCGTACAAACGACATTCCGGCGCTGACGGCTCATGTTGCTTCCGCTTCCGGCGCTTCCCCTTCCGGTGCTTCCCCTTCCGGCGCGACGGGGTTGTGCTGCGAAGGCCAAATTTGGCCCGGATAGTAGGTTGGGCTTACTTTTGGGGGCGAGCCCCCCTCAGCCGGGTGCGCCGGGAAGCTCGCGCACCAAACCTCCGCTTCCTCCCAATTATCGAACGTCCGCCGCTGGATCTCGACTTCCCCGCTGGGGGGCCGCTGCTCCCCGACGCCACAATAACGATTGTAAGAGAACCAAACCCGAAGATCGCCGCGAACGATTTTCCAGCCCAGGCGCTTCCCGTCATGCAGCGAGACAAAAGCCGTCGCTTCGATGGCTTTCTCGGGCCAGATTAGCTCAACCCGGCTATGCGGGATTGTGACCGGATGACCCACCTTTGCCTTGTTTTCGGCGCTCAGGTGTAGCCGATAGGCTAACTCGCCCTCCCGCTCCGTGATGGGGGGCATGAGCGTAACGTGAGTCACCCAACCTTCGACCGTGGCCCCTCCGTATTGGGTGTAGCGCACCCGGTCCCCCACCTTTAGGGGTGAAGTACGGCGGCAAACGACACCATCGGCGTAGCGCCGGACCTCGTAGAGATAACCGCGTTCGTCCGTTACCCTGACGAGAAGGTGATCCCCGCGCGCCACCAATTCCTTTGCCCGTACCAAGGCATCCGGCCCCGTGAGGACGACACCAAAATGCGCCACAGCCTCGGGCGTGACCTTCCCTTGTCCGCAGAGAGTATCCGCCTGCTCGCGCAGCCCGTCCGCCAATAGGCCCGGATCTCCGCCGGCTTCCATATACACCGTACACAATTGGGACACTTGGGCCAGCAGGGCCCTTACTTCCTGTTTATCGCTCATGTTCCCCCCCGGTGGGCCTATCAGCCCATCATATCTTGATCCCATTGGGTTCTATGCGTATTAAAGGTTTCCATAATCACGTCGGCCGCCGCGGGGTTGCGTTCCCGCATGGCCCTGACCCAACGCTCTACCTGTCGTGACGAAACGGGGCCCACACACGTTAGACGAGCAAGTAGGCGAAAAGCATCCTCCCAGGTCGGCCCTCCCGGTATGTCTAATACCTCTCCTGGGGTCGCCTGGGGGACCACGGCAGACGGGGACCGATGGATTAAATCGGTCGTGCTCATGCTATTTGTCCTCAAACCAACGGTTGATCGCCCGGCGCCACACGTCCTTGTTGGCCCGGATGAAGGGTTTTAGCTGGCATCCCAGCTTTTCGCAGATGTACTCAATCTGGAAAGGCTGGGCCGGGACCGCCTCCCCCGAGTGTTGATCAACGCTCCGAGGGTCAATGCCGTGGTATTTGTGGGCGTCACCCAGCATATTGACGTACTCGCCCATGACCCCACACCATTCGATCATGGAGTGAATACCCGTCTGCGTGGCGAGAGGGTAGTAAGAACTGGCGAGGGCCTGCGCCCGCGCAAGCACGTCGGCTGCGGACAGGTCACCCATTTTCCGGTTAGCCCAGGCCGGGACTTGAAACACAAAGGGGTTTTGGTCGGCGTCGGTGTCGGTGGTGGTGTCGGTGGTGGTGTCGGTGGTGGTGTCGGTATTCATTGTCATTTTGTTTTCCTGGGGTTCGGGTACAACGCGGACCAGCCGGATACCCAAGTTAGGCCAACGGTAGGTAGGAGAGCTATAATTCCGGCCGGCGTGCCGCTGTATCTCAGGGCTACTCGCGTAGTATCCCCCGCGATGGTGCCGATACATTGTGCTCATGGGCCGTGCTCACGGGTCGGGGAGAACGCGGACCAGCCGGATACCCAGCAGCCCATAGGCCCCGTCCTCCAAGCTGCGGCCGTAAACAACGCTCGCATCCATGCTAACCCAATCTCCACCGCGGCTGGGGCGTTGCTTTACCTTCTCTGCTTTCCCCTTGTTCGTCTTTTTGTTTCGGACCAGACGGATACCCGTACACGAATTGCACTCGGTGGGTTCTGAGTAACCGCGATGGCGGCCAATTAAGTTACTGAGCGCGTCACCGCCCCGACGGACTCGCCAAAGTTTAACCATTGTACTTTGCCCAAATAGCCTGCGCGGCTTCAATGGCGGCGATTTCCTCGGTCAGCTTAGACTGCTCAGCCCGCAAGCGAAGCAGAGTGGACATAAGGGACGGGCCCGCAAAGCCCGCGGCCGGCTGCGGGGCTGCGGCGGGCTGCGGGGCCGGGGCCGGGGCCGGGAGGGCGGCCCATCCGGCAAGTACCTTGTGCATATCCTCCGGGTCCAGGCACCAATCGTAGGTGACCCCGAGCAGCCCGGTTACCCCCTCGGCGTTGTGCCCAAACGCGCCCACGTCGGGCATCTCAGGTAGCGGGTGCTTTGAGAAATCAGCGACAAAAGTAGACTCAGCCTCCAACCGCTCAGACTCAGTGATCAGCCGGTATTGCTCCCCGGTGGACCGGGAAAGCCATTGAGCATAGGCCATCGCGTCGTTGTAAGTGACGTTGACCACGGGCTTGTTTTCGTGGTGCGAAGGGAACACATGGCCCGGTCGGAACCGCCGATATTCAGCGTTGGTAACCTGATCGCACACTTGGATTTTATTATTCCCCATAGACGGCCTCGTGGTGGGAGTACAAACCCCTAACCCGTGAGTTGCCGGTTGTCAATCCTGCACGTTCAGCAGTCGATCCAGAAGGTTGAGCACACTATCCTGCAACGGCCGGAGTAGCTGATCGGGGATAACCGGCAGGGGCAGGGGCATTTCCGGGGTCGGCGGGGCCGGAACAAGGGCAGCAGCCATGAACGGTACTTGGAGATCGGTAGGGACGTTTAAGGTATGCGGGGACGGGCCCAGGTATTCATAGCGGTTTAGTGTGCTTTTCACCGCTTTGACTCCGGTGCGCCCCCACACACCCCAAATTCCTTGCCTTGCGCTAACAGGCAAGGGCAGAGAATTGGGGGGCGGTGCCGCGGTGATCTGGCGATAAGCCTCACTAAGAACAGCGATGGCCTCGTCCCAAGTGGGCCCGTCAGTAACCTTCGGCAAGGTCCGGCCTAAGTCTGCATACCTTGGATCAGTGTTCAGCCACGCTTGCGTATAGATGCGGGCTAACCAATCCGCCAGCATGTAACCCCGCTGCCGCTCTACGCCTATAGTTTTTGCCGACCCAATCAAACGGGGAACCCACACGGACGCGGGCAGAAGGCGATCTCGTTCCTCGTCTGACAATTCATCCTGCCAAGAGCGAAGAAACGCAGAGATAACCGGCGAAGCGCACGCGGGGTAATCACTCCAAGGTTCGCCCGCAAAAAGGGCCACAGCCTCCATGATGCACATATCTCTGTCGCCGGTAATTTCAGTCCGCTTGCGGTGCAGGCCCCGCCCAAAGCGGACGGTGTTTAGATCCAATGTCATTTAGACCCCCTTGATCGGCGCCTTCCACGCCCAAACCCATGCGAACAGGAACGCCGCGAGAACAATGAGTAGGAATACGGAGCCAGCAGAACCCGACACAGAATAGACCGCTACGGTCAGGGCCCCGACCGGAATGATCAGTACGGCGAAGAAGAAAAGCCCCGTGAGGGCTAAGAGAAGATTACTCCGGTCACTTCGGCTCATGGTCCTCCTCCGACAACGGTAGAAGCGTCACTGTCGGCTTCCACCGCGGCCACGGCGACACAAATTGATTGCACTTCGTACACCAGCGTTTTGTCTCCGCCTCCGCGAACAGAGTCTTGTCGCGGGCGATAAGACCGGCTTTGTTGCATCGAGGACAATCAAGGTGGATATAGTGCGTCAATACACCATCGGCCACAAAAATATCTTCTCCCAGGTGGGCCGCGCCGGGCCCGATGAGGTGAACGCCCGTCTTGTATTGTTCCGGTGTGCTCATTTTTAGCTGCGCGAGCCTCTTTTCCAGGCGCCGGTACTCAGATGGGGTTGGGGAGAACATGAAATTGTAGGTCAAGCCGTAAAGGCGGATCGCCTGCGCTACCCATTGTTCCGGGGTGTCGAGGGGGACCAGGGGGAGAAATTCACGCCGCTTATTGTTCTTGGTCATCTTGCCCTTTCCTCATTCTTTGCTGTTCCGCGTAGACCGCCAAGGCCAAGGCTTCCCGCGCGGCTTCAAGCTGATCAAACAATGCGTCGCGGACCTGCGCGGCCTCGGAGTACCGCCTAAAAGCCTCCGCGGCCTGGGCACTAACGGCGGCCCATTCGTCCATGCGGGCGCAGGTCTGCGCGTGCGCCTCGTTATAGTTTGCCCGTAGCTGCTCAAATTCAGCCGCAGATAGCAGTCGGCCGGCGGCGAGCGCCAGGGGCTTGTTAGGCTTGGGCACGGGCCCTGCCTCCGCGCCGCACGGGGGCGATATTGAGCTTTTTCCGGTAGCGGGCCACAGTCTCGACGTGAACCTTCAAGGCTTTCGCAATCCGCTTGTCAGGAACGACCCCGAGTTGATCCTTTGCGTTCTCCAGCCGCTCCTTGACGGCTTGCTCATAAGGCAGGACAGCCGTGGGGATATTGCGGGCCTGCCGAGCACGATGCAGCCGATAGACGGAAATTTGCGGGTAGCGTTCGTGGATCTCAGTGTCGGGGATGGTGCCCAGCAGGGCGATGATCTCCGGGGTGATCGGGACGACCACAGACGGGATAGCCCGCTGTAGGCGAAGCTGTTGTATCCGCTGCCGGCTGAGCCCGTAAGCGCGGCCCAGGTCCGAGTCGGCTTCCGTGCCCAGCCTTGCCGCGAGGCCGGGGTATTTACTCTCCAAGTCCGTAAGCTGCGGCGGGGGCTTAACGGGCAACGGTTGGGGAATACCCGCCTTCCCACGCCAATACTCGACGGTGGAGAGCGGGATACCCAGCTTATCCACAATTTCCTGATTGGTGTGCGAAGCGAACAGGGGGAAAGCCTGCGCGTATCTCGTCGGGCCTTGTGGGCAAGTCCGCGAATTGTGCCCCCGCTGGTCGCAGGCAGAGCAGGCCGTTTGCCGCGGCTGGGGCGGCTGGGGCGGCTGCGGGCGCGGAATACCCGCCTTCTTCCGCCACCAAGGGACGTTAGACAACGACACGCCCAGCTTTTCCGCAATTTCTTGATTGGTGTGCGAAGCCAGCAGGGGGAGAGCCTGCGCGTACTTTGACGCGCGCTGCGTGCAGGTCCACGCATTGTGGTCCCGCGCTCCGCAGGAGGAACACAGATTGATCCGCTCTTTTGGGGCTTGCATCTTCTCACCTATGGGGTCTGCTATTTGGTGCTGCTATTGCTGCTATGCTATTGCGCTTAGGTTTCGCTCTTTTGCTTTTTCGGGGGCGCCGGGATTTTCCGCTCTTGACGCAGGTGAGCTATCCGTTGCGGAGAAATGCCATAGTCTCGCGCAACCTCGGCATCTGGATCGACGCCCAGCCGCGCCATAATCCCCGGATGATACCGCTCCGGGTTGCTTGCGTCAAACGATAACGGGATCTTCCACCGTTGACGCAACCTGAACACCCATTGTCGGGAAACGCCAAAGTCTCGCGCAATCTCGGTGTCCGGCTTAGTGCCCAGCGCCGACCGTATTTCCTTGTGCTTGTTTTCATCGCTTGCGATTTTTTCTGTGTTACGCGCGCACGTCGCCTTGTTGTGTCCGCGGCGCTTACAGAGGGAACAAGACATTATCTGGCTCTCCCGTCAATCAGCACGCAGTACCGACAAGGTAGAAATGGTTGGGGTGCCAGGACTCGAACCTGGAACATTCGGAGTCAAAGTCCGATGTGCTGCCAATTGCACTACACCCCAATATAGTCCGCGTTTGCCGAGCGTTGACGGAGTGAACAGAGAGAGCACAGGGGGCAAACGCGGGCTACCCCGACAGGATAACCTGGGGGTTGCCGCTTGTCAAGTGGTCGGCACGAAAAAGTCAAAAAGGCCAGTTGGCCCCCATCGCGGACAGGCGCGCGTGTAGATAGCGGTCAATCGCGGGGGCGCCCCCAAAAACGGAAAAAGCCCCCGTTGCTCTCAGGTGGGGACAAAGCCTGCCGCCCTACGGTGCGGCCTGAATATGCGGAGTCTGTGCGGGTCGGCGCCGACCTACGCAGTTAGCCGTCAAGAGAGTACGTCCGCGTAGCTTGCGCGGCCGAGATCAAGAGGGGGAGAGAACAACCTCAGTGTCCGCGGCGCCAGCTAAAACTGCCCATAGGGCCTCCGGGTACGGGGTCAAACAGCGTCAGTAAGCCGCTGGCTTGCGTGGAAATTCAGAACAGGCACGGTGTCTACCGGAAGGTCCAGCCACAATAAGCCCGGAATGAACGCCTTGGCTACCTGAAAGGTGAATTCGATATAGTCTCGCTCAACGTACAAGTCATCCTTGGAGCGGATCAATTCTTTGGCCTTGTCTGTGTCGAACCAAGGATTGCGGTCTTTGAGCGCGTAGAACCAATCCCGCTCACGCGGCATAACCTGAAGGGCATCTTCGTAGAACTTTTGCCAATAGCCGTTGGCCTGCAAAACCCTGTAAATTTCGTCCGGGTTGGTGTTCGACCAATAGCGGAAGGTTTCTTCCGGGTAAGCGTACATACCTTCCAGCATCACGTCAAAAACGTGGCTCATGGACTCCCCTTAGTGGTGCGAAATGGCGGTGCGGAGTGGTGCGAAACGGCGGTGCGGAGTGGTGGGATGGGTGGGGCTCGAACCCACGACCCTCGGCTTAAAAGGCCGGTGCTCTACCGACTGAGCTACCATCCCAAAGGGAAAGCCCTTTTGTTCTCGGGGAGGGCTGTACCCCGCCTGCCGCTGAGCTACTGTCCGGGCCTATCGGGCCGACTGCGCTTGCGTCAGGTCGATCTTGACCCCGCCGGGGCTGGGGCCGGCGACGGCGGGTGCCGCCGCGACCTTGATCGCCGCGGCCCGATGCTGCTGCTCTTGCGACAAGCGGCGGTTCGCCGTCCGCTCCGAGGAACCCGGCGGCGGCTTGCCGACGGCCACACAATCGAGGTGCAGCTTGATCCGGGCCTGGATATACTCGCTGCGCTTCCGCTTGACCGCGTGGCGCAGGGCCTTCTTGGCGCGGCGTACTTCCTTCTTTTGACGGCTTTCCTTGCTCATGTTTGCCTCTTTGGCTGGGGGGTGAAGGCGTCCCTTTTGGGGATTGACCCTTTCTGTCTAATCCCTGACGACTAAAAGGTGACGGAACATGCCGTATTGACCGTGCTGCGCGCAGATTGCGTCAACTGTGAACAGAGACACGCAGCCGTTTCGACGGGCCAGAGCCGTCGCAAGAATTCAATAAATCCTTGGAGTCTACCCCGTTCACTTGCCCCGCAAAAGGAGAGTAGGGCGGGTGGGGATTGAACCCACGACACTCCGGTTATGAGCCGGGTGCTCTGACCGCTGAGCTACCGCCCCGTAATTCGTTATTCAGCCGCGGGCGGGAAGGGCAAAAGGGTTCCACCCTCCAATGGCCCCCGTACCTGCTCGGTGTCGGTGAAGGAACCGAGAAAGAAGGCTGAGGCCCGCTTCGGGTATGTCCCTAAGCCTTCCATCATATCTTCGCCCCCGGCCTTCCACTGTTCCCAGAAGTGAAGCTCAAACACGAGCACGTTGTCGGGGTCGTCGCTGGATTTTGGGCTGTTGGCTGTTTCCATGATGGTCACCGTTTCGCAATTTGGGGCAGAGTACCCCCTGCAAAGCACCCTATGCGTCTTGGGTTCCATAACAGGCTTGCCCTCAGCATCGACGTTCTCGGCGGCAAAACCCGCGGAGGCGTAGATATACAACTCTACCGCCCTGCGCCCCAAGATCGTCAAAATCTCCTGCACGGCGGCTTGAACCCCGGTCCAGTCAAACAGGGCCCCGCCCTCAGAGCTAAGCGCAAAGCTGTTTAACCCCAGGGTCAGGGCGGAGCTTAGGTTGTGGTAGTACACGTCGGCGTATTGCGCCGGATCTTGGATTTCGTCAGAGAGCCGATGCTTTGGGCCCGTGCAGTCCCACCGCCAAGCCGGAGGGCTGGCGTGGGAGTACACATAAGGCCGCCCAGGAAACCCCGAAACCGGGAAATCTCGCAATTCCTCGGGCGTCAAGGGGGGCTCAAAACGCACACCAACGTAGTCCCGTTGTCCCCAAAAGTCCCGGCAGGCTCGCTCTGCCTCCGCATCCATCCAGGGCTTAATGTGGACATTTACCCCAATTCGTTCCAACGGGTGCATGTATTCTCCAAGGTCGGCTATGGCGTTGGTGGTGGCGTCAGCTTTGCCAGGGGCCCGACCACGACAGGGCAGGGAAGATACCCACGGGGCGGTTGTCGAGCAGATTTTGACAGGCGATTGCTCGTGGGTTCCAGTGCGGGGGCTTATCCACAGAGAGGGGTACGGTTGCACCCAGCGGGATAAACGAAGCATCGAAGCCAAAACCGCCATCCGGCTGAGGCGGCCCAATAAGACCGAGAACAGAGCCCCGGTAGACGTAGATCGGGCCCCTTTCGCTCTGGTATGCCAGGGCGACGCGGAAAATCGCCTTCCTGCCTACCAATTGGGCCAGCAGGGACAGGCGCCACTTGATATGTACGCCCAGGTCAGCGTCCTTCACGTCGAGGGCCACGTCATCGACCAACACGCCGGGACCGGCTTGTGTGGCCTTGCTGACCGCGACGGTCAGCAGATCGGCTTGGGGTTCCCGCAGGTCGGTATTCGTCGCGGGCAGGTCGGCACCTAAGAATGACCGTAGCTCCGCGACCTTGGCGACGTTGGAGCTATTGATCTTCAAGTTAGGGGGCAGCATTGTGTAATACCTTGCTGTTTTTGGTGTTAGTGCGAGAAGGGGGAGTCGAACCCCCACGAGTTACCCCACCAGATCCTAAGTCTGGTGCGTCTACCAATTCCGCCATTCTCGCAAAATGGGGCCCGTTCGCGGGTATCCCTCCCGCTCGGTGGGCGAAGCCGACCCCCGTGCGTCGAAACACTTATGGGCCCTGGGTGACCCACCTAATCCTTATTCTTTTGGTCACCCTCTGGGGGGCCAAAGCAGGTCAATAAGGCCGACCTCCGCTGGAACAGGCAGCAGTACCCAGCCATTACTTTCGCTAAGGCGACGATCCGCGATTACCGCACGCGACCAGCAGGGGGCCATCCCCCATAGGCGCAGACAACGGGCCTGCGAGCCGGGATACAGAGATACAGAGCTGAAAGTCGGACTCGAACCGACGACCGGCGGTTTACAAAACCGCTGCTCTACCAAACTGAGCTATTCCAGCGTACAAAGAGCCCGTTCAGCTTTTCCAAGGCCAAGGTGGGCTAAGCCTTCCAACGGACCAGTCCGCCTCTTTTTTGGGTATACAAACCCGCAAAAGGCCAGCGTAGTCGTGTCGGCGAGGGGCGCCGCCTTCATTTAGCGTCTCAGGGGACGGCCGGCATACGGAGCCGCGCGGGCCGGGAAACATCAACGCTCAGCGGCGTTCAGCGGAGTCATCTTCCTTTCTCCAAGTAAGCGCGGGTTTCCTCAATCGGGGCTCGCGTCGTGTGTGCCTTGAAAATCTGAATGTCCGGGCCTGGGCGTTTGTAGGGACGGAGAGTGTATTCACGGTCAGTCGCAGCCATGACCTCGAAAAGACCGTCACCGTAACCCCGGTCGGGGTTGACCCGCACCAACCGGGCCCAAAGAGATACGTTCGCCAGCGCGTTTTTAGGATATTTCTTAGGCATGGTAGTGAGTACCCTCGGCGGGAGTCGAACCCGCGTCCTCGGAATGAAAATCCGGTATCCTGACCGTTAGACGACGAGGGCAAAAGGTGCCGTGCAGCATATCCACGGCGCGGGTCATGCAGCCTTTCGGCTGACCTTTCGCCTACCGGCGGGCTTCCGTCCTCGGCGGGCTCCCATTAGCCCGCGTCGTCAGACGGCACCTGTAGACTACAGCCCAGGGCTCCTTTTTCGGCTTAGAGCCGGCGGTCCTGCGACATTCCGGGCGAATTTCGGCCGGGTCGCAAGCAGAACCTTGGGTTAAACGCGGGTTTGGGTTCCCGCAAAGAGTGGACGCGGCGGGAGTCGAACCCGCGTCCAGAACAGCTTTCAGTTTAACAGTTACGTCGTCTGCCCGTACTTAACCCAGCGGGCCGGGTGTCCCCCGTCTTTCCGGGGTGTCGCACACTCTTTTGCCCCCCGGCGAGCTAATATCCGGGCTGATTAGCGGGGTGTAGGGGCTGCGTGGTGTTCCCCTTCCCCCATCAGAACCCTGCGCGCACACCAGACAAAGAGCGGGTTAGCTTCTTGGGCTGGCACCGGGGCTCACATGGTCCCCGGACTTCAATCACGCCGCGACCGCCACGAGGACGGGGACAGCGTTACCGAAGTGGTTGTTGTTGTTGGCAGTTTGCTCTGCGTACCGTATAAGGCCGGGACCACGCCTACGACGCTATCTCCCTTTCCACCGCCCTGTCGAAGCCGTTTCGCGCCCAAAGGGGGTGTGCTGTAGTTTTAGGTCCGCAGCACCAGACCAGGGGCAACGGTTTGGCGCCGCCGCCCTCCACCACCTCCCTTAGCTCGGCTTTACCAGAATAGGCGCAGCCGGGTTTTGTGCCTCGGGAAGATCACAATATCTTGGGCCGGGGCCCGGTACGGCCGGGGCTTAGTCCAGGCCGGACTTCTTGGTGCCGTCCGGGTGGTAGTGACTGGCCGGACCACGCCCGCCAAGGTCGCCCCCGATGTGCCCCGTGTAGGTGTCGTGGATGCTCCTCGGGAGCCCGCCGCTGCCGCCACCAGAGTACCGGCGCGCCTCGCGGCCTTCCTTGGTCAGATTGCCCGCCGAGTCATAATCCTCGGGGTAGCTGTCGAACCCGGTGCGGTGCCTCGGGTCGTTTGGGTCGTGCGGCATGGGTGCCTCCCTATCCAGCCTGGGGTTCAACGGAAACAGCGGGGACTTCCGCGGCTTCCGGCGCTTCGTCAACGTAGTCCAGCAGATCCCACTCATACAAGGCGGCCCAGGCTGCGGCTTGCTCGCTCAGCCCTTGCTTTAGGCTCTCTTGGTATTCCCATTCGACTTCATCTTCTAAGCCGCCGTACTCGGCAGCGTAGCGGAGCATCGCCTGTTTCGGGGTTTCCCCCTCTTTGACTGTCATGCGAAGGCTCATATCTACCTCAGATTGGGTACAGCTTAATCGTCACAACGCTCGTTTCAAGGAGCGGGTGAAAGTTATCTGTCCGCCTTGTGGTCACGGTGATGTTTAGGCCCGACTCTTGTTTGTATCCCTCCAGCCATTTGAGGAACACACGGTGAGCGATCCAATAAGACCGATCAGAAACGGAGGGCGGGTCAACGCCGGGTCGGCCTAAATGCACCAGCCCAAGCTCCCTCAGATCCTCAAAGAGCATACCAAAACCGACTTCGCGGCCCGACACGACTAAGAAATTCTCTAACAGGTCTCCAGGCCGCCCGCCCGCCTCGTCTAAGGCTTTGAGCAGACGGTCGTCCATGCTCTTTTCCCAGTATGCCTTCGTCTTGCTTTTGGGCAGGTACTCCAGGCATCGCTGGATTTCTGCTTCCAACTCTTTTTGGGTCTGCGCCCCGATGTTTGCGATCTGTTTGGCTGTCAGCATTGTTAGGTGCTCGGAGTTAGAGTAATTAAGAGCCTGGGGTATCCCCGGCAAGGATCGAACTTGCGACCCACCGCTTAGGAAGCGGTTGCTCTATCCACTGAGCTACGGGGACAATACAAAATGGCTCCCTGGGCAGGGATCGAACCTGCGACACAGCGGTTAACAGCCGCTTGCTCTACCAACTGAGCTACCAGGGAATATCCCCCCGGTAATCCGCCGGGGGTCGGTTCTCTACATCGGAAGCTGCTATATTCCGCAGGAAACCGCGGGGAGCGCGCAGCGCGGGAGCCGCAAGGCTTTGTGGCTCGACGCGGTTGGGCATTAACTGGCGAAACGCCAAGTTATTCGGTGAAGCACCGAGATCCAGCTACCGGGGGCGGGTGCGTACACCCGGAGAGAAGCGTAGGAAGCGAAGGAAGCGAAGGAAGCGTAGGAAGTAGCCGCAGAGGGGATCGAACCCCCGACCCGCGCCTTGTAAGGGCGCCGCTCTCCCGCTGAGCTATGCGGCCACAATAGCCCGTTTGACCTGTAAGGCCAAGGTGGGCCAATCCTTTTTCGGCGCTTCGGGTGCCGATTACCGCCGGCTCTATCGGTCGCCGGTTACCGTAAGGGGGCTGCTCGATCCAGCAGCATTATGTCCTTCCACGCGGGTTGATCAGGTCCGCTTGTGCCTTCGTGGCGAGGCGGCAGGGGGAAGTAACCCGCCCTATTGGGCGGCCTCGACCGATAAACGCATTGTGTTTTGTGTTCTTCTTTTTGTGTATGGGTGGACCTTGGGACCGTACCCCGCACGGGACCAAGGCTTGTAGGCTTGTGGGCTTGTGTTTTGGGTCGTTATTGCTGAAAAGTGCCCGGAGCGGGCATCGAACCCGCACTCCCTGACGGGAAGGGGCTTTTAAGGCCCCTGTGTCTACCTTTCCACCATCCGGGCAGCCGCCATGCTTATTCGGGTTTCAAGGGGCCGGGGCTTTCGCTCCCGCCCCGACGTTCTATCCCCTTACTTGCCAGTCGTCAAGGGGAGAAGGGCTCGATAGTCAAACTTTTCTGAAAAGAGGCTGCCCGTCAGTGTCAAGGTTGGTGTCGGCAGGTTTCATAGAACGGACAAGGGCGCCGGAAGGCAAAACAAGAACCGTACCCCGTCCGCCGGGGCCATCGCTGCACGGGCAAGCCGGAATAGACTAAGGCTGTCATGGACTTGAAGATGCGCTCGATACGCTCGGGAAATTCTGCCAGGAAGCCAGGAACACCAGGGGTTTTAGGCCGGTCGAATTTGATCGGGCTATTGTCCTCGGGGATCTCCAGCATATTCACGACAATCCCGCCATAATTATGCCCGTAAACAGCTTGCCCACCGACCGCGTAGGCTTGGAATTGAGTAGAGATACCGTAGATTTTGCCGTGATCGCGCAATCGGCGAGAAGTCGTTTTGTGGTCGGTCATCCAGACCTTGCCTTCGTTGTCCTGTAGCGCAAGGTCCAGCCGGAACGTGTAGGGGGCTTGGCTCTCCCCTAAGCGCAGAGTGAATACTTCCTCGACTACAATGACCTTCGCCCGCTCAAAGGCATATTTTGCCATGTAGGCGGTGACGACCTTCTCTGTTACTTTCAAGGCTTCCGTGTAAATGTCTGCGTTGTGAGGGTCGGCGTCGCAGTCGTAGCTATGCAGAGCCCGCACCGCTTCAACGGGCTGGTAGATATTCGCGGGTTTACCCTGCTGCTGCCCGCGGCGAATGGCGTAATGATGGGCTAAGCCGGTGTGAACGTAGGTGCCGCGGATAAGCGCCCATGCAATTTCCTGGGGCTCGTCGGCGTCGTCGCTATCGTCTTGGACGGCGCTCGGCGTGTAGGACACCAATTGGCCGTCCTCCCCGACAATGGGGAGCGGGTTCTTTTCGTAGGTCAACCCATATCGCCGGGGGCACAGGTCGAATAGATCGTAACGGTGCCCACCAAAGGGCGAGGGCCCCGTGAACAATAGCTTCGCGTCGTCCTGCGCGTTGGATACGGTAGCCATGAAAATCCCCCGGCGGGGGTTATCCCGGCGGGGGTAGGGGGTCAAGCGGGGGTCCAGCGGGGCTACGGGGTCAGCGCCCAACCAATTTCCATAAGGATTTCGGTGGCCGCCGGGTGCGCCTCCCCGGCCCATTCATATTCCTCCAGCAGATTGCGGAGGTGGGCGGCGCATTTGTGGTGCTCGGCTTCGTTGCCGGCCAGCACCCGCTCTATGTCGGCGGCGGCGGCGGCAAGATCGATCAGGGCTTCAATGTCGCGGGTGGGGACCGGCAAGGTCCAGAGCCCCGCGGCATCCTGGCAGGCCCAGCCGCCGACGCTGGGCAGATCCAGCGCCACGGCGAGCAAGGGACGAGGCTCAATGCCGGCGGCAGAGATCCACGCGGCGCCCTCGGGGTCAGGGAAGAAAATAACGGGAATGGGGGAGGGGCGCATTTTACTTGCCTCCGGCGGCGTAGTAGGCGCTCAGGTTCGCAACCTTGCGGCCATAGGCCGCCATAGCGTCAACCTTGCGGCTGTAGCCTTGGGCGCCCTCCGCGATCCCGCGGCAGGTGACGGTGAGGGTCCAGACGGGGCGCCGGCCCGCGGGGGCGTAGCGGTCCAGGCTCACGTTTACGGGCCAGTCGGTGCCCTCGGCGGGGCGCCGGCCGACCGTAGTCGCGGCGAGGGTGATGGTGGTGGGGCGGGGGGTGGCGGCGGTGTTCATTTTTGCTCCTTACTTTCAATTTGATCAAACGCCGCAAGGTGGGCGTCGAGCCAACGGGGGAAAATCCCTACAAGCCGGATCGGCCCGTAGTGTTCCGGGTCCGCCAGGGCGTGACCGCTCAAAAGCAGCCAGCCGGCGGCGCGTGGCGTGGCGCTGTTTTTCCGGGGCCGACCGGGGATTTTCACCACGACGGCGAAATTCTCCCACAGGTATCGGCCCTTGGGTTCTGCCGCGTAGAACGGCGTCAAGTCGTGGGGGGCGGCTTTCACTTTGTTGCCTGCCAGCGAATATCCCAGCCTTCCTGGGTGTGGGGGTTACCCGCGTCAAAGCGGGCGGAAAATTCCACATTGCGCCGCCGGGCAAGGCCGAGGGCCTTTTTAATCGCCGCTCGCTGCCGGCGGGACGGGGCGCGCCCGCCCGGCGGGGCGGACAGGGGGCGGTAGCCGAGGGGCAATTCCCGCGCCTCCTCCTCCGGGTCGTGGCGGTGCCGTTCGGCGGCCGCGATCCCCCTATCCTCGGCAGAGGGGGGGCGGGCGGGGCGGGCGAACCAGACCTCGGAATAGGGGCAAAAGACCGCGATGGCCCAGCGAACGGCGGGGGTGGTCATAGGGGCTCCGGTGGTGGTGGGCGACGGTGGTGGGCGACGGTGGTGGGCGCATTTACGGCGGCGCCCGTCGCCGGGGGGCGCTATTCCTCGCCGTCTCCCTCGGTATCGACGGCGAAAATGTCGCCGTCCTCGCTGTTTTCCAGATCAAACCCCAGGGACCGGGCGTGTGCCCGCAGGGCGCTATAGTCGTCGTCGCCGATCAGGTCGGCGTCCTCGCTGTCGAGGATGGTGTCAAGGTCAACCGCGGCGTCGAGGGCGGCGATCCCGCGGGCCAGGGCGGCGGCCGACTCAATTTGTCCGGGGGAGAGGGGAGGGCGGGTCACGGCGGGCTCCGGTCGGTGGGGAGGGGGGGGGCTCAGCGCCCCGGCCCCCACCTGATAGCCCGCCCTCTGCCGGGCGTCAAGGTCGTCTGCAAAGAAAAGTGTAAAGGCCCCCACATTGACGTGGTGGTGGGCCTTTTGCGGATCGGGCCCGGCGTGGCGCGGGGCCCTATAGAGAGCGTGTCGGGCGGCGGCGGGCGGCGGGGCTGGTCGGGCGGCGGGGCTGGTCGGGCGGCGGCGGGCGGCGGGGCCAGCGGGGCCAGCGGGGCCCACAAATCAGGGCGGGGCTGCGCGTCAGCGCCGGCCCGACCTAAGCCTCGGCGACGGGATCGTCGTAAAAAGCGCGGCCCACAATAGAGCTTTTCATTTTGTCGCGCAGCTTTTGCCCGATCTGTTCAAGATCGCGGGCCAAGTATTTTGTGATCTCGGCCAAAACGTCCCGCTGCGAGTCTGAAAAGGTTGCGGGGGCGGGGCGCGTGACCGTGATATTCTCGATTTCACGGGTGAGGGTGAGCGCGTGCGCCGACGACTCGACCGCGTGCTGTATTACTTCCGCCTCTTGGATCGTGTGCGGGGTCGGGAACGACGGGGAATTGGTCAAAAGGTTGTGCAGGGTGTGCATTGTCTCCCCCGTGCTCCCATACAGCACGGCGATCAGGGAGATTTCAACGTCCCCGCCGCGGTAAGCGGGCGCGAATTGACCACGGGGGAAGTTAGTCCAAAAACTATCCTGACGCAACTCTTGCGCCCGCCCACGCATGATCTCATTGACTGCCGGCATGATCTTATCGGGCGACCAGAACTCATAGGCATTTTCAGCCTTTTCGCGGTCCTCCTCCCGCGGGAGCATCACCGCCATGACTTCGCCAGAAGCCGTGACCAGAGGCAGCCGGCGGGTTCGAGCCTGCAATCCGTTTTTCTCAGTAATCAGGAAGATCAGGCAGGTACGGCCCAAAAGCCCGACGATGATCAGGTCAGTCTCGCTCCAGAAGGCGACGATGACCTGTAGGACATAGGGTGCGGTCAGCTTATTCTCTGCCGCGTTCACGAGCCGTTTAATGCCTGCGCCTGGGCTTCGGGTGGTGTCCATTTTTTTCAGTCCTCCGTCGTGTCGGTGTCAGTGTCGGTGTCGGTGTCAGTGTCAACGTCGGGGGTTGTGGCAGTATCCGGGCGGATCAAGGTTTCTGGCCGGCGAACCCACGGGGAGGGAACCCACGCCGCAAAAGCGTCGGGCTCCCCGTCGATGCGGATAAGCTCGGGGTTTTCGAGAATTTCCGGGTTACGGTAGATCAAGCGACCGGCGCTCGACAAGATTGCCGTGAAAAACTGCACGCGGGGCGCACCATTGATTTTGCTAATCGACCATTCCGCCTCAGACGACCCGGCCTTGTGGGCGCAGAGCGCGGCAATTTCTGCCAGGGCGGCGCTCGGCGTGCGACCGGCGTCCTTGTCTTTTGCCGGCCGGATCAGCGTTTCCGGCTTGCGAACGTGTTTGGCTTCGTAGAGCAAGGTCAGCGCGTGCGGTGTCGAGCCGCCATGCACGCGGATTTTCAGCGGAGCGCGGCGGCGGACACAGGCGGCGGCGACGCTCAGGTTGGAGCAATAGATCGTCGGGTTGCCGCTTTTCGGGCCGCCCCAAACCCATTCGCCCTCGCCGCCGCCCCGGTTGCCTTCGCAGAGAGCGAGAAGGTTCGTGTACCACTCAATTTCGTCAAAATCAGACATAGCCGACTTCGGGGCTGCGGCGAGCGGCTTCTTTTGCTTTTTCGGAGGCAAGGGGGGCTCCAGGGGGCGGCGGGGCGGGTGGTAGAATAGCCAGGGCGCGGACGGCTTAGGTCCAGAGAAAAGCGTGAGCAGCCCGGACGGCCGAGGCTTTCCGGGCCTTTTCGGCCCTGGTCGCTTTCCGGGCCTTCCGGGCCTTCCGGGCCTTCTCGGCCTCGATCTGGTAGCCGAGGAAGCTGACCTCAGACGCGCAAAGCGCCGCCCAGGACGGGCTCTTGGCTCGTTCTTGGGCGGCGCAGTACGCTCGATGCAGGGTGCGGATCAGGGGCGTGGTGGGCACGGGAGGCTCCGGGGGGCCAGCGGGGGCAGCCGGCGACACCCGGAAGCTAACCTGATAGCCGCCCACTTGTCAAGGGGCAATCGCGGCCCAGCCCTCGCAGTATTGGAGAATATTATCGCCCTGAATACTGCCTTGGTAGCGCGCACGGTAGGTATCGGGGTGCAGGGGGCCCCATTCCCCCTCAAAAACCGGGTGGGACGCGGGTTTACCTTCGTATTCAGGGGGCAACACGGGCAACTCTGCCGTCCATATAGTCGCGGGGGACACAAAATGGAGAGAAACCAAGTAGTCCCGGCCCCACGGATCTTGTGCGAACCCGGCAATTGCCGGAAAGACTCGACACTCCCGTAAATTTTGCCCCTGGCGAGAAATACCCGTAATCCGGGTGGACGCAATCGAGCGGCACAGGACTAAGATAATCTCGTCTTTTGGTGGCAGGCTGTCGGGGGAGAACGGATGAAAGGTTAACGTCGGGAGGCTCATTCCTTTGTCCCCGGCAGCGCGTACTCGGTCATGTGCTTCTGGTGCAGACTAAACCCCGCCATCGCGTCAAGCACGGCGTCGAGCATATCCGGGTAGCCCCAGGGGCCCGCGAGCCAGTCCGTAGAATTCGCCTGAACCCAATCGAGAATACCCTCGTCACAGGTCGCCGCGAATTCCCGATAGAGCTGCTGAGTCCAGGGCTGGGTACAGAAGAACGGGGTAGCGGTGAACCCAGCGTACTCTGCGGTGGCGGCGTAGATACCGGGGGTTTGGGCCAAATGCCCCAATTCCCCCTCTACGATCACTTCCCGGTGGATCGTCTGCCGCGGGGTTTCCCCTTCCTGCGCCGCCCCGCCAAACAGGCTCAGAGCCCCTTCCCATTGGGCCAGCTTGGGCGGCATCCCACGCTTGCGGTTGACCAGCGCGATGTTCGTGGTGTACGCCCCTTTGGGGTGGGTGAAAGCAAACATGGGGATGATAAAGTGACGCATTTCGTGGTATTTCCTCGTGTGGGAGACGGGCGGGGACAGGACAGGGCGGGACTAACCTGATAGCCTCCGGTTGTCAAGCGTCAACCTTGGGGCAACGTCCCTGCCGCTCGGGCACGAATTACGGGCTCCGGGTCGGGGCGAAGTACAACGGGGTCCGCCCCCTTTATTTCCATTTCTAATAGGCGCCGCATCAGCAGGGTTTCTGCATCCCGGCAGACGATGTGCCCCTCGACAAAGATGGGGTGCGGGGGGTCGGAGAAGGGGACTCCATCGTGGGGTACGGTGACGGTAAAGTTAGTCGTGCTTTCCTTCCAAAATGCTTGTAGCCGGGTCACCTGTAGCTCAGGGCTCCGGGCCAAAAAAGCGCACAACGTCCAGATGGGTTCCTTGGGCGTGCTGCGCCCGTCCTCGAATTCGGCAACCCACAGGGCGTTTGCCCGGTGGCACCTTGTACTTGTTGTACTTGTTTCTTTCTTTTTCACTGTCAGCCCCACAGGTCATCGTTATTGTCGCCCAGCCCGACCAGTACGGAGCGAGCAAAGGCTTCGGTGTCCTCGATTTTGCCCATGAGGGCTTCCGCCGCACCGTTGAGGCTCGGGTCGTGGGCCAGCTTTTCAACCGCGGGCAGCTTATTGAGCAGAATGTCGGCTATGCGCTCGTCGGCTGTCTTTTCCGCAATCGGGTAGTAGATCACCACGGGGCGGTCCTGACCGTGGCGGGTGAAGCGGCCTTCCCACTGATCTAAGCTGCCGGGATCGTAGGGTAGCAGCACGAAAAATGCCGCGTCGGTGCATTGAAGCCCGTCCACGCCGGTTCCCAGGGCTTGCCCGGTGCCGACCAGCACACAGGGGCCGGGATGGGCGGCGTACTCGGCCAGCATTTTGTTCCGCTCGGCTTGGCTCTGGCCGCCGTGGCCGCACCACACCCGTAGCTCCGGCGACTTGCTACGGATGGACTCAGCTAAATCCTCGCAGTCCTTTCGCCGGCCCGTGAAAGCGACGATCTTGTGCTTGCTCTCAACGTGTTCCATAATGCGGGAGACAACGGCCGGTCGCTTGGCCGCCGCGGCCATTTCAAGCGCCAATTCAAGCTGGTGCTGGGCACCCAACGCTTGCGCCTTTTTCCATTGAGACTTCCAACCCGTCGTCTGTACTTGCTGAGAGGGCGGAATATACCACGCTTCTCGGCGCTTTGCGGGGAGGTTTTTGCGGGAGACTTCCGAGGAAACGTAGTGCTTGATATAGTGCATACGGAAGGATAGCTCGGTCAGGTTAGACGACCCGGCATCGTCAAAACCGCCATACTGCCCCGGTTTGCCGTCGCAATATCGAATGGCGTAGAACCTGTAGCTGCCCCAGCAGTAGGGTTCAAGCAGATCAAGCTGCGCCCACAGGCCGCGCACCCGGTCAGGAATGGGCGTGGCCGTCGTCGCCAGCCGGCGGATTGCCTTGCGGCTAATCTCAGATGCGTAGTAGGAGACATTTTCCAGGGGAATGAACCCGGTGTCCTCCCCATCATCGCCGGGTTTGATTGAGCCGCCCTGCGCCTTAATCTTTGCCTCGACTTCCTTGCGGTTTGGAGCGTTCTTCGGGGGCACGACCACGGCTTCCCACCGTTTCTTGTTTCGCCCCGTGTGGCTTTCATCGAAAATGACGGTGTTCGGGGCGAGCGGGAGCAATTGGGCAGCCCAATCGGGCACGGCCTCCCAGCCGACCACGACGACGGCCCGCTGATTGTTTTCGCGGGTCCAGTCCATGTACTCGGCCAGCGTTTTCCATTTATCCCGCTTGCGGATCTCGTTGGAAGGCTTGCACACAAAAGGACGCAAGTGGGTGAACCGCTCTACCTGCCGGGCGTATTGCTCACGGGTCGGAGCCCGCGTCACAATTAGAATGGTGCCAGGGTAGAGCAGGGACCAGACAATAGAGGCGAAGGTCTTACCAGAGCCGGTAGGGTGGTGGAATAGGGTGCCCACCTTCGTTGCGGCAAAGCAGACGGCTTCTTTTTGATAGTCGAGAATGAAGTCCGTTATGTAGGACATTTTCATTTCGCCGTTGTGGGCGAGCACCTTACACACACTCTCCCAGGTCGCAGAACCCACGGTAGCGCCGGGGTAGACACCGGGACGGGGGTTTACGGGCGTGGTCAGGACCGCTAATTGTGTCTCCGCGAAATACGGTAGCATCAGGTCGAAGGCATGATTAGGCGCCCGCAACGTCAGATATTCCGTATTCCGGCGCTTTTGTAGGGTGACGCCGGGAGCCCATGCGCGCAGCCGGTCTGACTCAGCCTCAGACAGCAGGGGAATTGCAAAAGACAAGGTGGCCGGCACGGGCGTAATGCGGTCGGGCAGGCCATTGAGGTCGAGGTCGAGGTCAGGGACCGGGGGCGGCGGGGCAGCGTCGGGGAGGGTGTGTTTTGGGCCGGTGTGTTTCGTGGTCATAAAAAAGCGAAAGCCCCCAGGTGGAGCCGGGGGCCTAACCGGGTCGTTGCCGACCGTCAACGCTGCCGGGGCATCGGGCGGCCCAGCACGGCGGCCAGCACGCTCTCTTGCTCACGCTCGGCGGCCTCGGCGGCCTTCCGCACACGGCGAGCCTCTACCGCGGGGCGCAGCACGGCGGCCACGGTGGGGAGCAGGTGGCGACCCTCGGCCACAGCGGAGGGCTCCCGGCGGCCAACGGGGCGCAGGGTGATTTTCCCGCCGGTCAGGCGGGCGAGCACGGCCGGGCCGGGCAGGGCGAGGCTCAGCCAGCAGTCGTCGTCGGGCTCGTCAAAATGGCGGGCGCGGAGGTTTTCCGCGAGAATAGCGGCGCTGTCGGCGGGCTCGGTTTTGTCCGCATCGAAAATATCAGCCGCGACAATGTGCGCGAGGTCAGACCCCGCGGCGCGCGTGGTGACGCGCAGCAGGGCCCCGCCGGGCAGCGCGGCCCAAACGCTGCGGCCGGTGCCGGTGGTGGAGGCAAGCGGGCTCCCGGCGGGGGGAGGGAGGATAATGGCGAATTGGCTGGGTTCGGCCGTTTTGTTAATCAGGGCGACCCATTTATCCCAGGCGGCGGGGCCCGCCTCGGCGGTGTCCGCGGCGGCGGCGGGGCTGCCCAGGTCACCGCCGGTCCAGCCGTGCGCGAGCGCGCTGGACTCGGCGGCGAAGGTGGCGGCGGCGGCGCGGTCGTGGTCGCCAGCACGGGCCGCGCAGGCGGCCACGGCGGAGGCAACGTCCGCGAGGGGGAGGGTGGTGCCCACAAGGGCGAGGATGGGGGCGGGGAGGGTCGAGGTCATTTTATTTCCAGAGTAGTAGGACAGGGAATTGTCCATGAGCACCGCCCTTTTCGGGCATCGGGCTTGCACCGATCACTCACCCGGTAGACGCGGGGGAGCGGGCCTTGCGGACAAGGGCAGGTCAAAATTCGGGCAGCGGGGGGTCGTCGTCGCAGCCCCCGTAGTCCTCGGGGGACTCCCAAATTTCGACGGCCAGAACATCGCCCATTTCGTAAAGCTGCGCCGCCCCGACGCCCGCAGCGTCCAGGGCGCCGGTAATTTCGTCCCGAATTGAGTCGAAGTTAGAGCGGGGGGTCAGCCCCGCATTTTGGATCACGATCATCGCCCAACGGCGATCAAAGACAGGGGTGGCGTTGGCGTCGGACACAGGGGGCTCCAGGCGGGGGATAGGGGCGGCGGGGGGCGGGGCGCTATTTTGCGGCGGCGCCCGGCGCCGGGGCTATTTTACTCGCCGTCGTCGTCGGGGTCGGGGTTCTCGATGAACGCAGCAAAAACCGCGTCGGCGGTGGCCTTCTCGGCCGCGGTCAGCTTTTTGTAGGCCGCGGCGGCGCCGCGACCGGGACACTGACACTCGACCCCAGCGAGAAGCTGCCCCAGCGCCGCGGGGCGGTTGAGGCGCGGGTTCGCCAGGATCTCGTCTGCGGCGGCCTTTTCGGCCGCCCCGTAATCGCCGCTGCGGAGCCAGCGCAGCCCCTCCGCGAGCGCCGCGGGGTTGCAGAGTAGATGGGCGTAATCGTCGGCGGCCTGTTTGCGGACGGCCAGGGGGGCGTTTTCCCAGGCTTGACGCCGGGAGGCAAGGCGCGCGCGTTCGTTTTTGAGATATTCGTCGTGCGAAAGCATGGGGGCTCCAGGGGTGGGGAGGGTGGGGGGTCGGCGGCCAGCGCCGCTCGGCCCCCACCAGATAGCCCGCCCTCTGCCGCTCGACAAGGGCGGGGGGCTAAGAAAAGTGAAAAAAGGTTGAGAGCAGCCCCCAGGACAGCGTTTTGCGCGTCGTGTGGGCTGGGCGGCGGGTGCCAGTAGTAGGGGGGCGGCGGCGGCGGACGGCGCGCAGCGCAGCGCAGCGCAGCGCATGGGCGGCGGCGGCGGACGGCGCGCAGCGGCGGGCGTCGGCGGCGGGCGTCGGCGGTGATCAGCCGAGTAGCGGGTCGGGCGCGTAAATCAGCGCGCGTAAATCAGCGAAAACAGCGTCACACACTTGCAGACCGCGCGGGTGGCGCGGACGGGGCACTTGGCGGTCGTTTCGTGTGGACAGGTTTTGCAGAATAACGACGGCAGACCAATTCCACACTTCAATTGCTGCTTTGCGGTCCTCGATTTTGTCAGTGATCTCGGCGAGATTAAGACCCTCAGTGTCGTGCCAATGTGCAATTTCTGCCGAGGTTGGCCGTTGCTGCAATCCTTCAATTTTCGTCTGGATTAGCCTCACGACCCTGATCAGCTTCTTTTGTGCCTTGGACTGCGATTGTGCGGGTGGAAGAATAGCCACAAGGGCCGCTCGGGCATGGGTCCAGTCGGTGTAGACGGAATAAACCGGGGTGTCATAGACAATTCCATCGGCGTCAGTCACGGTGCAGCCCCCGTAAATAGGGTAGGGTAGAGTCGGCGATCCGTATATTACGGGCTCTGCCGCTCGTCAAGGGGGGTCTGCCGGGGCAGGCGGGGCAAAAACAGAAGGGGCCGGGGATTACTCCCCAGCCCCAGCCCAGCTAAGTTAAGCTAAGTTAAGCTAAGCTAAGCTGCGGGCGCCGGCATTATTGCAGCCGGCGCCTTACAGCTTATTCCTCGCCGTCGTCGTCGTCCTCGTCCAGATCATCGAGGTCATCGTCGTCCTCGTCGCCGTCGTCCTCGTCGCCGTCCTCGTCGTCGTCATAATTGGCGCTGTCCTCGTCGCCGTCGTCCTCGCCGTCCTCGTCGGCGTCAGCGTCCTCGACACCGGCCGCGAGCGCGGCG